AATAGATAAAGAGTGGCTTGACGGCAAGCGTAGGGCTATGGTAGTATTAGGCATGGAGGTTGAGGATGACTGACGCCGAAAAGATTGAGTGGTTGACCGCTACAAATAAAGCGCTTATGGAGTCACAAGAGCGTTTGGCTGGTGAAGTAAAAGAACTTCGCAAACTTGCTTATTTTGGCGAACATCACTTTCCAGGCCTAACTTGGAAAGTACGCTGTGAAGAACTATTAAAAGAAAATAAAGAACTACGTAAATTGCTACGCCACTTCTTTGGTAATGGCGGCGGTATTCCTTATGCACAATGGACAAGGGAACAACACGCAGCGTATGATATATTACAGAAGGATAAATAAAATGACTGACGAAAAAGAATATTCACAAAATGAAGTAAATATTATGACCAACGAAATGATCGCTCTCCGTAAAGAATACGAAAGAGCGGCATTTAGGCGTGGAGCGGAAGCGATGCGTAAAGCGGCGTCAGCGGCTTGTCGTCCAATGTTGGTTGCTTGTATTCCAATGGTTTCCCGATCAGAGTTGGCGGATAATATCAATGCCCTACAAATTCCAGAGTACACCGATGCCCCGTAAATCTAAACTACAAAAAGTTGTTGAAGCAGCAGTAGAGAAGCCCGAAGTTCGCACATTCCAACCGTACACTTGGATCAGGTGTACCCGTGGAGGTATGTGGAGCGATAAAATAGTTAATAGACAGCGCTATCTTTTTATGGGTTGGATTAGCAACAACCCCGAATTTGGCGATAATGCTGTCCTAATGGATGATCGTGGCGTGTTTACAACTAACATTAAAGAAGAAGATTTTGAGGTATTGTGATGTGCGATAAATGTGTCAATATGGTAAAATTAAAAGAGGAACACAATAAGAAATCAAAGCAAAATGAACAGCTAGTAGACGAGCTTATCCGTGAGTCTGGTTATAACAACGAGTATGATAACCGTAACGTGGTACAAAGACTTCGTGAGGAAATTTTAAAGAGGATGCGATGAGTACCTACACATATATTTCAACAGACACCGAAGAATACAATAGGGGGCGAGCAGAAGGTAATGCCGATGTTGCCGCCGAACTACGAAAGATACTTGATCCACATGATAAACTTCACCTAAACCTAACAGGTGCGTTGAAGCGGGTAGAAGCGCTACTAGCGGATAATAACAGGCTACGGGATGCGCTTGCTTCTTGGGAAGCGTCGTGGTATGATTGCCATGATGGTAGCGAAAGTGCGTGCTGCAAGGCACATGAATAGAGGATGGGATGAAAGAAGTTATTAGAAACAGACCAGAACTTTTTATTCTGTTTGCTGTATTTATTCCAGCGGCTTGTATTGCTGGTGTTATTTATCTTTTGGTTCAGGTTTCGGACATTCAACCTCTTGATTTGTGTAAACAAAAATGCTATCCTAACGATACTTTTGGGTATTCTATCAAAGAAAATAAATGCGTTTGTGATATGAGAAAAGAATACAGGGAGATAAAATGAGCAATAGTCAATGGCATGATGACCAATCAATTGGTGAAAAAGCATTACTAGAACATAAAAGGCAACAAGAAGAAAAAGACCAACTAATCTTCCATTTAAGAAGGTTGCTGGTTAAGGCTCGTTCCCAAATAGGAAATGAGCCACAATCACTAAAAGCAAAATGGGAACAAGAAGAAGTGTGTGATGAAATTGATAAAATGTTAGAGGAATTACGATGACAAATGAAGAATTAGAAAAAGAAATATCGCTTTGGAAGCGAGCAACTGGATACGATAATCCAGAAGATTTAGATTCGTTTCTTGGTAGAGCGGGCATCCTAAATCAATTTGATGTCTTAAATAAGATGCTTGCTGACGCTAATAAAGAAAAACAGCAATTACGAGAATTGCTTATAGAAGTAGAAAATTTATTTGTTCAGCACGAAAAATATTTAAATGAAATATGGGGCATAGAAGAAGAACCGTATGCTAAAGCATATGGATGGACATCTCTGAAAAGAGAAGCACTTTTACTCCGTATTAGAGAATTAAAATGTCTAAATACCAAATAGAACCACATTACGAGTTAGAAAAAGGTTGCCGTTGCTTATCTTGTTGGGAACCAACTGGTAAATGGGTTGTGACCCACGATATTGATATAGAATTTGAAATGCTATTTGATACGGAAGAAGCGGCAAAGGAATGGGTGGCACAAAATGAGTGATCATTTATTTGAAACAAAATGGTTTAATTGTGATTGCTCCGACGCCCATCATGCTGTTCGTTTTACATACGATAGGGAATACGGCGATCTCAATTTTGAGTTCCGTATAAATAACTACAAGAGTTTTTGGAGTAGATTAAAAGCGGCATACAAATATCTTTTTAATAGGGACAATAAAGATTGCTGCTATGACTCTTTTATTGTTCGTAAAGACGAAGCCCAAGCGATGATCGCCATGCTGGAAAAGGTAGTAAAGTATGAGCGAACATAAAAAGGAATGCCTTTGGCATCAAGATTGGTCGGCTTGTAATTGTGGCGCTTTTGATAGCGTAAGCCCGCTTGGTATTTATGCGCCGTTCACTCCACTACAAGTATCACATATCTGTTCGCAAGTCATACCCGATACTTTTATTATGTGCGGCGAAATGGAACAATATTGTTCCGAAGAATGCATGAGGAAAGCAAATGAAAAAGATACCATGCGGTAATCCAAGTTGTGATCAAAGACGTATTCATCACGAATATCAAGATATTAAGCGACCACACAGAATGATAGAAGTACCAGATGATTTTGTGGGCAAAACATTTTGCTCAATAACTTGTGCTTGCATCGCTGGCTACTTTGATGTAAAGTCTGGGTGGGTCAAAGACCCCAAGGAGGGATGAATGAGTTGTCTTATAATTGGTGATTCAATTGCATATGGAACTTCACAAGTTCGTAAAGATTGCCGATCCTATACCCAAGTTGGTATTTCAACTATTGGTTGGTCCAAAAAATGGTTGAAGAGTGTTGATTATGTTGCCGACACTGTTTTTATTTCTCTTGGTAGCAATGATCTTTATCGACACTTTGAAGAAGTTGCGGATGCTCTTTACGAAATTCGTGGACAGATTGGCTATGGAAAAAATGTTATCTGGGTTTTGCCCGCAATTAAACCTTGGGTTCAAGACTTAATTTGGGAAGTTGCTTATGAGTACGGGGACAACGTAATTGAATTAAAACAACTTTCGCCTGATCGTGTTCACCCAACATACAACGGCTATCGTGCGCTTGGTGCTGCAATCAAATAAATTTGCAACTATAAAAGGTAAATTATACCTTGTCGGGCTTCGCCCGACATTTTATCCTTTGATGCAAGTTGGAATTCTACCAACAATCATATCACGCATTTTATCGATGCGCTGAAACTTATGATTTATTTTTAAAATCGACCAATAGGCTTTTTTCTCTAACACTATCTTGTGTTGCTTGCGTATTTGATTGGCAAGAATTCCAATCCCACATTCTAAATTATTTTTGGGGTTTAAGATTGATGTTATAAGGGGATTATTTTCTTGATCTTTTTCCCAATCAAATCGGCACCATTTAGCCCATTTAATATCACCATAGCTTAATTGTAATAAGCCTTCTGACGTTACGGTTTTTCCTGTAACCGAGTCATTTCCAAGAGTAACTTCTGTTAGTTGCGAAACAGAACTCCATCCACTTTCAAAAAAAGCCATAGCAGAAATAAATTCTCCCCAAAAATGTTTTTTTGTTGGAACATCTAAAAAAGTATATTCTGGGCAGAATAATTCTGCATCCAGAGCTGCGTCCAAATTTTGGAAGTGTCTATCCACAGCAGCCATTGTAATTTTTGTCCACTCGATATTTTTTGGGTTCTTGTCTTCCCAGCCTAATTTAACTTCTGCATTTGTTAGTTTTGCAGTTAACAATAACATTATAAATAATGTATACTTCATGGTTCTTGTCTCCTTCTTCAATGTAACCCAGCCCATATAACTTGTTAAGCCAGTTAAATATCTAGTCAAAAATAAAAAATTTTGACAGGTCGTGCCTTCTGTGCTATAGTGTCTGTAGAGGTCAGGATGAAGGTAGCAGGTTGGTTTGCAGTTCTTATCTTAGGGTTTGGTTTTTTTGTTGTTAAGTGTTCTGAACGTGTTAGTTTTATGCCCCACTAAAGAATGGAGTACTTTTTTGAACAATAATTTCAAGATCTTTAGTGTTGCTACACTATTAGTAATTAACGGAATTCTTGCTGCACATAATTCAAAATGGATTCGTGATGGCATAAGTCCTTTATGGACGGGATATATTTTTAGCTTTATAAGTGCTACAGTATATATGTATATTACAAAGCAGAATATATTTTCTTTAACATATACTTCTGTGTTTCAAACTTTTTTCTTTCATGCAGCTTGGTACTGCACAGTTATATTTTGGATAGGTGAAGACCTAGCAATACACCGCCTGTTAGGTTTGTTTTTAGTATTTGGTGGTATGATACTGATGAGTATCAAATAGGAGAACAAAAATGGAAAATGGACCACGTTTAAGACCACAAGATCTAGCTAATGCAAAAGATTTAAAATGTGAAAAGTGTGAGTGTAATGTATTTATTCCAGCAGTAATTATTAAACATATTTCAGCACTAGTCTCGCCAATCGGTCAAGAAATTAATGCACCAGTTCAGACATTCGCTTGCTTAAAATGTCAGCACGTTAATAAAGATTTTCTACCAGAACTTGGCGCTTGACACTAGAATAAATATAGGTTAGCTTAGAAGCTAGAGAGGGATGAACATGAGGGTACTTGCACTTTCACCAAATTATGAACCAATTGGTACTATTTCTTGGAAAAAAGCAGTTGCGCTAGTTTTTCTAGATAAAGTTACAACACTTGAAGAATATGACGAAGAAATTCGTTCTATAAATTTTTCTATGAAGATTCCTTCAGTTATTGTTATGAAGTCTGGCAAGATGAAGCGTGTTAATTCAGTACGTTTTTCTCGTAGAAATATTTGGTTACGTGATGAGGGGATGTGCCAGTATTGCAATAAACATGTAAATATTAATACTTTTACTATTGATCATGTTCATCCCAAAGCTGCTGGTGGTAAAACTTCTTGGGAAAATGTAGTTGTTTCTTGTTATGATTGCAACCAAAAGAAGGGTGAGAAACTACTTAAAGATTGTAATATAAAATTAAAAAAACAGCCAAAAAAACCACCTTCTCTTCCTTTTGTGAATGAAATTGTTGGATTTTATAATGAAAATTATTTACATCCAACTTGGAAATTTTGGTTAAATAGGTAACAATTATATGAAAATATTAGTACTCGATACTGAAACAACTGGGCTAGATATAACCCGCCACGAAATAATTCAAATTGGATTTTTGCTTATTGAAATGTCTGTGAACCAGTCATACAAAGTTTTAGATGAAACAGAAATAAATATAAAACCTCTTCATCTAGAAACAGCAGAAGAGGTGGCTTTAGCTATAAATGGTTTTACCCAAATTAAATGGAAAAATACAAAACCAATTAATAAACATTTTAAACTTATAAAAGAAAAAATTGAAAATTGTGATATTATGCTAGGACAAAATCTTATTTTTGATTTGAAATTTATTAAACAATCTTTTGCAAACTGGAACGAAGATCCTCCTAAATTTCCTCCATATATGGATACAAAATGGATGGCAACTCAATTATTGAATGAAGGTTCTTTAAAAAGTACATCTATGGATAAAATGTGCGCTCACTTTAATATTAAAGTTGAAGGTAAGGCTCACACCGCTCTTGTTGATTGTAAAAGAACTTTAGCTGTATGGGATATTCTTTCTAAAAAAATAGAAGACGTACCAGCGTTTACTTTTGTGAATTCTTATGACCCATACATCACAAGAAATAAATAAAATTGCGGCAAGAATTCTTTTGAGAGCCTTTAAAGATCTTTCGCAAACTGGTAAAGCCCAATTTTTAAGTCAGCTTATGGTTGAAACACCAGAATACTATTTAGAATTTATATCTTACATTGATCAAAGAACTTATAAGAAAGTTGTAGGTCAAGCATGAAAATTGGAGATATGGTAAAAAATAATTTTACTGATGAAATTGAGCGTTATGGAGTATTGTTAGATAACGGCGATACTCAATATATCATTATAGATTCAAGGCAAACAATAAAATACTTTAAGGTCAGGTATCTTCCTCACCCAGATATTCCATTTAATGGTGGGGATATGTATACTGAGTTCACTCAAGAAAATTTTTTAACTGTTGTCTCTTCTATTTCATAAAATACTTACTAGATAATATAGGAGGTATTTTACATGAAAAAATATAAACCTCAAGAACAGCCTGTTCAAATTCAACTAGAGCTACCGGATTATTCCTATGAATATGAGCAGTATCTAAAAAAGAAAGAACAGGAAACTAAAAAAGAAGAAGGCGTAGTTATTATAGATATTTACTAATTAATACATTTAATTGTTCTAAGAACTACTTATGTCATAGACATAGGTAGTTTTTTATTATATAACATGTTAATACTAGAAAATATTAGTCACGATGATCTTAAAAAATTCATAAAAGAATTTTATAATTATGCTTTAAGCAAATTAAATTTAGACCGCACGCCAAAATTATCTTTAAGAGCAGATAAAACTAATGCAGAAGATATGTTCGGTAAAACTGGATATTACGACCCAGAAGAGGAAAAGATAGTATTATTTACAACAAATCGACACGCAAAAGATATTTTAAGATCGTTTGCTCATGAATTGATACACCATGAACAAAAATGCAGAGGATCAGATAAAAGCGTAGATCTTAGTAAAACTGCAACAGATCCAGCTTATGCTTCTCACGATGAAGGACTTAGAGAAATGGAGAGAGAAGCCTTTGAACGTGGTAATATGATATTTAGAGACTGGTGCGATATGAAAAAAATGGAAAGAGAGGGGAACATTATGAGTGAAAAAATTAATGAGGCTACAAAAAAGCAAAAGCAAACTTTGTCCCATATAAAAAAGAGCGTTGAGAAAACCTATCCAGGAAAAAGCAAAAAAGAAGCAACTGCTACGGCACATGCTATCAAAGCTAATATTGAAAAAGGAAAAGTTGCTCATGGAAAAGGTAAAAAAATGACTGAGGAGAAACCAGATCCAGCAGGTGATGGCTCTAAGGTTACAGGTGGAGATTTTGCAGTAACAGCTAAAAAAATTGCTATTTCAAAAAACACTGGAAATAAAAAAGAATTGGAAAAGCAAAAAGATATTATGAATAAATTAAAAAAACAACCAAAAAAAGAAGGATCTGCTAATTTTGGTGATGGTGCAGAATATATTGAAGCCCTAGAAGAGGTTAAAAAAATGAAATGTGAAGCATGTGGTTCTATGTATGAAGAAGGAAAGCAACACGCTTGCAAAGAATCAAAAAATGAATCAAAATCAATGCCATACCCAGAACTATTCCAACAAAAAGAAAGATTATTTAAAGAAAGATTTAATAATCACGAAGAAATTATTTTTCAAGAATTGATGAAAAAATTCATTAAATAACTAAAATGAGCAGAGACTTTACTATTACAGCCATAAGTTCATCAAACGCCCAGCATGATAAATCTGGTCCATATATACCACTTATTTTATCAGTTCCTGGTGTTTCTTCTTTAAGAATAGCTCAACCATATACAGAGAAAAAGGGATAAAATATGTCATTACTATTAGAAGGCGGCAAAGCTTTAGGAAAAGATTCATCACAGATCCCTAAAGAATTTGTTGTTTCAACCATAGAAAATGGTATGAAAAAAATAGGTCTTGAGGATGTTGCCTATAAACCTGTCGGAAATATTTCCGCACAAATATCTAATGATATTGATTTAAGTATTTCTGTAGAAGATTTAGCAAATAAATGGAATCTTCCAAAGCCATTTTATTCTGATGAATTTTGGAATGCTATTAAAGAAAAAGTATCTCAAATTCCCGGTGCAAAATTTCAACCTGGATTAAACGAGTTCCATGTACCTTTTGAATTGGTTGATGCAAAAGGTAAAAAACAACCAATGTATAAAGATGGAAAGCCAATTGCAAATACTATTGGCGTAGCTCAAGTTGATTTTTTCGTTGGTTCACAAAATTGGATGAAAGATGTACTTTCTGGAAAACCAGAAGGTAGTAATTTTAAGGCGGCTTTTAGAAATGTTCTTCTCGGTTCAATTATTTCAACAGTTGATAGAAAAAATACAAAACCTATAGCTACTGAAGAATTTCCACAAGGTGAATTTGAAGAGCATAAATATGTTTTAAATTTTAAATCTGGTGTCGAGAAAGTTGTAACAAGAATTGCAAACCCAGATCCATTAAACAAAAGACAAAAAAATCCTAAAAAAATATCCGTAAAAAGAGAACATTTCTTAGAAAATCAAGATGAGATGGCTGCTTGGTTATTTGGCCCAGGTTATACTTGGGAAAAAGTAAACTCTTTTGAAAAAGTTATGGATGCTTTTCTTAATAATAAATATTACAATAACAAGTATGCAAAATATAGAGAAGACATTATTAAAAAAGTAAAAGAAACACTAACCCCAGAACAACTAGAGATGTTACAATCAGGCGAATATCAAGAATTATTTAAAGAATCCATGCTTAACGAAGGCAGAGAGTCTATTGGCCGTTTTAGTGGAAAAAATGAATTTAGCCCAGTTGAATTTTTAACTTTATTAAAAAAATTAAGAGAAGAAACTGGAAATACAAAAAAAGAAAGTTTTAAAATTGATTTGTTGAGCGATCCATCGGTTGATATGGTTGAAAAAATGGATGCCTCATTTATTCATTTTGGCATCAATAAAGATGGAAAGTTTTTTATGGAATCAAACTACAGCGGAGAAGTTACTGCTGATAATGCACAACAAGTTTTTGGTTTTAGAAAAGAATCAATCGACTCTTTTACTTATTTGCATGATAATAAAAAATTTCAATCAGCCCTCCAACAAATTTATAAAACGTATGGACCAGTAAGATTTGATTCAGAAATGTTTCCAGTATTTACGCATCAAGGAAGCAAATCTGGAGATGTTGTATTTGCTTCTACAAGATACAAAAAAGACAAGTTTGGAAAATTTGGAGGGTCAGTTATTTTTAAATGCTCAAAGTGGAGCGAAGAAAAAAATGATTGGGTAAGGCCAGAACCAGCCGTTAGCTCTGAAATAATATCTAATTTTAAAAAGCTTTCTTCTGGTTTTGAGCAGGAATGGAAAATTTATTCAAATGACGACGACATGAGACTTCCAGGAGTTATACCATTTGAACTAGGAGATTTGGCTGAATATTTAAAACCAGAAAAATTTGAAGAAGCTATTAATATATTAAAAAGTAGAAAACAAAATTCTGAAAAAGATAAATTAATAGAAAAAATGAATTCTGTACGAACAAAACTACAGAATATATTAAATAAATATGCAGATGCTGTTTCTTCTAAGCTTGGTGATAAAGATTCAAACGTAGAGGGAGTTGTTTTAAGAATAAAAGCTAAAGATGGTGAAGTGTTTGAAGTAAAAGGAACTTCACAAAAATTTGCTGAAAATGCTAAAGTGGTTTGGGAAGATAGAAAAAATTCTGAAAATGTAAAAGATGAATTTTTAACTTCTGTAAAAAAAGTTATTTTATCTTTACCAAGTACAACAGATAAAAATATATTAACAACTCTTGAAAACAGTATTAAGCAAAATAATGCGACCCTACAGCAAGCCGTTGCATCTCTTGTCCCAAATTATGAACAAGCTTTAAATAATTTAGAAAAAAATCTTAATATCGCTATAGGTAAAGCAAGAGAAGAAGTTAAAAGTATAACAAAATCTATTAAATCTAAAAAAAGTATTTTAGATAGAGATTCAGAACGAAAATCTATTGATTATGTTAATAATTTAACTATTTTGTTGAATGACTACGAAATAATAGGTACTTCAAGATCTTCAAACGATAAAAAGTATTTATTGGTATTGCAGAAATATTATGGCGCTAAATTAGAGCCATTATTGAATACATCTCAAGAGCCAGAGAAAAAAGAAATGGATACAACTAAAGGTACAAGAGTTATTGTTTGGAATGGCAGAGCCCAGCCTTGGCACAAAGGCCATGATGCAATGATTCAATTGGGTAAAAAGAAATTATCAACCTTAAAGGCAGAAAAAATTGTTATTATGGTAGTTAAGGGCGGAAAATCAAGTAAAGATTTAGCTGAAAATCCTTTAAATGAAAAAGAACAATTAAACCTTATAAATTCTCTTTATGGCTCTGATCCACAAATTGAAATTGTAGAACAAAATCCATTAAATGCTTTTAGCGTTATAGATATTTGTTCAAAGAAAAAATTTATAATAGTTGGATGGTTAGCTGGAGACGACAGAATTGCTGGCTATCAAGATATTGTTAAAAGATTTAATATAGAAAAATTTATGACAGATCACGATTTTCTTCCACTTGATTTAGATAAAAAAACTGGTCAAATAAATCTTGAATTTATAGAGACTCCAAGAATATTTAGTGGTAAAAAATCTAGAGCTATGATTAAAGATCCAAATGTTACATTTGAACAATGGCTTAAAGAAATCTCACCAGCAAAAATTTCTTCTTCTGCTAAAAAACAATATGAAATAGTATATAATATTATGAAAGAAAGAATGCCAGGCGAGTTACAAGAAATAATTCTTTCATTAGTTAACGAAAGCAAGTATCGTTTAATTTCAAAAAAGACTGGAAATAAAATCGGATATTTTAGATTTAATAAAAAACAGCAATCTGAAGAAACCCAAGTTCGTTATTTTAAAAAATTAAAAGAAATGTCAGCGATGGGTTCTGGTGATGTTGCTGGTGGAATGCGTACTTTTAAATCGCACGAAACAGAAGAGGAAACATAATAAATGAGTGAATTAAAACTATTAAGAGAATATATTCAAGCAACTCTTAGAGATATTAAAAAAACACAAAAAACAAATTTAATTCAAGAAAGAATTAATGAATATAGACTTAGAAAAAATATTCGTAAAATTCTTCGTGAAGCAGAAGATATTGTTACACACGAATCAACTGGTATTAACGTTTTAGCAGATCTTCTTGAAACAATTGTTCCAATTCTTAAGTCTTTCTATAAAAAACTTGGAACCGATATTGAACAACGTAAATCGTTTAGAGCACATATTATTAAAAGCGTGCAGAACCTTCTAGTGCCAGTATCAGTAATGTTTAAGGCTGGTGGAACAGTTGGAAACCCAGAAACAACAAAAGGCGATCCAGCAGCTGGGTCACAAAAAAATGTTTCTGAAGATTCAGATCTAGAAGAAAAAGTTAAGATTGACATCAAGGATCCAAATTCGCCAGAAGCAGATCCATCCTTTATACCTCTAAAATCTGATAAGAAGGAAAAAGATCAAGAAAAACCAAAAGAAGCAGCCCCAGAAGACGCCTTTGTTAGTATTGAGGGTGAAGATGAAACTGGCAGAAATATAGCTCTACAATCTTTTAAGCGTGTTGAAAAACAAATCCGTGAAGCTTACTCAATTTTAGCTAACGAGACTGATCGTGATTTATTTTATAAATATTTAATTACAAATTTAAAATTATATTTTGATAAATTCGAAGACGAGTTGCAGACTTCAGTTCCAGAACCAACAACCCCAGAATATGAAGAAGAGAAAAGCAGAAAAGAATCTGAACTAACAGGCGCTGGTCAAGCACCAGAAACCCCAGAAGAGGAGCCGGTATAAAGGAAAAAACCATGAACGCACATAAAAGATACAAATTAATGAAGATAGAGTCTGTCTTAAAAAAAGCAGAACTTGTAAAACCAGAAGAAATGTCTTCTGTACAAGAAACAAAAGTAGAAGAAGTTGTAGAAAAAGCTGTAGAGCCTGTTGTAGTAGAACAAGAAGTAGAAGCCATACAGGAAGCCCCAGCTGTTGAGCAAATTAAAACTACCAAGAAAAAGAAAACTGTTTAATAGATAATTTTTGTATGATATAGTTTTTTTTATGGAAAACACATATAAAAATTTAGGTTTGTCAGTTGGAAGTTTGGTAGATGAAAAAAATTCAGCCTATGGTAGTTCATTTGCTGAATGCCATAAAATTTTGAGCGTCCTATACCCTAATGGTATTAAACCAGAACAGTATACGGACGCTCTTGCTATTATTAGAGTAATAGATAAATTATTCCGTATAGCAAATAAAAAAGATGCTTTTGGAGAAAGCCCTTGGCGTGATATTGCTGGGTATGCTTTATTAGGATTACATAATGACCAAGAAATTAATAGTAAATCGTTACTCAATGATAAAAATTCTAAGAGAGAAAAAGAAGAGTAACGAGTATTTTGAGACATTGCTATCTAATTTAACTATGGAAGAAATGATTGCTTTAAAATTAGAATTAGCATTGCATAAAAATCCAATAGCTGTTCTTGGACTCCCTATCTGGAAATCAACTCCAAAATTTGTTCGTGATGCCATGTTTAAAGCTGCATTGGGTATTGCTGGAACAAAAAAAGGTGCTATGCGTATTTTAGGAATGAACGGAAAACAATTTAAAAACTATTTAAATAAGCTCGACATTTTAACCTACTATAAGGAGAAGGGAGATGATATTAACTGAAGAAAAACTAAAAGCAATTTTTCCAAAAGCACCAGCAGACAAGATCAAAGCCTATGGTCCAATTTTTGGAAAAGCCTGTGAAGAAATGGGATTCAATACTCCAAAACGTATTGCAGCACTATTAGGACAAATTGGTGTTGAAAGTGGCGAATTGCGCTACGATAAAGAACTACCATCTAAATACAACAAGAAAGACCCAAAAGACGCTGCTGAACCGACAGGAACGCTTTACGAAGGTCGTAAAAATTTAGGTAACACCCAAGCTGGTGACGGTCCTAAGTTTATTGGTCGTGGCGTTCTCCAGTTAACTGGACGTGCTAACTATGAGCTATACGGCAAGAAGCTGGGCTTAGATTTAGCCAACAAACCAGAATTAGCTTGCACTCCAGAAGTTTCAGTCAAGATTGCTTGCCAATACTTCAAAGATCGTAAATTAGATGAAGCTGCTGATAAATGGGATCTAGATACAATTACATTAAGAGTTAATGGAACTGGAAAACTACATCACGATCAACGTGTAGCTTATTCAGAAAAAGCACTTAAGATTTTAGAAGGAAACGTTTAAAAAGCTTTAATCCTCCTAAAATTTACCACAGGTGTCTTGACAAGAGCTTGCACCTGTGGTATCTTTTTATTTAGGCTTCTAAGGGGGATAACTGGATTCGATTACGGTAGAGAAATATAAAGTGCGGGAAGTCTGCGTAACACAACAGACTCTAATAAATGTTACAAAACAATAAAAGCCAACGAAGACGTTGAGTTTGAATCCTACGCTCTAGCAGCGTAATTCTTGGGCGGCAACTGCCTAGAAACAGAAAGTTGCAAATTGTAATAGACTGTAATAAAATGTAATACGTGTAGACGACTCTACTAATCCTGTGAATGACTTTGTACAAAAGACTGTAAGACTTGGGTTCGATACCCAAATCCTCCACCAACTAAATGCCACAGAAGACTTGACAACACCGAGTCTCTGTGGCATACTTGTATCTACGAACAAAATAATCGGGAAGTTGGCTTAAAGGTAGCCATCTTTTAAAGAGTGCGGCAAAATCCACTAGTGCAGATAGAAATCTTGTGAAAAGGCGTCTATGCTAAAAGCCCGAATAATATTATACGAAACCCTTAAATAACTAAGTGTAATATTTGAGCGATCTCCATAAGATCCTCGTATTAGGTAAGGCGCAATCTATCATAGGTCGGGGTGGTTAGGGAATAGGAGAAACGTATCGGCGTGGAGATCCAGAAGACGTGGAGTAACCGATAAAAAGGTGAATTCTGCGATGCAATGAGATTCCGCTTTAGTGTAATAACACGCCTGTTATTTTGTTCTTTACAAGAAATTTTAGGTCTGATAGAGTGTTCTTATAGCCGTCTGGAATGACGAAGGAGGGTAGGAAAATGGAAGAGACAACAAAGCAAGTTCAAGGTGAGCCTTGGAAAAATGAACGTTATTTTGCTTCGTTTGAAGAAGCGGATACGTTTCGGAAGTCTGTAAAAGCGCAAGACAAGACTGGTACTTATCAAGTTAAAATTAAGCGATCAGGTGTAGGTGGTCAACAGTATGTTGTAAAAAGCCGTGTAGATCCATCATTAAAAGCTGCTCTTGAGGAAATTGAAGAAAAGCTCTTGACAAGCAAAAATAAGAAGGGTAAGATGAAGGCATAGATTGGAGCCTTGCCATGACTAAATTACCAAAAAATGCTTTTTATTTAGCCACAAAACCGTCCGCAGACGAAGATGATGAAGATTTAAATGAAATTGAAACAGTAGATAATTCAATCTATTTTTACTCTTCTGTTACTAAGAAATCAATTTTAAACCTTAATAAACAATTGCGTAGTGTAAGCAAAGAATTGATTTTTGTTCAAAATCATTTTGAATGGCCCACACCGCCAGACATTAAACTTTACATCAATAGTCCAGGCGGTTCTCTACTTGATTGTTTTGCTGCTGTTGATGTAATTCGTAATAGCAACGCCCCAGTGCATTCTATCGTTGAAGGCAGTGCTGCCAGCGCTGGAACTATTATAAGTGTTGTGGCTCCAAAGAGAAGTATCACAAAAAATTCTTTTATGCTAATTCACCAATTATCAGGTGGTATGTGGGGTAAATTTGAAGACATGAAAGATGATATGCAAAATTGCAATGTTTTTATGGATAAAATTTATGAAATTTATGGTCAATATACAAAAATTCCAAAAAACACCTTAAAAGATATCTTGAAACGTGATATATATTTTGATGCTAAAACTTGTCTCAAGTATGGTCTTGTAGACAAAATTATTGAATAGGAGAATAAAATGAAGGTACTATTTGCAGTCGTAGCCCTAATTACTACCACAGCTTGTGGTAAAAAAGTAGAAGCGGTTCCTACACCAGTAAATCCTCAAATTACTGATGCAGTGACACAAACTACTACAACCACAGAAACTGTAGACGCAGGAGCTGTACTACAATCGGTAACACCAGCACCAACAGTTTCACCAGTAAAATAAAATAAAAAGAGTTTTTGGTTGTTCTCGTTAAAAACAACCTATTTATTGCAGCTATGGTGTAGTGGTAACACACGATCCTTCCAAGTTCGTTTCGTCGGTTCGAATCCGACTAGCTGCTCCAAACTTAGACGGTAATCTCTTCGGGGGTTGCCGTTTTTGTTTTCCACTTACCATCTTTATTTAAAAAATGTTCTTCCATGTGGCAAGTTGGACAAAGAACTAATAAATTTTCAATAGTATTATTTTCTCTATTTCTGTCTTTATGATGAACTTCTAGGACTTCTGGGTGTTTATTGTATTCACAACGTTCACATTTACGTTCTTTGCTACGGAATGCGATCTCTCTGTAATGCGAATCGCCAGATCCATAATGTAATGGCTGTAAATCTTTTAAACCAAATTCTATTCTTTGTGCAAGATCTTTGTGCTCCCTACAACAAAAATTTAAGTTTTTTTTAGAATTTTGCTTTTGAGAATTATTTTTATAAAATATTTTTTTGCAGTAAGAACATTCTGTATTTGGAATATTTATTTTTGCGTTTCGTTCTAAAAGTTTATTTTTTACACCTTCGGCACTACATTTTTTTGAACAATATTTTGCATTGCCTCTATTTACTTCACGCAATTGTGCTTCAAAAAGTTCTTTACAATTCTGGCATGGTTGTGTTATAGTTTTCATATATACTCCTTAGTGGGGCTTGGGATTGCATAGTGTGATCGCCTGCTTTGCAAGCAGGAACCAGCAGGGGGCGGTACCCTGAAGCTCCACCACTAAATAGTGTAGACTACTTGATTCGCACCAAATAAAGTATTCTCCACCAACAAAATAGGTAGCAAAATGAAATGTGAAAGCTGCCAAAAACAAGGCTTCGTCTACGAAAGAAAAATTGTAGACGAAGCTTTTTTCTTATGTAATGAGTGTGATTGGTCCGCTGAAGATATTGAAGCAGCTAATAAAATTGGTGAAGTATTGATAGAAATAATAGGAAAAGTTGTAAAAAATGGAAACAGCAAACCAAACTAAATTATTTGGAGGATTACTAAAAGTAAAAGAAATAATTGATAACCCAGACGGGTCCGCTCAAATAGTTTTTGAAGCTGATGATGAATTTAAACAAGGCTTTAAAGACTATCATAATTTAAAGCGTTGGTCGCAAAAAAGATTTAATAAATTTATGAACGAAGCAATTGAATCTTCTATAAAATTTTACAAAGCTCAAATTGAAAGGAATGAAAAAGCTCATGGCACTGAGGACAATTAAAGTTAAAAAAGAAAATTTTCATTTACAATTTAAAAGTGATATAAGCAAAATTCAAGACGCCCTATTTGATAGAGGATTTTATGCCACGGCAGAACAATGTGCTGAACTGTGGGAATTGTATTCAGAGACGTTTGCTGCTGGCTGGTTATGCGTTGGAGATTCGTCTAAAGAAGAATTATTTAATTGTTTGAAACCTTTTTTTGAAGAAGGCCCGCAAGGCTCTGTTGACACCAGATATTTGTGATGATATAGTAGGTGCATGGACACAGACAACCGTAACATTTCAGACAAGTACAAGTATGATCGTTTGACTAAGTGGACAACAGAATTAATTAAAAAAGATCTCCAGTCTAAAGCCTTTCCTTACGCAGTTGCGATGGAGAATCTTCTTGGTGATTTTAATTTATCATCTGTGATAAGATCAGCAAATGGTTTTAATGCGAAAGAAGTTTATTACATTGGCAATAAACACTATGACCGTAGAGGCACAGTTGGCACACACCATTATACGGATGTAATACATCTAAAAAAACACGAACAACTTTTAGAGTTGAAGGAAAAATACGAAATTGTTGGTGTTGAAAATACTATTGCTGGTGCTATCCGTTTGGATAGGATTGAATATACTAAGCCTGTCCTTTTTCTTCTTGGCGAAGAAGGCGTCGGACTTACACAAGAAGCGATAGAAATTTGTGATAGATTTGTGTTTATTCAGCAGTATGGCTCTGTACGCTCTTTAAATGCTGCCGTTGCTGGTAGCATTATAATGAACGATTTTGTCACTAAATATACCAATAATAATTTAAATTTTTAGGAACATTTTTTCGGAATAGACTATATATTATTATGGAACAAAAAAAATGTGGTCACTGTTTAACTGAGAAGTCTATAGAAAATTTTCATAAAAATAAAAATACTTCTGATGGTCTGTCTTCATATTGCAAAGATTGTAAAAAAAAATCTGATAATAAAAATTATTCTTTAAATAAACAAAAATATAATAAATCTAATAAAGAAAGATATCTTAAAAATAAAGATAAAATTTCTTCTGAGAGAAAACAAAGAAGAAAAGAAGATGAAAAATTTTTATCTAAAGAAAAAGAACGCTCTCGCAAATATAGAGAAGAAAATAAAGAAAAATTAAAAGAGTCTAAGAAAAAATATTATCAAGCCAATAAAAAACGTATTAATCAAAAGCTTATTAATAAAAAGAAAAATAATATAAATCTTCGGCTGCAACAAAACTTAAGAAGTAGAATTTGGCACGCTTTAAAGAATGGAAACAAAAAAGAAAACTTTCAAGAACTTATTGGTTGTTCTATTGAAGAACTAAAAAAATATTTAGAATCTAAATTTTCTTCTGATATGTCTTGGGATAACTATGGTACTAAATGGCATGTAGACCATATAAAACCTTGTTGCTTATTTGATATGACTATTAAAGAGCAAAGGCTAGAATGCTTTAACTATAAAAATCTTCAACCGTTGTTAGCAGAAGAAAACCTATCTAAAAATAGATTTTATAAAGAAAATGAGTAAATAAATGACGCTTAAAGAATTTGAAGAACAAATTAAAACATCACTCCCAACGTTTATACAAAACATGAAAAATCTTGGAGTAGAAACAAAATCATTTCCAGAGTGGTTTGAAATGTATATGCATTGGAGCGAAGTTGGAACTGATATGCAAGAAGAATATTGGGGTGAATAATGTTATCTCCGCTTGATGATCGGTACTTCCAAAAAGTTCGTGAACTGAATGATTACTTTAGCGAAGATGCGATGCTTAAATTAAAAGCACGTATTGAACTTGATTATTTTGTTGCTCTTTGTGAAGAATTAAAGCTACCGCTAAACGACACAGACCGTTTTTGGATCACACATATTTGGGATGATATCCAACCAGTACATATTAAAGTTATTGAAGAAAAAACTCGTCACGATATTAAAGCGATTGAATATTATCTTCGTGAAAGATTCAAACATTTTAATATCCCACACGATCACATGATTCATTTTGGCTTGACCAGCCAAGACATTAACAGTCTTGCAACCAGTACGATGCTTGATCGCTTTAATCAAAGCGAAATGTCGTACTATATGACTGATTTAATTAATTCTATTGTCACATTTGCAGAGAAAAATGCTTGTGTGTTCCCCGCTAGAACACATGGACAACTTGCAGTTCCAACTCTCTTTGATAAAGAGATGTATGTCTATATGTCTCGCTTACAAGAAGTCTGGTCGGAAACAAAGGATCATCCGTTTGAGGCTAAGTTCGGTGGAGCAGTAGGTAATCTCTCAGCACACTATATTGCTTATCCAGACCATGATTGGCTAAATTTTGCCGATCTGTTTCTTCGTAAATACGATATAGACCCAGAATCATACACAACACAAGTTGCAAATAACAAATGTATCAGCGAATATTTTGATCGTATTCGCATGATCAATAACATTTTAATTGATCTTTGCCGTGATATCTGGATGTATAATTCTTATGGTTATTTCAAACAAACTGTAACTGCTGATGAAGTTGGTTCTTCTACAATGCCTCAAAAAGTGAATCCAATTCATTTTGAGAATGCAGAAGGCAATCTTGAATTGGCAAACTGTTTGCTGTCTTTTATGTCAGATAAGTTACAAATTTCAAGAATGCAACGTGACCTTACAGACTCAACAGTAATGCGTAACATTGGTGTCGCTCTGGGACATTCAGTAGTGGCCTATAAATCGACGCTAGCGGGTCTAGAAACGCTTTCCATTAACCAGACGGCAGTTGATAGGGATCTTTCCAACACGGGGCTTCTAGCTGAAGCTTATCAAATTCTCTTAAAGAAAGAAAATATTAAAGATGGCTACGAACTAATTAAGGGCATGGAACGGCAAGGGCTAAAAATAGATGACTTAAATGTTTCACAAGAATTAAAAAATAAGTTAAAATCTATTACAGTATATGATTACGTAAATCATATTGGGGACACAACTTAATGTCAAAAAAAATCTATGTTCTAGATACAAATGTTCTACTTAGCGATTTTAACGCACTTTATGCTTTTAAAGCAAACGATCTTGTGATTCCTCTAAAAGTCTTAGAGGAGATTGATAAGCATAAAAAACGTCAAGACGGAGTAGGAGCGAACGCTCGACAAGTTATCCGTGAACTAGATAAACTAAGAGAAAAGGGTTCCTTGGTCGAAGGTGCAAAACTTGGTGGCCGCAAGGGAGTGTTGACTGTTCGTGGTTATGGTAATGCCATGCTACCAGCAGATATGAGCATGGAAGACCCAGATAATCAAATCCTTGCTACTGTATTAAATTGTGCTTCTAATAATCTTCAAGATACAGTAATTCTTGTATCACAAGATATTAATGTTCGTGTCAAGGCGGATGCTCTTGGTATCAAAGCGGAAGACTATACAACCAACCAAATTGTTGAAAAAGCAGAAGAAGTTTATACTGGTTTTATCCATCATTTAGTTGATGATGCGATGATAGATCGTTTTTATGGTGGAGAAAAAATGTTTCTTGAAGAAAAGGACATTAAATTATTTCCAAATCAGTATGTAATGCTTGTTTCAAATGCAAATGAAAAAAAGACTGCACTTGCTAAGTTTAAGAACTATAATCATCCATTATCAAAAGTTCGTGATTATAAAGAAGGCATTTGGGACGTAAGAGCCAAAAATAAAGAACAGCAATTTGCTCTAGATTTGCTTATGGATCAAGATGTTAAGATCGTTTCACTAGTTGGCAAGGCTGGATGTGGGAAAACTCTCATTGCATTGGCGGCTGGTCTGAAGCAAATTCTTGACGACGGCACCTATAAGAAACTAATCGTAAGCCGCCCAGTCCAACCGATGGGTAGAGATATTGGTTTTCTTCCTGGCACTCTAGAAGAAAAAATGATGCCTTGGATTGCTCCAATCCAAGACAATCTAGAATTTTTAATGGGTGATGATAAAGAGCATATGAAGATGCTACAAGAGCAAGGCACAATTGAAATTGAGGCTCTTACATTTATCCGTGGACGTTCAATCTCAAAAGCATTTATAATCATAGACGAAGCGCAAAATTTAACCATGCATGAGTTAAAAACTATAATTACAAGAGTCGGTGAAGACACAAAAATTGTATTGACTGGCGATATTGAACAAATTGATAGTGCATTTCTAGACGCAACAAACAACGGCCTAACTTACGCAGTAGAAAAGTTTAAACCATTTGAATTAGCTGGTCATATTTCCTTGCAAAAGGGCGAGCGTTCAGCAGTTGCAACTTTGGCAGCACAAGTATTATAAAAAATGGCAGACATAAGCACAGTGATTAAATCACATAAAAAATCTAAAGAACTTAAAAAAGAGTATTTCATACATGGTAATACTTTGTTGCTTGTGCAGGACAAATTACCAGAAGCGATAAATATAGATAATGTTAAAAAAAGAATTGAAAAAACAATTCCAAGGCGTTTGTTTAAAGAATTAGATTGGATTTATGTTGGAGAATTTCCAGAGTTAAAGGTGCGAGAAGTCGAATCAGTTTATTTTCGTGGAGCGATTTATATAACAAACCGCATTGAAAGCGAAGAAGAACTTTTTGCTTCAATAATACATGAATTAGCACATTCTGTCGAATTAACTTATGGAGATTTTATTTATGGCGATGATACAGTCGCAGTAGAGTTCATAAGTAAAAGAAAAAAACTAAGAGAAGTGTTAAAAACAAACAATGTATCGATCAAAGATACAGCGATATTTTTAAGACAAGAGTTTAGCCCTGAGTTTGACAAGTTTTTATACCAAGACGTTGGATATGATTTATTAAATCAACTTTGTGTTGGTATATTTATTTCACCTTATGGCGCTACGTCTTTAAGAGAATATTTTGCTAATGGCTTTGAACACTACTTCTTAAAAGACTCACAGTATCTTGAGAAAATATCGCCAAAATTATATAAAAAAATTCTTCTCTTGACAAGCAAATAATTTTCCCTTATAATCTTCTGTAGAGGGTAAAATTATGTCACATATTTCTTTTTCTGCGTTAAAAACATTTCAAGAGTGTCCATTTAAGTATAAACTATCCTATGAAGATAGAATTAAGCAATTTAATTCCACTGAATATACTTCATTTGGTACTGCACTTCACGAAGCTGCTGAGTTAAAAGTTCAAGACACAAGCATAAATGAAGTAGAAGCGTTTAGAAATAAATTTGATAGCGAAGTAAAGCTGCTTAGAGAGAATAATTCTAAAGTTGATGAAAAATTAATTTCTGAAATGTACTTGCAAGGAGAGATGCTTGCACCTAAAATTGTACCAGCCTTACAAAAACAATTTGGAACTTTTAAAGTTCTTGCCGCCGAAGAAGATATCTATGAAACGATTAGAGAAATTCCGGAATGCCAAACTTCTTTTAAAGGCTTCATCGATTTAATTATTCAAACAGAAGACGGTATGATACATATCATCGACTGGAAAAGCTGTGCTTGGGGATGGGATCAAAAGAAAAAAAGTGATCCAATGGTAACTTATCAGTTAACATTTTATAAGCATTTTTATTCACAAAAACACGGGATTGATCCAAAAAACATTGAAACTTATTTTGCTCTATTGAAAAGAACAGCAAAAAAAGATCATGTTGAAATTTTTCGTGTAACAAGTGGTCCAAGAAAAACACAAAATGCATTTAACTTATTAAAAAAGGCAATTTATAATATTGAAAAAAAGAACTTTCCAAAAAATCGCATGAGCTGCACTTATTGTGAATTTAAGAAAACAGAGCATTGCCCATGAAAAAACGAATAGTATCAATAATTCTGGATGATAAGGACTGTGACCTTCATCTTGAGATCATTTCTTGTGAAAATCAAATTAATGATTTGATAAATTATCTAAGTCAAAAATACTTTATGAAAAAAGTATTCATAAGTTCTAGGGAGACTGAATGAAAACCGCTGTAATAACTGGTATTACTGGACAAGATGGAAGTTTTTTAGCCGAGCATCTCTTAAAAAAAGATTATAAAGTAGTTGGACTTACTAGAAGAATATCTCTTGAAGATAAAAAATTTCACAATATACAACATTTGCTAGAAAATAAAAATTTAATTTTAGAAAATGGTGATTTAACTGATTCCTCATCGATCTGGAGAACAGTAAAAAATCACAAACCAGACGAATTCTATAATTTAGCAGCACAGTCTCATGTCGGTGCTTCGTTCACAAGTCCAGAAAGTACTTTTCAAATTAATGCAACGGGTGTTCTTAATTGTCTTGAAGCCATAAGAGTAGTAAATCCAGAAACTAAATTTTATCAAGCTTCAACATCTGAAATGTTTGGAGATAATAAAAGCGCTCCACAGAACGAACAAACAATATTTTCGCCAGTTTCTCCATATGCTTGCGCCAAAGTTGCAGCACATAATCTTGTTGTTAACTACCGTAAAGCTTATGGTCTTTTTACTTGTTCTGGAATACTTTTTAATCATGAAAGTGAACGTCGTGGAGAGCAGTTTGTCACAAGAAAAATCACTAAAGCCGCTGCAAGAATTAGATTGGGCCTTCAAAAAGAGCTGCGTCTAGGAAACTTAGATGCAAAACGTGATTGGGGCTATGCAAAAGAGTATGTTGAAGTTATGTGGATGATGATGCAACACCATACACCAGATGATTATGTTATTGGAACAGGTCAAACTTACACAATTAGTGATTTTATAACTTGCGTTTCTGAAATTGCTGGTTATAATATAATGGATTACGTAATCATAGACGATAGTTTTAAGCGTCCAAGCGAAGTACCCTTATTACAAGCAAATGCTGAAAAGGCTAAAAATGTACTTGGATGGAGTCCAAAAATTGATCTGAAAGAATTAGCAAAAATTATGTATAATTCTGATTTAGAAAAGGAAAAACAAAATGTCAGATAAAAAATTAAAAGTTCTTGTTTTGAGCGACCATCCGTTTAGTCCAAGCGGTGTTGGAACTCAAACTAAATATATGATTGAAAGTTTATTAAAAACTGGAGATTATCAGTTTTTGTGTTTAGGTGGAGCAATTAAACACCAAGATTATAGACCAGTCAAAACCCAAGAATGGGGAGACGATCTAATCATTATACCTGTTGATGGCTATGGTAATCAAGATCAAATTAGAGCGTATCTGAGAGACTTCAAACCAGATATTCTTTGGTTTATGACAGATCCACGTTTTTGGGTTTGGTTATGGAGCTTTGCTCAAGAAATTAGACCAAATGTACCGATGGTGTATTACCATGTTTGGGATAACTATCCATATCCAAAATTTAATAAGAAGTTTTATGTATCAAATGATAAAATTGTTACGATTAGTAAGTTAACTAGCGACATCGTTAAAACAGTAGCGCCAGAAGTAGATGAAGAGTATTTACCACACGCAGTAAACCCAGAATGGTTTAAGCAACTACCAGAAAAAGATTATGCCAATTTTGTTCAAAAAGATAGAACTTTTTTCTTCTGGACAAATCGAAACGCCCGCCGCAAGATGAGCGGTTCAGTTATTTGGTGGTATAAACAATTTCTAGACCGTGTTGGACACGACAAAGCATTTTTAATGATGCACACTGATCCAAAAGATCCGCACGGACAAGATCTAGAAGTGATTGCAAGAGAGTGTGGATTGACTAGAGAGAATTTTGCTATTTCAAATGGCAAAGTGCCTCCAACTGTCATGGCGCAATTTTATAACGCAGCTGACTGCACTATCAATTTATCTGATGCCGAAGGATTTGGTCTTTCTGTTCTGGAATCATTGTCCTGTGGAACCCCAGTTATTGTAAATAAAACTGGTGGTATGCAAGATCAAGCAATTGGTGAAGATGGAACCCATTTTGGAGTAGTGATCGACCCGGCTTCAAAAGCAGTAATCGGTTCACAGGATGTTCCATATATTTATGAGGATCGTGTATCTGGCGACGATGTTGTAGAAGCTATGGTAAAGATTCACAACATGACCAGAGAAGAAAGAAAGACTATTGGTAAAAAAGCCGTTGAGCATGTTCAAAAGAATTTTAATTTTGAACAATATGGAAAGAGCTGGGATAGAATCCTAAAAGAAGTTCATGAAAAAAATGGTTCTTGGGAAACACGTAAAAATTACCAATCATGGTCATTAAAGGAAATATAAGATGAAAAAGAAAATCGTTATTAGTGGTCCAATTTTAAGTCGAAGTGGATATGGCGAAATGGCTCGTTTTGCTTTACGAGCGCTTTTGCAAAAACAAGATTTATTCGACATTTATCTATTACCTTCGAGCTGGGGGAATACTGGAAATTTGTTTGAAGTAAATGAAGAAAAGAAAAATATCGATACTTTAGCAGTAAAAACACAACTATATCTTCAACAGACAAAAAATCAACCAAATTTTGATATTTCAATTCAAGTAACAATTCCAAATGAATGGAAAAAAATTGCTGCTTATAATATTGGCTACACAGCAGGAATTGAAACAAACTTAATTTCACCAGCATGGTTTCAACCATCGCAACAAATGGATAAAATTATTGTAATTAGCGAACATGCAAAATCTGGTTTTTTAAATTCCGTATTCTCGGATGGTAATGGAAATTCATATAAAGTTGCAAGACCAGTAGATGTTTGTCACTTTCCAGTACGCTCTTATGAAACAACTGATGTACCGCTTAGTTTAAAACATGATTTTAATTTTTTGGCAGTCTGTCAATGGGGTCCAAGAAAAAATTTAGAACAAGCAGTTAAAGCTTTCATGGAAGAATTTAAAAATGAAGAGGTCGGATTAGTGTTAAAAATTAACACGTCCAATGATTCATTACTTGACAAGGAGTTTACAGAGGAAAGATTAAAGCATCTTATTGCAAAAGATGATAACACTAAATGTTCTGTTTATTTATTGCATGGTCACATGAGCGAACAAGAAATTAATTCGCTTTATAAGCACCCAAAAATTAAAGCAATTGTTTCTTCTACTCACGGAGAGGGTTTTGGGTTCCCATTATTTGAAGCAAGCTATAATGAACTCCCAGTGATTGCAACAGATTGGAGTGGACATTTAGACTTTCTGGTCATGAAAGACGAAAATGGCGATGAAAAAAAGATGTTTGCCAAAGTTGATTATGAATTAAAACCTATTGCTCAAGAACATACTTGGCAGGGTGTTCTTGAGGCAGGAACAAGCTGGGCATATCCAACACACTCTTCTTTAAAAAATAAGATGAGAGAAGTATACAAAGATTATCCACGTTTTAAGAGTTGGGCAAAGAAATTAAGTAAATGGATTCGTCAAGAGTTTACAGAAGAGAACATGTATGCTAAATTTATAAATACATTGGAAGTTAAAGATGAGACAACAATCATATTATAAATGTTCTTTATTTGATCAAACAATAAAAGAAAAGACAAATTTTTCTTTTATTCAAGACGAAGTTATATCAAAAAATTTTGCATTAGATAATTCTATTTTTGATATTAAAAAAATAGAATATAAATGTAGATACGAAGAGAAAATAAAATTTACTACTGGGAAACCAGTAGGTATTTTACCCATTAAAGATAATACAGAACTTTTATTATTTACTCTTAATAATCTTTTAAATTTTAAGGTATTTGATTATATTGATTTTATAATAGTAGATGATAGATCTACGAATGATATTAAAAAAATCTGTAGTGGTTTCCCAGTAAATTATTTAAGAATTGATTATGAAAGAAGTTTTAACTTTTCTTCCATAAACAACATAGCGGCTAAGATCGCTTATGATGCAGGGGTTGAAGAAATAATTTTATGGAATAGCGATTTGTGGGTTCCAGACGAGCATATGGTTCCAAAACTGCTAAAACTTCATAAGGAAAATGACTCTACAATATCTGGTACAAAGCTTTTATATCCCACGTTTTCTTGGAATAATAAAGATGTGTCGGAGAATATTATGTCCGCCTTTCCAGGTAAAAAAGACTCTTATAGAGGTACGATCCAATTTGGAGGCTCTGTTTTTACTTTTAATCCTCAATTAAAAAGCTATTTTCCAAATCATTTTTGTAGGTTTAAAGAAAAAGACTATTATTTAGTATCTTCTGATAAATTAGAGCAATTTGTTACTGGTGCCTTTCAGATTATAAATTTAAAATGGTTTATAGATTGCGGCGGTCTAAATCCAAGCATGTCAAAGATATTTCAAGATGTTGATATTTGTTTAATGGCTGTATCGCAAGACAAAAAAGTGTTTTATTTTGGCAAAGATTGCTATCTGTACCACGATGAGTCAGTTTCAACAAATGAAAATAAAATTGATAATCAATTTAGGTCTGACCATATTCTTTTTGCTAAGATTTGGAATTATGTAAATTATACAAAATATATACAAAAATTTGGATAAATTATGGAACCGATACTAATAAAGATTAAAAAATTTTCTGACGACCGTGGCGTTTTTTATGAAAGCTACAAAAAAGAATTTTTGAAAAAAGAATATAATATAGATGTTGATTTTGTTCAAGATAATCATTCAATATCGCATAAAAATGTAATACGTGGGCTTCATTACCAATGGGATGAGCCAATGGCAAAATTAGTAAGAGTTTCTTATGGAAAAATTTTAGATGTAGTTGTAGACATAAGAAGAAATTCTAAAAAATTTGGTCAAGCATATTCCTATGAACTCGATTCTGAGGAATGCAACCAGTTGTTTGTGCCAGCAGGGTTTGCTCATGGATTTGTAGCTTTAACGGATACTGCGCATGTTCAGTATAAATGCTCTTGCAAATATAATAAAGATGGGGAATCCGGCATTAATCCTCTTGATAAATATTTAAACATTGATTGGAAGATTGATATACTATCTGCAATTTTGTCGGATAAAGATAGAAATTCAAAATCTTTTGATCAATATTGTTTAGATACAAAATTTTAAGGTGAAAAAATGAAAATTTTAGTTACTGGTGGTAGAGGTTTTATAGGCAGTCATTTTGTTGAGGAAACTCTTAAAAAAGGTTGGTCTATTATTGACATAGATAAACTAACTTACGCTTCAAGCAAAAGCTTACCTTGGGATAATGATAAAAATTACACATTTATTAAAGCCGATATAAGTGAAATTGATCATCTTCCTTCGTGTGATGTGATTGTAAATTTTGCAGCTGAGAGCCATGTCGATAATTCAATAAAAAGTTCCGATGTGTTTGTAAAAAGTAATATTTTGGGAGTTCATAACCTTCTGGAGCTGATTAGAGGAAAACCATCCTATGATCGGCCATTGTTTTTTCATATAAGTACAGACGAAGTTTATGGCGACAGAAATAATGGTAAATTCACAGAGGAAGATAAATTAAAACCAAGTAATCCATACTCTGCAACAAAGGCAGCGGCGGAAATGCTAGTTCTCTCATACCATAGAACTTACGGTATTGATTATTTAATTACAAGAAGCAGCAATAACTACGGTGAGAGACAGTTTGAAGAAAAATTAATTCCAAAATGTATACAATGTATAAAAGAAAATAAACAAATACCGATACATGGTGATGGAAGCTACGTAAGAGACTGGACTTACGTTAAAGATAACGTTGAAGCTTTAATCCTTTTAATAGAAAAAGGTATTAAAAATGACATATTTAACGTCGCAGCAGAAAATTATTTAACCAATTTAAACGTAGCAAAAGAAATTTTATCTTGGTATAATAAAAATGAAGATGGCATAAAATTTGTTGAGAATCGCTGGGGGCAGGACATAAGATATGCAGTTTCTAGCGAAAAAATAAAATCTATAACTGGATGGAGTCCAAAATATGCTCAAGGGTTACAAAAATTTAAAATTAGTTAATGTATTTTCTTACGATACATCAAAATACGATTTTAGAAAAACAATTTGTAAAAGTTTGAATGATGATGATTTAGAAAATTTACATAAAAAATTTGACTATTATTTATTAGAAAGAAATAAAGATCAAAGTACAGCGTTTCATAAAGCTTTTTATGAAAACTACAATAATTGCGGGTTTAAAGAAGTATATGAAAGCTTTATTAAAGAATTTTGTACTGATGTTTTAGAGTCAAAGGTTGTTAATCAAACAAAACCAACATTTAGAGTACATATGCCTAATAACGTTGGTGTTGGAGAGTTTCATAAAGATAGCGACTACAACCACCCTTTAGAAGAAATTAATTTTTTGGTTCCGTTTACAGACGCAGAAGAAACATCAACTATTTGGGTCGAGAGTGTACCTAACTTAGGTGATTATAAGCCGGTTAATCTTAAATATGGACAAGTATTAGTTTTTAGAGGAGGTCTACTCAAGCACGGCAATAAGATGAATGAAACTGATAAAACAAGAGTATCGATAGATTTTAGAGTAATCCCAGAAGAACAATTTAAGCCAAATTCTTATTCATCAATAAATACAGGTATGAAATTTGAAGTAGGAAGTTATTACTCAAGGTTAGAATAAATATGAAAATTTTAATTACTGGCGGTGGTGGCACTTTAGGTAAAGAGCTAATCAGACTAATAAATGATAAACACGAAATTTTATCTCCAAATTCAAAACAATTAGATATAGTAGATTTTGTTTGTTTGAGAGAGTATTTTAGATCTCATAAACCAGATTTAGTAATTCACTCTGCGGCCATCACTGATGTAAAAAAAACTGAAGGAAATGCAATTCCTGCTATAAATGTAAATATAATTGGGACATGCAATATTGTTGCTTGCTGTGAAGAACAAAATATAAAATTAGTACATATATCAACAGATCATGTTTTTGATGGTGAAAAAGGTAGCTATTCTATAGCTGATCCTATAAATCCAATAACAAATTATGCCAAGAGTAAAGGTGCAGCCGAACTAGCGGCAAGGATGTATAATAATGCTTTAATTATTAGAACTTCTTTTTTTGGTCATACTTTCCCTTATGAAAAAGCTTTTATTGATCAGTGGTCTTCAAAAGATTATGTCGATATTATAGCTCCTAAAGTATTAGAAGCGGCCTTATCTGATAAAATTGGTATTGTACATTGTGTTGGCAGCCGTAGAACTTTGTTTGAAATAGCAAAAGATAGAAGACCAGAAGTTCAAGGAATTAGTAGAAGTGATATAAATTTTCCTACTCCGAAAGATACTAGTTTAAATTAGCAGGAAATTATTATGATAAAATTCGTTCAGCAAAAGAAAGTAAACTTTAAAAAAGTTGAAGATCTACTAAACCAAAGTATTTCTTCTAATCAAATGACTAATCGTGGTCCTTGTAAATTTTTATTAGAAAAGAAATTAGAAAAGTTATTTAATTTAGATTCTGATAAGAGAGTAATTTGCGTTGGGAATGGAACTTTGGCTCTACATGCACTTATGCTATTTTATAACAAAATTAGCAAGAAGGAGCTTAAGTGGGTTACGCCATCGTTTACCTTTCCATCTTCCGTAGTTGGCAATTTTGAATCAGATATTCTTGACATAGATGAAACATATTCTATGCCGCTTACAGATGAAAACTTGAGCAAGTACGATGGTTTTATAATAACTAATTTATTTGGTACATATCCAAATAACTTTATGGAGTGGGTTAAAAGATGCAAAGATGAAAATAAAATACTAATATTTGATAACGCATCTTCCCCGCTAACTACTATAAATGGAAAAAATATTTGTGCCTTCGGAGATGCTGCATTTGGCTCTTTGCACCATACAAAATATTTAGGTTTTGGTGAGGGTGGGTTTATTGTAATTGATTCAAAGTATTACGATGAGATCAATAATATTCTATGCTTTGGTTTTAACCCAACTGAAGTAAAACGAAGATATAATAAATTTAGCTCAAATTTTAAAATGTCGGACGTTTCAGCGGCCTTTATATTACAACATATTGAATCATACGATATAGCTAATCATATTAAGATACAGGATAGTTTTCTCAAATTTATTGAGAAGCAAGAGAACTTAAAGATATTTAACTATAGTGAATCAGTTGTCTACGGTAATTTACCAATATTATTTAATAAACCAGTTTCTCATCTATCATTTAGAGATCTTGGCATAGAGGCAAATAAATACTATTATCCTCTAAAAGAAGATCCCAATTCTCTTAAATTATACGAGCATATAATAAATCTACCATTACATGCCGAGCTTTCAGAATATGAAATAGATGTTCTGCAAGCAAGCGTTAAGATAGCCGCTGGAGGATCTAAATGATCGGCACAGTTATAATGGGTGCTGGTGATTTTGCTAGAGAGATATATGAATATCACAAGTATTCTAATATTAAAGTAGTGGGTTTTTTTGATGAGTTTTCTCAAACCAACACTTTACGTTCTTTACCAGTTTATAATAAACTAGATGATATCCCTGGCTATAGGCAGCAAAGTTATATAGCCGGTACGGGAAACCCTAGCGTTAATAAAAAATTTTTAAATACGTTGTCTGAAAAAGGGCTAATCCTAGCCGATCCATTGATTGTAGATTCTTATGTTGGTGAAACAGTAAACATAGATCGTGGATCTATTATTTGCCCTAAAAGTATTTTAACTTGTGATATTAAAGTTGGAAAGTTATGTGTAGTAAACATAAGCTGCACAATTGGTCACGATTCAGTTCTAGAAGACGGAGTAGTTTTATCCCCCAACGTGTCTCTCTCTGGACACACTATCCTTGAAGAAGAAGTATTCTTTGGTACATCATCACTTACCATACCAAAAATTAGAGTATCCGCAAAGAGCGTAATTGGCGCTAATTCCGTTATAACGAAAAATATTATAGAAAGCGGTTTATACGTCGGGAGTCCAGCAGTAAGGAAAAAATAAATGTTAAAGATAAACTTAGGATGTGGCAAAAACATATATCAAGGCTGGATAAATATTGATGACATTGATTCTCCCGGTATTTTCAAACATGATTTAAGAAAGCCACTGCCATTTGAAAATAACTCTATATCTTTCTTTTTCTCTGAACATTTTTTTGAGCATCTAGACGAAGTAGACGGCTTTAATCTATTAAAACATCTTTACGATAAATTATGCGTTGGGGGTGTTTTAAGAATTTCAATGCCATATCTTGATGAAATTCTAAATACTTATTACAATTGGGATGTAAAAAAGAACAATCATCTTTATCTCTCAAGATTTAAATCAAAAGATCAGTTCTTAAATTTTGCTTTCTTTGGCGAAAGCAGCACATCACAGAGTATTAAGTTCCTAAGCAATATAACAAGCACTAATGACGGACATAAATTTATCTATTCAAAAGAAGATATAACAAAAAAACTAAAAGATATAGGCTTTAAAGTGATATCATTCAAAGATAAAAATATTAGCGAATTTGAAGAATTAAAAAATTTAGAAACAAGAGAACAAATTTGCGATTTAATATTAGAGGCGATTAAATAAATGTCTGATATATTTTTTGGTATAAAACTTGCAACTTACTTTAGAAAAGATGGTAGTACATATGAAAAAATAGAAAGATGTATTAATTCTATAAAATCTCAAACTTATAAAAATTGGAAAATATTTTTAGTTGGAGATGGCTATACTAATCATGAAGAGTTTAATAGGATTTGTAATTTAGTTGATAAAGAAAAAATTACTTCAATAAATTTACGGTTTGGGCACGAAAGAGATATTTTAAAATTGTCAGGCACAAAACTCTGGAGTTGTGGAGGAGTTTTTGCTTCAAATACATCTATGGATATGATGTATAGCGAAAATATTAAATTTTATTCATGCATAGACGATGATGATGAATGGTTGCCGAATCATTTACAAGTTTTAGCAGACTCCTACAAAAGTTTCCCTGATAGCTGTTTTTTATATACTAAATCATATTATTTAAATACAATCCTACCACTAGAAAATAATGTTCCATTGATGTATAATAATTTGTTACCTAGATGTGGTAATATTGTCCATGCTTCTGTTTCTTGGAATCTTGAAAAAATAAATTTAAGATATAGAAACATAAATGACCAAAAAAGGATTTATCCTTCTGATGCTGACATGTGGGAAAGAGTAACAGACTTTTGTGCAAGAGAAAATTTAAAAATTATGCACATTCCCTTAATAACAGTCAGAAAGTTTGATGAGGCTTCTATATTAAAATGAAATTAGGAATTATAGCTGGATCTTTTGATGTAATACATCCCGGTTATGTGTATATGTTCCGTAAAGCCAAGGAGCATTGCGACTACCTTGTAGTAGCTTTACAAACAGACCCGACCATAGAACGTTCTAATAAAATTAAACCAGTTTTATTATGGGAAGAAAGAAAAGAAATACTAAATTCAATAAAATTTATTGATGAAATTATAAAATATACGACAGAAAAAGATTTAGTTAATATTTTAAAAAGTAATCAATATCATGTTAGGATACTTGGAGATGATTACAAAGACAGGTATGCAACAGGGCAAGAATATAGCAATGAAGTTGTATATGTAGATCGGGCACATGGCTGGTCTACTACAAAATATAAACAATTAATAGCACAATCGCTAAACGGAGAAAACAAATGAAACTATCAGATCAAGCATTATCATGCGTAATGGTTGCACTACAAAAATCACTCATGGAACAAACCGACATCGTACCAGTGTTAAAAGGATTTGATTTTGAAACTGACCCAAATGAAGAGTTGGTTGTTATGAATCCCCCAACTCAAATTTTATTTAGTGATGAACCAGCGGGTGAATAAAAATGCCAATGTATGAATACAAATGCAAGTTTTGCGAAAAACAGTTTAAGACTATGCATAGTATCACTGAACAGCTACATGATTGTGAATATTGTAGCGGAAAAGACACTTTAGAAAAAATTCCTTCACTTTTAACTTCTTATTCAAAACAAAAAACGGAACGAGATTTGGCTGGAGAAAGAGTCGAAAGAGCTATCGAGGATAATAGAAAATTATTGCTAGATCATCAAACTGAACTAAGAAAACGAGAGTACAAACCATGATTGTAGCTTTAATATTATTTTTAATTTTATCATTAACCGTAAATGGTATTTTTATTTGGTATACTAGAAAATTAATAAAAAATTTGAATGTTGGAATTGATGGCGTAACTCAATTCCAAGAACTTTTAGAGCAGTATGCAGAAAATTTGACAAGCATGTTTGAATTAGAGCAATATTATGGTGATGAAACCGTTGCTGCCGCTATAAAAAATACAAAAATGGTTATAGAAGCTAGTAAATTTTATAAAAAATCAATTATTGGTGAAGAAGAGGAAACTAGCATTGACCAACAACAGTAAACCTAGCAATCAGTATTTTACAAAAGATCATGAAGAAGCAATTTTAGAGTATGCTTCAATTATTGATCATAAAAGAAAAAATGAATTATATAAATTGTGGATCCAACCAGCCTTTGATGAAATGGTTGATAAGATAGTTTTTACCTATAAATTCAATAATTTGCCAAATATTGAAGATCTAAAAGACGAATGTAAAATTTGGTTAACAACAATTTTAGATAAGTTCGATGTTTCAAAAGGCAGTAAAGCATTTTCTTATTTTTCAGTGATAACCAAAAACTGGTTTATTTATAAAGTAAAGAAAAACAACAACAAAAAAGAAGTTTATTTAGAGGATATTGTTAATACAAAAGATGAAGAGCAACTTATCTATGAGCATAGCTACGAAATAGACAGGCAACAACAAGAATTTTGGGCTTTTTTTGAAAAAGAGATGGGTAGTTGGAATAATAAAAAAATGAAATCCAATGAAGAAAAAGTTTACAAAGCTATCCAGATATTATTTAAAGAAAGTGATAATATAGAAATTTTTAATAAAAAAGCTATTTATTTATATATTAGAGAAATGACTGGTTTAAACACTAAACAAGTCGTAAGCAACTTAAAGAAATTTAAAGTAAGATACGTTGCTTTTAAGAAAGAATGGGAAAACGGAAACTTATAATATGTCCAAGCAAAAAGCTCTAAATGATTATATAGAGGACGCAACACAAAATATTTTAAATGATAGAGCTATTGCTAATAAGCTTTTATTGGATTTAGTCAATGAAATGTCTCAAACAACTGATAAGTATAAGCATAAAGACTTCGGAGAAGTGGCAAGTAAATATTTAGAGACTCTGCAAAGAAGTAATGAACAACTTGTTAAGATCGCCGCAATCCTTCAAAGAAAGGAGGGCGTCCAAGACTCTTTATCATCTAAGGAGAAAGATGAAATTTTTGACTTGATCAAGGAAAAAAAATAAATGCCTAATTTGGCTCTTTATGGCTCTGGCCGTATCCAGACAACAACCGAACAAGGTCCAAAATTTAAATATACTCCAACAATTGAGGAAATGTCAACAAATCCTCAAGTTGTTTCTAGAAAAATGCTGTCGCAACTTATGCAACAGCTTAATACGATTGAAAATTATAGAAACTATGGCGTCATCATGGATGTCATAGAAACAACGTCTCCAAGAACAAATATCAACAAATTGCTTGCGTCAACCACATCAGCGACAAACAATATTTTTATAGAGTACCTTGTTTTACCGATTGATTTGGCGCACGCTTCAATAGCTACAAAGTTTCAAACAAAATCTGATATTTTAAAAAGCACTACGATGGTCAGGTGTAGTTCTAAAATAAAAGATAAACTACCAACTGGCACAATTGTTGAATTTGAATATGCAAATAGTACAAAAGAAGAAGCAAGTATTTCTGCAAAATACGATGATTATCCTCCTATAATTATCGAAGATAATTCTAAAGAAAAGAAAACAGCGAAAGACACTTTTACGGAGCCTCCATGCTCTGATAATTCTAATATCAAGCCTAATTCTGATTCAATAAATTCGTCGCAAGAATCTATAAACCAAGACGAAGCACCAGTACCTAATTTTTCAACAAGTGTATGCACCGCCCCAGAAGAAAGATTAAGCCTATATAACCCACCAAGCAGCGATGAATTAATCTCAAAATATTTTACCTTATCGCAGCTAACATATTCTGAAACAGCAAAACAAAGAGGAATAAGCAATCAGCCAAGCCCAGACGAAATTGAAAGATTGGCCTTTTTAGCTAGAACTGTTTTAGATAAATTAGTAGATTATTATGGCGTCGGTTCTTTTGTTATAAATAGTGTTTTTAGAGGGCAAGAATTAAATAATGCAGTAGGCGGTGCGCCAAATAGTCAGCACAGACTTGGAACAGCGGCAGACCTAAGCTTTGTAAACGTTAATGATACGAGATTATTAGACATTTTTGATGAAATAAAATCAAAAAAAGTAATAAATCAATACGATCAATTAATTTTTGAAAGCTCTGGTCCTGGAAGTTTTTGGTTTCATATTTCTATAGCACATCCAAAAACACCAAATTTCACAAGAAACCGCTTAGAAGTTCTAAGCTACGGACATTGGAATTCCGATTCTTCTGGTAAAAAAACCTATGCTTCCTATAATAGAAATGGGATAGAGCTATACAGACAGTTAAGTGGTGTACAATTTACAAGGTTAGCATAAAATGAAAATGGCAGCAGGAAATTATTTAAATAGTGAAGGGCTTTCAAAAGAAAATAAGATAGCGCAAGAAAACTCTTCTGAAGGCACAAAATTATCTCAAAATGGCGTTGGTGACAGCGTAAAAAGAGAGGCGTTCCCAAAAAGAATTAATTCTGTAGCTGAAAAAATTTATAGTGGCTATAATAACTCTCATATAATTTTGGGTAAAGATAGAAAAGATAAAATAACTTCTGGGTATGGAGGCAAAGGACATCCAAAATCTGGGATGGTTCATATTGTAGCTGGACATTTTGGGGCTGGAATCGGATTATATAAAGAAGATGCTAAAAATCCCTCCGTGTCAAATCCAGATTTTATGTTAGATTCTTCATATATTTACTTATCGCAGACCGCAGATATAGATGATTATTTAAATTTAAAAGATGGAACAATCGGTAAATCTATTAAACAAAGTGCAATTGGTATTAAAGCAGATGCAGTTAGAATTGTTGGCGAAAGAGGCATAAAGCTTGTAACACGAAGATACTCTGAAGATTCCAAAAGACAAAAAATTATTAAAATTAAAGGTATTGATCTTATTGCTGGTAATGATGATAGCGATTTGCAACCTATGTTAAAAGGAATAAATACTAATAAAGCTTTTGCAGAAATGATAAATTTAATGGAATTAACAGTTGATTCAATTCTAGAAATAATTCATTATCAAGAAAAAGTTGATTCATCACTTGCAACCCATCAACACGCAACAGGAGTCCCTGGCAGTCCTACATTACCATTAGACACAGATTTACCAACTAAATCACTAACAGCTAGTTATATTTTTAGTCAAGTTTCAAATATAAAATTAGATCAAATTAGAAAATCTCTTGGCGTGTTTAAAAAAACATATTTAGAAAAAACTGGCGAGCTATATATAGCTAGTAGATTTAACAACACAAATTAATCATGGCAGACATCGACTTTCAAAAACTTATAGAAGATATTTCTTATGGACAAGAAAATTATCAGTTAGCACCAGTTTTTGCGTTAACGCCAGAAAAGTATCTGATAGTAACAGAGGGATCTGATGAAGTAACGATAATTCAGCATATTTCTTCTTATAAGGGATTTGATACCAGAGGCGACGGAGACTTTTTTAATCTTGTTGATCGCTTCTCTGTAGCATTAAATGCAACTGACGCTCAAATTGGCGAATATATTAATGCATTAAGAGATTTTTCATCGCCAACTTTTATTTATGATTATGTAAAAAATTCAAAAGAAAATGTTAGCAGTATTTCTATTGTAAAAACACAAAATTCTTTTTTTAATGTTGTAAGCTTTAGAACTGCACTAAAAATTAGAGTTATTGAAACTGGTATAGGAAAAGACCTTCTTTGGTGTAAAGTTTTATTCCAAGTTCTTACCGATTCCGGCATTAAAGAACAAACTGGTTTTTGCTTAAAAAGCGATATAGCAGAAGGAACCTACCCAGATAGTAGAAGATTGATAGATTATTCTGATGTGGCAAAATCTCCAACGATAAATCCCAAATTATATGCAAAAAGCGTTAATTTTACTGTGTTCCCATCGGATGATTTTGATAAAGTTAATTATAGCGATGAAATTGCATCATACTATGTCATAACGCAACTTAATATAGTAGATTTTAATAATCTAACTGAAGAAATAATTACTGATTCATTTAAAAGTGCTTTTTCAAGCGCAATAAAAGCTATTTTAAAAGATGTAAATAAATTACAAACAAAAGATGGAAGAAATTTTGAAGAACAATATTATTGTTTTGCAAAAATAGAAAGTTATGTTATAAATCCAAGAAGAAACCAACCGCCAGCGATACTTGTAGTATTGCCATATAGAAATGTAGAAGCCGTTTGTAAGACCGACAACTATCTTCAGGCGGCTGGTCAGTCACTTTTAGATCTCCCAGACCTTGTTAATAGAGCATCGGAAACAATTTCAAATACTGAAATTTTTAATTTTAATAAATTAGCACCAAATCTTTCTTCTGTTTTATCTGCGGGATCATCAAATGCTGCAAATTATGATTATTCAGCAGCGATTTCTGATGGATTGGATTCTGCTATTAATGGTGAGCCATCATTACGTGATTACATATCACCATCAGATATACCTACTTTTAAAGAACTGCCTTCTTTAGACGAAAATGATCCAACAAAAGAAAATCCTAATCAAGTAAACCGTTTTGTTTTCATACCCTACTCAGCCCAGCCAAATGGTGATTTAGTTTTATTAAAAACTTTTGATAACGTCTATAAGACTCTTAAAGACTACGCATCAAAATTAAGAGGAGAATTAGAAAAAGACCCACCCCCAGAGGTTTTTATAGATCTTTCTTTATATGAAGATTCATATAACAATTTTACAAATACAATTATTGGTCTTTTAAATCAAAACGCTGGGAAACTTCTTGGATTATATGACGAAAATGGTCTTACATTAAATACAGCATTAACTTTTAAGTTTATATCCATAAATGACATAATGGTCGTAAAAGCAATTTATATTTCATATAACGGTGGAAAAAATATAATTGAATTAGATGGAGTAAACAGTTTATTAATAAATGAACCAATAACAGATTCTACTTTTGCATTTTTACTAGCAAATACAAATGCACTAGCAAAAGAAGACGGTAAAAAATCAATAACATCATTTCTATCTGATTACGTAATTCCAGGCGAATTGGCGCAAATAAAATACGCACCAGGTACTGCTGATCGTTTTGAACAAAGAGAGCTAGAGTGTTTACGAACTTACGTTGACAATACAAAAGATCAACTAAAGCAAAGCACAAATGAATTTATAAATAATATTGTATCTGGCGAAAGTATAAAAAATTTTCAACAAACTTTTAGTGAAAAAGAATGGGAAGAACTTGGTAAACAGCTTGGAGAAATTACAAAACAAAATTGGGAAGAATTTATAGATCCAAAAACAATCCAATGGGAATTAATCATAGATGAAGTTACAAAGTGTATAGCAAACCAACAATTAAGAGATGCAACAAGATTTTTGTTGAATGCGATAAAAAACTTCCTTGTAAACGATGTCCCACTTGCGTGCCAGATACCACAACTACCAATTCCAAGTTTTCCAGTTATAAAAATACCAACATTCCCAAATATACCTGGGATGATGACAGTTTATTATAACTCTTTTGGAGAAGCATTGGCAGAAGAGAGAACAGATGCTATTCTAACGCTCCTAAGAATGATGAACGATGTTATTAGCAGCTGTAAGGATAGCATAGACCCAGATACAGTAGGGGATACTTCGCCAGAAGATTTATTAGGCGACTACAGCAATTCTGGACAGGCTCTTGGACAAACTGGCGATGCGTTGGAAAACGCCGGGATTGTTAGAAACGACGAAGAAAATAAGGAAGAATCAAAAGACGAAGTTAAGAAAATTTTAGATTCTGTATCAAAATCTTTGACGAAATCAGAACTTATTAAGTTATTTTTAGGAACCGCTGATAACGAAATTATTAGAATAGTAAAAAATGAAATTAATTTACTTGAATCAAAACAAGGCACCCCACAGGGTATCAAATATATTCCTAAAAAATTAGGCAGCTCAACCAAAAAATTTAACAATTACGATGTGACGATCCTAGCCGATAATAAAGTTAAGGAATTTTTTGCAAGATTTGCGCCATTAATGAATCAAGAAAAATTAAATTTTCTCACAGAGCAAATATTATCAAATGATCCAGATATATTGTGCATAGATAACAATACTTTTAATGAAAATTTAAAAAAAGCCTTAAAAGAAAAAGGCTTAACTGAAGAACAGGCACAGGTTGAAGTTGAGAGAAAAGACCAGAATTTAAAAAATACTATTTCAAAATTGTCTTTAGCTTTAAATATGTTAAATAAGACATCAATTGAATTAAAGCCAATCAATTGTGTTCAAAATGAAGACGGAACAATAACACCTGGAATTTCTGATAAAATTGGAATTCCTGAAGCTTTCAAAATCTCAAATGAGGATATTTTAGATAAATTATATTCTAAGTTTGATGAGTCCTATAACCAAGATATTAAAAATTGGTTTAGAAATTCATCTATTACAATACAAGATAAAAGCGGGAATGTTATTAAAAAACTCTTCCTAACCTCTGGAAGCGCAAACACATTTTACGCTTCAGTAGTGTACCCAACAACTGTGAAAAGAACCAGCAGTTTCAGAGGAATAGTTAGCTCTCCATTTCCTGATGTTATCGATCTTAACTTTAAAATACCTGAATACTTATTTGCAACAGAAGAAAATGCAAAATTAATTAACGAAGACCCAGATAGCCAATTTTCAAAATTATTGGTTGAAACTAACAATATTAATATAAATACAAAAATACGCATAAATGCTTCAACTTCTTCAATAAGCGGTACTGGTCTTGATCTTTCGTATAACAGCTTAAATGCAACAAGAATTAGCACAATATCCGATCAGGAAAATAGAATAATAAACTTAAATAAAAGTCTTTCAAATAATTATAATTTTTCTACTAGTTCTTATTCGGTACAAGCTAATCAAAATTTACTTTCTTTAATTGGCGGCATAAATACAGAAATCCAGTCAAAGCAGGATGCTTACGACAAAAAGATTGTAAATTACTTATTTCAAAAGCAATTTTTTAATAATTTTCTTTTTGAATATAAAACAGATAAAAATGGAAATTTACAAACACCAAATATACAAAAAGCTTTATCACTAGATCTCAATCCGCTGCTAACTAAAAAAGAAAAAAAGTGTGGTGTTAAAGATAAAAGACTGATTAATCTAGATGAAATAAAAAATAGTGTTCAAAAGGCCGCTGCTAAATCAGCTTGTTTACCTCCTATAATGTCACTAGATGGTAAAAAGAAGGTTCCATCTGCTGCGGATACAGCAAATTATGAAGCAGGATTGGCATTATTTTTTAGAATTTATTCTATTGATTTTAATTTAAAATTGCTACCATTCGGCAATTACTTATCGCTACTAGACTCAGAAGTTTTTTATGTGATTTGCTATGATTTTATAATGAAAGACATAAAGAGACTTTTTGGCTCCTCTTATGCATCTAAAATTAATAAAATAATGATGGAGAAGTATAAGAGAGAACAAAATCTAAAAGATATAAAAATAGAAGACTTATTAAATTCAAAAGCAGATATTTTAAATGCGTTTAAAATGCATTTTAAGAAAGATTTCTCGTCGGTCAGCACTCAAATTCACGAAATTTATAAAAATGAAAAAAATAAAAATATAGTAAAAATAACTAAATCGGAAGAAATAATACAAGAGAAGAATTATAAATCATTTGTAGATTATGCATATGATAATATCACATTAATACCAGATCCAGCAAGCATTTCAAACGTAAAAAATTCTTTAAATAAAGAAATTTCTTTAATAACTAATAATGACATTATGGCTAGAATAAAAAATATATTTGATTTCTTGATATCAAAACCGTCATTAGAAATTTTATTAAAAGAGTATGATAATAAAATAAAGCCACCGGGATGGTCGCTAGATCAAGTAAGAATATTTTTAGCGGCTCTTGTCTCCTCCGATAGCATGACCGAAGAAGACCTAAAAAACATCTTAAATTATATTATTAATTTATTGAAAGAATATGGAGATAGTAATAGTAATTATTTTTCTAATGTTGATAAATTTTATGAAAATAATGAGTACTCGTTAAAGCCCAGCTACGATAGGATAAATGATCTTTTAATTGAGAGTGATAATGACGACAATTTATCACTTGTAACTAAAGAAGGGTTAGAAGTCGTTACTCAGATAAAAACTTTTTCTGATCGTATTAAAGAAAAACAGCAATTAATAGAAAAAGTAGATGTAGATTTAGATAAACTGGCTGCAACAAACCCTCCATTTTGCATTATTACTAACAATGGACGTTCATATTTTTCAATGGTTGCAAAAGAAACCAAAAAATATACAGACTTTTTTACTAGCGATATTGAAAGTTTATATACATTCGCTATAACATCTAATGAGTCTTATAAAAAAGATCTTACATTTAAAGATTTATTCTATACCTACTTTAAATTATATTATCCATTTGACGAAATGTTTTCTGGATATTGTTCAACAATGCTATTGTCATTAAACAGCCTTGACGTTTTAAATTCCTCTTTTGATGCTTCTAAACAAGAAATTAAGTCTATAATAGATATTATAGATCTAGCCAGTGATTATACGAAAAAAATAGAAGATAATGGAGTTACGGCAAGTATATCTAAATTAAAAGTGCTTGCTGCATTACCAAAAACAATTGTTAGGAGTTTTGCTCAAATAACTGATCCAAACATCTCTATTGCTTCTGCCGTATCAACGGCTTACGGCCTTGGAGTAGCGCAAGCAGAAGCTGCTGGAGTACAAATCTCCGTTAAAAACCTTCCTATGTATATACCAAGTTTAGGATTGTCAGCAGCTCTACTTCCTCCTATCACACCACAAGGACAAGCGGCTTTTGCAATTTCATTGGCAGAAGATGATTTTGGTATGGAAACTGATAGTACAACAAACGATGATGATGTTTGTTAGGAGATAAAAATGGCAGGTATTTCACCAAGACTACCGTTATCATTAGATAGAAATGATATAGGTCATACATTAAACAAAAACATTAAAGATACGATAAAACAAAATTTAAAAAATTTAGTTTTGACAAACCCAGGTGAAAGAGTTTATGACGCAAATTTTGGCGTAGGTATTAAAAGATTTCTATTTGAGAATATGTCAGAGGCAGTAGACGCCGACATTATTTCCAGAATTGGAAACCAAATATCAAAATATATGTCGTTTTTAAGCGTTAACTCTATAAAAATATTAAGAAAAGATGATTATAATAGTATTAGTATAACAATTTCTTATTCTGTTCCTTCTCTTTCTGTTACGGATTATTTATCGCTTGAAAATCTTACTAGATAGACTACTTATTTGTTAGAGAACAAAACCATGAATAGTAAAAAATTAGTACCAATAAAATATACAGCCAGAGACTTTAATTCAATAAAAACTGAGTTGGTCGAATATGCAAAAAAGTATTATCCTGATACTTTTAAAGACTTTAATGAGGCAAGCTTTGGCGCTTTAATGCTTGATACTGTTGCGTATGTTGGCGATGTTTTGTCTTTTTATGTGGATTACAGCGCTAATGAAAGCCATTTAAAGACATCTATAGAGTTTAACAACGTATTAAAACATGGCTATAAATTAGGCTATAGATATGATCCATTTCCTTCTTCTTACGGCACTGTTTCAATTTATTGTTTAGTGCCTGCTAAAGTTGATGGTTTGGGGCCAAATCTTTCTTATGCGCCTATTATAAAAAAAGGTACTACATTTGCAGCTGGACCTAACACATTTTCATTAATTGAAAATGTGAACATGTCAAATTCAAACTTTACAGTAAGAGTTGCAAAAACAGATCCAGATACAGGTTCTCCTACGTATTATGCTATAAAAGGATTTGGAACGGTAGTTTCTGGTATATACAAAAATCAAGTAAGCACAATAGGTTCTTTTAAAAGATTTCTAAAAGTACAGATTAATGAACCAAATGTGACAGATATTGTTTCTGTCGTAGATGCAGAAGGAAATGAATATTACGAAGCTGACTTTTTATCCCAAAATATCAGCTATAGAGAAATACCAAATAATTCAGAAGATGCGGCTTCTGCGCCAAATATTTTAGTTCCATTTGCTATTCCAAGAAGATATGTTGTCCAAAAAGATAATGAGTCCACTTATCTTACTTTTGGCGCTGCTAATTTAATTGATGTAGAAAATGATAATATGTTAGAAGATCCAAACAAATTTGTAATGAAGATGTATGGAAAAAGATACGTTACTGACACTTCCTTTGATCCAAAAAAATTGATAAATAGCGATAAATTTGGAATAGCTCCTTCAAACACCGATATTACAATAACATATAGAGTCAATACTACGGAAAACGTGAATGCCGCCGTTGGAGCTATAAATTCTATAACAAGATTAGTTGTTGAATTTACAGATGAGCAAACATTAAATGCACTTGACGTTGATGATGTAAGAAGCAGCTTTGTAGTAGAAAATGAAGACCCAGTTGTTGGATATATTAAAATCCCAGACTCAAATGAATTAAAAATAAGAATAGGCGATAATTTTGCGGCTCAAAACAGAGCAGTAACTGAAAAAGATTACGAAGCATTAGCATATTCAATGCCAGGAAAATTTGGATCAGTTAAAAGAGTCAGATTAATAAAAGATCAAGACTCTTTTAAAAGAAACTTAAATCTTTATATAATATCTGAGGACAATGAGGGACATTTAATAAAGTCTTCAGTTAATATTAAGAAAAATTTAAAAACTTGGATAGATAAAAATAGAGTTTTATCAGATACAATCGATATGATTGATGCAAAAATAGTTAATTTATCAATAGATTTTACTGCAATTGGAGTTTCAGGAAAACAAAAATCTGATGTTCTAGACGATGCTCTAACAGCCTTAAAAAAGTATTTCTCTAGAATACCAGAAATTGGTGAACCATTTATGATAAATGACGTTTTAGCTGTTTTAAAAAGGGTAGATAGCGTTCTAGACGTAAGAGAAGTTACAATAAAGACAAAAAATGGCTCAAACTATGCTAGAACCAATTTAAATATAAACAGTAGCACAAATAGCTCATTGTACGATAATATTATAAATATGCCTTCAAACGTTATCTGGGAAGTAAAATATCCAGATGTTGACATTCATGGAACAATAGTATAATGCCAATAAAAAAATATGTAGCGAGCAAAGATACAACAATTACGGACGCATTCAAGCCAGATCTAATTACTAGGGCCGTAAATGCAAATATGGGAGCTTCCGACTCGTTAGAGATATTTTCTATATTTGCTCAGGCGACGGATAATTCAGTTGAAAAAAGCAGAATTTTAGTTCAATTTCCAATAGAGCAAATTATAGAAGATAGAACATCTTCAAAAATTCCGGCCTCTGGGAGCGTTAAATTTTTTTTGAAATTATATAACGTTGAACATCCGTTTAGCGTACCAAGAGATTTTAGTGTTTCTATCAATCCTGTTAGCCAGTCTTGGGATGAAGGCTATGGCTTAGACATGGAGACATATTCCGATATTGGTTGGCACCCTGTATTAAAAGGTTCTGGCTGTACTTGGGAATACGCACAAAGTGGAACGGTCTGGAGCGGCACAGGATCTTCATATATTACTGGCTCTGGCTATGATTTTACTCAAACATTCTCAAGCGGTTTAGAAGATATTGATTTAGATATAACAAATTTAGTAGAAGATTGGATAACTTCAACAATTCCAAATAATGGTGTTTTAGTAAAACTTTCTGGTTCTTTTGAAGACGGCACAGAGGGTAGAAGCTTTTATACAAAAAAATTCTCTGCTAGAGGTAGTGAGTTTTTCTATAAAAGACCATCCATTGAAGCACGATGGGCAGCAGTTGTAACTGATGATAGGACTAATTTCTTTGCTTCTAGCAGTGCTTTCGATACAGAAGATAATATAATGAACTTATATTATTTTAATAAACCAAGAGGAGTCTTAAAAAACATCGCTGGAGATCCGCAGCTAAATGTTAAATTTTACAGCGATTCAACTCTGTTGAACGAAATTGCTCCTTCTTATTTGTCGATTTCTAACCCAAGCGAAGGTATTTATAAAGCTAGGGTTTCATTGGACACAACAGCGAGCGTTGGATACGACGTATGGATTAATAGCTCATCTCTTGGAAGATATTTTTCAAGCGCTTTTGATATTAATCAACCAAATGGTTATGATTATGATAGCACGCCAGAGTATGTTGTAAATATAGTAAATTTAAAAGTAAATTACACTGGATCTGAAAACGCAAGATTTAAAATTTTTATAAGAGATCGTGATTGGAAACCAACAATTTATACAAATGCTACAAATCTTGTAGAAAACACAATTTCAAATAATTTATACTATAAAATTTTAAGATTAAGCGATAATTATACTATAATAGATTATTCAACTGGTTCTATCGCTTTCTCTAAAACATCTTATGATTCCAACGGAAATTATTTTGATTTAGATTTAACGTTTTTAGAACCTGGCTATACATATGGTATACGACTTGCAACTTACGATGGGTCGCAATTGAATGAAATAAAAAATACTTTTAAATTTAAGGTCCAGTAAAAATGTCCATAAAAGACTTATTTAAAGATACCAAGCAAGTAGCAAATGAAAAACCAGAAGAAATTTACAATGAAGTAGAATCTAGAACTTTCATTCAAAAAAAGAATGAAGAGAACCAAGAATTTATACCAAATTTAGATTTTTCTGATCCAAAATCTTTTGCAAGATTTGGTTTAGCTGATGAATATTATTCTTCAGCGATTCAACATATCTATAGCTCTTATCCATATGATGGTTCCGAGTCAGAAATAACTGACTGGCGAAATAAATTAACTTACTTGGAAAAGTATGTTTTTGATAGTGAATATCCAAAAACAACCGGCTTTATTACTTTAAATTCTGATACGTATGATTCCGCATACACTTCAGTAGGAAGTGGTGATACTAAAGTTTTAGTAAGCAATAACGCACAATATGTTAAGGCATACAGTGGCCCAAATGCAAAAGGAAATTTGTATAAAGATGGAAACATCTATAACGTAAATAATAATCAAGAAGCCAATTTTGGTTTAAGTTCACAAAAAGGAAATACTGTAGAATTTTGGTTTAAGTTGGAAGAAGGGCTTTCACAAAATGTCCTTTCTTCTTCTTTTGGTTTATTTGATTTATGGAACGGCATCGAGGACACCAATTCTTCAAATTATGCTAGATTGTCAATAGGTCTTTTAGCATCGCAAAAAAAGTTTACTATAACTTATAAAGGTAATACAGACCCTCTCTCAGGGTATGGCGCTCTACAAAATGTCTCTATAGATTATAATTTAACTGATTTAAACTCTTGGCATCATTACGCATTCTCATTTGTTAATAGAGAAGAAAATGATGGAACATTAATTGCAAAATTATATATTGACGGCGAATTAGTTTGGAAATCAGACGGCGAGTACGCATCTGCATTATCATTTGATAATAAAAATCTCTTAGCAAACTTAGGATCTTATAGATTCTATAGCGCAGGCAATTATAATTTAGGTGCAGCACCTGGAAGTTTTGATGAATTTAGATTTTGGAAAACAGAAAAAACTCAAAAAGATATAAAACGTTATTTATTCGATAGAGTTTATGGTGGTTCAAATACAGATTTATCAAATACAGATCTTGGAGTTTACTATAGATTTAATGAAGGCGTTTTAAACGAAGAGTCTATAGACCAGAGAGATTCTATAATATTAGATTATTCTGGGCGTGTTTCTAACGGAACTATCGTAAATTATACGGCTGGCGTCCGCTCAACATCGTCAGCAATTGATGATAGCGGTCTATTTGAAAGCCAAGAAGTCAAAGACCCAATCTTATACCCAGACCATTATTTGGTTATAAATAAAAGTTCAGAATTAAAAGAAAAAGGGCAAGAATGGGATTTGCGGAATGGTAATTCAATTTACCGAAGCCTCCCAGAATGGATAACCACAGAAGACGAAGAAGTAGCGACAGAAGAACTAAAAAAAGTTACTCAAATAATTGCAAGTTATTTTGATAAAATTTATCTTCAAATAAAAGAATTACCTACATTTGGTTTTGGAGAATATTACGAGCAAGATAGAAAGCCAGCTCCATTTATTAATTCAATTCTAGAATCTAACGGGTTTCTAGCTCCTGATATTTTTGTTGATTCTAAAATTATAGAAGATCTAAAATCTAGAGATGAACAAAGACTATTTGAAGAAAAATTAACAGATTTAAAGAATTTAATTTATAAAAATATCTTAAATAACTTAACATATATTTATAAAACAAAAGGTACAGAAAAATCCTTTAGAAATCTTATAAGATCATTTGGTATAGATGATGAGTTGATTAAATTAAATATCTATGCAAATAATACAGAATTTACTATTGAAAACAACAAGAAGAGTATCGTAGAAAAAAAGAAAGTTCTTAACTTCTCAACCCCAGATAGCTACGGAACAAATATTTTTAACACAAATGAAACCTCCGATTCAACAACTTCTTATTCGTCTCTATTACCTACAATAAATTTAGACACTGCAAAAGTACCTTATTATTTAATCCCATTAACGTTTGAAACAGAAATTTTCTTTCCAAAAAAACTAGAAACGTCAGACGTAAATTACTCAGTGCCAGAAGAAACAAATATATCTTTGTTTGGTGGTTATTCTATAAATAACTTAACCGATGAAGCTAATATCGTCACTTCGCACTATAACTTTGAAACATTTTTAGTTAAAAATAAAAAGGACGATAGGGGCGGATATTTTAAATTTAATTGTATTGCTACCGCTGATAATAATCTAAGAAGCCAATATTTTTCTGATATTTACGAGGGAGAAAAATGGAATTTTGCGGTTAGACTAAAAACTCCATATGATAACTTAGACAAGTTAAATTATGATATTAATGCTTTTAATACCCTACCCGTTGGGAAAGATTATTATCTAGAATTTTATGGCGTAAACACAGTAGAAGGTAATATAAAAAATGAATTCACAGTAACAAGCTCTGCATTGACTCTTGAGCAGGTTCAAAACATTCATGGTGATTTTAAGAAATTTTATGTAGGCGCTAGAAAAAACAATTTTACTGGCTCTGTGTTGAATTATACAGATATCTTAGTGTCAAACGCCAGATTCTGGTATGATTATCTATCTAACGAAGAAATTCAAGAACATGCGAAAGATTCTGCTAATTTTGGTGTAAAAAATCCTATTGCAAAACCATATGAAAATTTAGATGAAAAGATCGAAAGAATAAATCTTTTAGCTTTTAACTGGGATTTTGATGAAGTAACATCAAGCGATAGCAATGGTGAAGTTTTAGTCAAGGATACCAAAGGGGCTGTAAGTGGTCTTGACAGCTTATTTTCTTACAACGTAGAAAAAACTTATGCAGCCAAAGCATCAGAAACTCTGGCAAATTCAAAAGATATAGTTAAAAAACACTATACTTTGGCCTCAAAGCAAACAGTCCCAGAGAATCTGTACACATCAGACACAATTAATATCTATGGCGATTCGGACTACGCTTTTACAAAAGATACTAAACCAGTTAGTTTGTTTTGGGCTTTTGAAAAAAGTATGTACCAAACAATATCAGAAGAAATGTTAAATATGTTTGCTGGTATTGTTGATTTTAATAATCTTATTGGCGATCCAATAAATAAATATCGCCAAGAGTATAGAGACTTAAACGCCCTAAGAAGAAAGTTTTTTGAAAAAGTAGAAAATGAACCATCTGTAGAGAAATATATTGAATTCTATAAATGGATAGATTCAGCTATTGGAGAAATGTTATATCAATTAGCACCAGCTGGTTCTGAATTTTCACAAAATATTAGAAATATGATTGAAAGCCACGTATTGGAAAGACCAAAATACGATTATAAGCTTCCACAAGTAAAAAAGACTACGGTAGATTATGCACAAGCAAAAGGCATTAAAGAGTTAAAATATAATTGGAAGAAAGGCCATGCACCAGAAGATTTAACAAGCTTCTCGCAGGAAGATAGTGCGTTATGGCTGAAAGAAAGAGCCGAACGAATTAACTCGCCAGTAATAGTTTCATCAGGCGATGCAGATGCTGATAAGCAAAAATTATTAGATTCGATTGTAAATGAAACAAATAAGAAAAAATACAAATCTTATAATGCTGCCACAAGCACAGTTTATGAAAAAACTGCATATTATGATAGACGCTTGGCAAGATTATATGATTTAGCAGCTGATAAGCCTTACTCTTTGGTTGATGGCATCGAAACATTTGCAGTTGTAAATGTGCTTAATAGTTTAACAAATTCAGTAGAACTAAGACCTTTGTTTGCAGACTCTGGATCTGCTAGAACTTCCCTATTTAACCAACCAAGAGCAAACTATTCTAAACAATATAATATAGTTCAAGCAGCTGGTAGAGAAATCAATAACAAACATTTAGTCGATGTAGAAGGTGTTCTATCTTCTGCTACTGCAAGCGCATTTATTAGTGGCGCTTATGATTATCCATTACCAACCCGTAAGAAATACGAAGGAATAATGGTCAATCGGTTCTCAGCCCCAGGTGGTCCTGAGTCGCTATCAAGAGGTGCTTTAGATAGAGAGTCAGAAACATTTTCGGTTTACAATACAGTTAATTATAGAAATCCATTAGTAAGAAAAGCTTTAAACGATTGGATGAGAGAAACGGCTTCAATAGATTCAAACAACCCATCGTTTCATAAGATTAATAAAAATCATTTAAAAACAGCAAATAGCAATGAGTATGATAACGGCTTCGTATCGCATCAAATTCCAAGAAGTGATTATGGTTATGCTTGGATATCAGCGTCTGCTACAAACTTAATAACTTCAAGTGGTCCCTACTCATCGATATATCCAAATACTGATATTGGTACACTTGCTGTTTTATCTGCATCTACAGAATCTGGCGAAGTTATTGACTTTGTTGGTTTAAATAATTCAAATATTACAACATCTGTCAACCAAGATACTTCAACTATTTCTTTTAATGAGAACGGAAGTTTACATAAATATTTATTAAAAAAAGATGGACCTTTTGGATATACTTCTTGGAAGCAAATAAGACAAAAAGATAATAATAAACTTGCCAATTTATTATTTAAAAATAATAAGTTTATTATTCAAAAAAATACTTCAAACTTTGTAACGGAAACAAGAACCTATGCCGCAGATTCTGTGTCTCCTCCCTTAACAAAGCCTTCAAAATTAGAAGTAAAATCCATAACAAAGCCTTATATTGAACCACCTGTAGAGTGGAATTTACCAATTACATTTGGAGTAACATTAAATACAGAATTAACAAAAATTAATGATGTATACACAATTTTAAGAACAGAATATTCAAACGTTTTAGACACAATTGCCAATCAATTATTAAAAAATGAAATTGCACCAGTGCAGCCAGATAGAAATAAAACTTCCTATAAGAAGATTTATAATCTATTGACCTCAAAAGTACAAGATATAGACGAACCTGTGGCGGCTGGTATTGCTTATTCTGAGCTTGTTTTCCCAAGAAAAGATAAAATTGGTTTAGGCGACATTAGAACAAAGCCAAATTATGAAGATAATGGTAGTACAGACAGCATAGTAAAAACAAAAACATTCTGGAGGGATTCTGCCGTAGACCGTGAAAGACCTTCATCGACTGTTGATATGTTTGGATTTGCTACAAGTTCATATAATACTATTGGCTCAAAATTATTTTCTTCCTATGGGTCTTACGATAATTTTATTTTTGATCCTAATAATAAACTAAAAAATTCTATTTTTGCTCAAGACTTGCAGTATAGTGAATCTTATTCTTTACAAAATAATATTGATAATATTAAGTTACCAGTAAATAATATTTTTTCTTTTAATAAGGATACAAATATTGTTACAAACTTTGGAGCTTATACTGGTATATTCGCAAGTAATATAAATACTTCTTTGTCTACTTCTGATGGTATTTATATAGGCGGCGATTTTACAAATGCTGGCGGTAATTCTAAAGCAAATTGTATTCTTAAATGGGATGGACAAAGAGTTACTACATTCAAAAATGGAATAAACGTCACTGATGCCGTAGTTTATTCAATAGTGTCTGGCGCTGACGGTTTATACGTTGGTGGCAAGTTTAGTAATTTGGATTCTACTACATCAAAAAATGCAATTATAAAATGGGATGGAACAGATTGGGTTAGTTTAGGAACAGGGTCTTCAGCTGGGAGCGCCCCACTTTCTCCAAATGGTTCTAAAACTATTGTTTATTCTATGGTCAGCTCTTCTCAAGGTCTTTATGTTGGAGGAGTATTTACAGACGCTGGCGGTGTCTCTAATGCCGATACAATAGCACTATGGAATGGCTCAACTTGGACTAATGTTGGCACTGGTTCTCCTGGCTCGCCACCACTCGCAGACCCTGACTGGTCTTCATTGTATAGTTCTGCGACAGTATTTTCTTTGGCTAGTTCTTCATATGGTCTTTATGTTGGAGGGGCTTTTGCTATTGCAGCTTCAAACAACCTAAATGCAAAAAATATAGCAGTGTGGAATGGCACTAATTGGACGGCGTTTGGAAATACTATTGGTGATGGAGTTGGAGGCAATTCTTATTATGACCGTGTTGCTTCAATCTCATCCGGCTCTGACGGTATTTATGTCGGCGGTAGTTTTTCTATAGCTTCTCCTTTAACTGGTAGCGATAGCGTATCTAACGTTGCTAAATGGGATACTATTTTATCAAAATGGAAAGGTTTTGGTTCTGTTTTATCAACAGTTACCTACAATGCTCTAGACAAATCTGCAACATTTGTAAATTCTGGAATAAATTCTCTGTTTTCTTCTTCCGATGGTGTATATATTGGTGGGTTATTTTCTAAAGTTGGAAATTTTGGTAATACTTCTTATAAAAATATTGGATTAGCAAAATGGGATGGAGCAAGCTGGGGAACGATTGGTGGCAGTATATATTTACCATTAAATTCTTATTCTGTAATAAATACAATTACATCTGGTTCGTCTGGGATAATTTTTGGTGGAAGTGTTACACAATTCGTACCAGATAAATTACAGAAAATCTTTTATGAAAAAAATACTTCTGGCTATCTTTCAAACAAAGACATACTGCTAGAAAAATATTTTGATCTAGAACAAATTTACTATCCAATAAAAAATGTAGCAATTCTAGATACAAACCAATATGGTAATGGAAATATATATTCTCTATACGGAACAACCCAGGATTATACAAACAATTTAGATAGAGATATTTTATGCTTAGTAAGCGGCTCTGACGGTGTATATGCAGGTTTAAGGGCTGTTAATGATTATAACAGCATAGGTAACCTAACAGGTTTTCTAAAAAAATGGACTAAAGAAAATGATTGGGTTACAATAGGAAATATTACTCCATCAACGTTTGGAGATTCTGTATTTGCTTTATGCTCTAGCTCCGCTGGTGTTTATGTTGGTGGTAAATTTACTAATGGGGGCGGTGTCTCTGGTGCCAAAAACTTAGTTTTATGTAAAAGTAGTGGTTCCTTCCAGATTGTTGGACCTACGAATTCTTTCAATAATCAAATTTCATCTATAATTTCGGCGTCTGAAGGAATCTATGTCGGTGGCAAATTCACTAATGCTGCGGGAATCGCAGCTGCTGATGGTATTGCAAGATGGGATGGGACAAGTTGGAATTCTCTCGGAACAGGATCGTTCGGTTTAGGAAGTGGCGTATTTTGTATGCTTTCATCTTCCGAAGGCATTTATGTCGGAGGTGGATTTACCGATACGGGAATTAGCGACACTGCAAACATTGCAAGGTGGGATGGAGTAAAGTGGAACTCAGTCGGAGGGTCTTCGCCATCAAGGCCAAACAATACAGTAATTACTATGGCGTCCGCATCTGATGGTTTATACGTATATGGTGCTGATGGCTACACTATTGGTAACGCTGGTAATGCTGTAACTTCTCCATTTATTAAAAAATGGAATGGAACAAGTTGGAGTGATATTTCTAAAACTTTAAATGGGCTTATTTGGTCTTTCACAGCTTTAAACAATAAAATTTATGCCGCTGGAAATTTCACTTCTGCATCAGATGGCACAATTTTAAATAATATAGCTTGCTGGGATGGTACAAATTGGAATCAAGTTGGTACGAACGGTATTAGAAATGGTTTTAATCTTACAACTGATGATGAAATTTATAGCTTGGTATCTGATGGAAATAAAATTTTTATTGGTGGACGTTTTGCTGGCACAAGATCGGGTCCAACTATTAAAACAAAAGATTTTAAATATCAATTTGAAGCATATTCGGCTTCAGTAGATATTGTTATGCCAAAACCTCAATTAATTTTTAATAACTTTATACCACCAAATGCAAATTCAAATTTAAAAATTGCCGAGAACACATACGCAACAAATACAGATTTGACCACAACGGTTTATTCTTCTAGCAATAATTCAATCTTTGTTTTAAACCAAGGATATGTTTATGAAACAGACCAAAAGGCAGGCCGTGGCGCATTTTATGATTCTTATACAAAATTTATAGAAGACATTAAACCACACTCTCAAAAGTATTCTATAGTACCAGAGTATAAAATTAGCAATTTTGTGGAAAGTTATGTTAAAAAAGTTAATGGTAATTTTAATTCAATTTTAACAAGCGATTATTTAACCCTACAAGGCGCTTTACAGGAATCTTCATTTAATAATCTTAGCAGCTCTACAAATATTTCGCAAAACTTTGATACAACATTCTTGTATGATGAAAGTCTACCCATAGATAATGATTTTAAATTAACAATTAATATTTCTGCTATTAAAAAATTGTTACCATATAAAGGATTTTATCCAAGTGAAAGAATAGAACAATTAAGCAGCTATTTCATAAATTCATTTTTACCTTTAAAAAGAACTCTTGTTTCAAGTAAAAATCCAAAAGAGGTATATTACTCAGCACTTTCAAATGGAACGCCACTAAATCAACAAGTTTTGGCTTTATTACAGCCACTATTTGCGCCAGGTATTCTTTTAAATACTATTAAATCATCAGTTGCTGTGGATTTCCCTGTATTTATTACATCAAGTGTTAGCTATGATTCAAGAACGCCACCCGTATTTTACGGTAACACAGGAAGTTCTCTAACAACAAATTATCTATTTGATTACATTAATAATATTCAAAGAAACTACACTGCTTCAAATTACATTGATTTAAATCCAAACTATAGATTACCATTTGAAGCTTTAATTGATTTTGATACAAAGATACCAGATGACTTAAAAGTATCTGCAAATAATCTGTACTACTTAAACCCAACACATTATACAACAGATACAATTACAGGTTCTGATTTTAATAATATTGCATACCCTTCATACAATATGGGTACTGGCTCTTTGAAGTCATTTACATTCTTGGATGCAAACTATAAATTAGCTATGCATAACTTCTTGGCAGAAATTCCTAATTTCTTCCTTAAAGGTAAATTAACATCAATAACTTCCAAGCCAGAAAACGAGTTTGCTGCTGCAATTCCTGGCACACGTTATTACATGGACGTTGTTCTTGAGAAAGACGGAGCTTACAAAGAATTTATAACAGATCCATACTACGAGAATCTAAAGAGCGACCCAGCGAAGCATAGCGAAGGAACATTTATGATTCCTTCACCCGATTCATTATACGGACCTCCAGTTAGATACTGGGATAGCGCCGGTTCTGCTAGCCTATTATACCAAAAAGGCCCATATAATTTGTACTCTAAATTACTAGATACTCCTTCGTATGCTCCTTATGTACCTCCATATTATTATGGAAAAGCAATTGCAAGAATTTCATTCTTAGCTAGCGATACAAAAACAAGAGCCTACAGCCTACAGGAAATTCAAGATTCTATTAATATTGAATTCCTAAACTCAGAGGCCGAAGCATTATTCAAGCAAAGATCAAACTTCCTATTGAATGATTTTTCAAGTTCGTATGCGGATAATTATAAAAATTCTCCAGCATATAAGTCAATGATGAACTTGTCATCAAGCATCAATTTGACATTAAAGTCAGAAGACCTAGATTTATCTGTGGATGTTGCAACTTCAAAAGCAGATAAAGGCACTAAATCTTTTGTTCCAAAATTTAAATGGGTAATTCAAACAAAATTTGAAACACCAAGCATTAATTTTAATGATGCAGATTTAACAGATAACATCGGTCTACAATTTATTGATGGTGATAAAAGCATTCCAGGAACTGTTAAGGGCGTTTATAAGAACTTATTTAAAGGAATTTGGACAACTTATGGCTCCCCTGTTCAAGAAGGCAGCGGTATAAAACTATATTTGCAAGAATCACCAACTGGTCCTAACACTGGTTCTTTAATTCAAATGTGTGGATTTAAAACTGACGTTAAGCCAACTTTAGGTGTTCTAGGATCCGAAAAAACTGTCAGCGAAGCTTTGGTTTTGATTCCATACACATATAATAAAAACCATGTCGATGGAAAGAAAAAAATAAATCAAGAATTTGCAGAAACATTACCAGAGATTCTTGGTGAAAACAATATTTTAAAACCAAATCAAAGAGGAAGAGGACCATATTATTTCAAGATCAATAGAGATATCCTAAAAGAAACATTTGGGGTTTCTTTTGGTAAGGAATCAAAAATATCTTTTGAAGAAATAAAAACAATTATTGACAATAATAGTTCTTTAAAAAATACAAGCATAGTAGATACCGTTAGACAAATGACAAGATTCGTTTTGCCACCTCATCTAGATTGGTTAAGAAACAAAAATATTGATCCTTTCGTAATGTATGTTATTCCATTTGATATAGAATTACAGCAAGACAGTAATTATACAGATTTATCTGATATCTGGCAAGGTGTCATGCCATCAAAATCTATGGAATCACATATAGAAAACAAGAATATCTCACATCCATTTAATTCGGATGAATTATTCCACGGTAAAAGATTGCCAAAAGATGTTAAATTTAAAGTTTTCAAAATTAAACAAAAAGCAAATGTAAATTACTATGAATTAGTCGAAGACTCAAAAGAGTCGGCGCTAAAGCGTTTTAAGTTTAAGTTTACCTCATCAGAAGCAGTACCAGAATATTCTTATAACTGGCCTTACGATTTTTGTTCTGTTATTGAGATGGCTAATGCCACAGTAGAATTAAAAAATGGTAAAACAGATATTAATTTGAAATCAAAAACGGCAGGAGAAACATTTGTAACGCAAAGAAGAGTAACTTCCAACGCAGACACTTCAACACCAGTAGTAACAAATGCACAAGAAACAAATAATACAAATATTGGAACAACGCAATTAACGACAACGATAGCAAATCCAACGCTTGTTCAGACTCAATTTGTTCCACAGATAAATACGGTGTCAGCATTAAACGGATCTCCGACTTCTTCATTGCAAGCAATTAATGTAAATTCGCTTACCCCTGTTGCACAAGCGCAAATTCAAAATATAAATGCTACTAATTTGAATGTAACCGCAACTACAAGTCAATTAATAAACCAACAAAATAGTGCATTAAAAACAATAAATTCATCAACAGCTCAAGCAGCAGTAAAAAACATAAAAGCGTCATTTTCAAGAAAAATAAAAAAATAAGAGGATAAAATATGTCTTTTTTTGATAGCAAGGAAGAAGTAATCAATATAGAATTAACACCTTATGGAAAAAAGCTTCTCCTAGAAGGCAAATTTAAGCCAGCTTATTATACTTTTCATGATGATGATATTATTTATGATATAAAATACGCTGAGTCTAACGATGAGATACAGCTTTCGTCTTCTTTGAGAATTCTTGAAGAAAGTTTATATGTTAAACCTCAAACAAGATTTACTTCTGTAGATAATACAAATAAAAAAATTTCTCCGTTAGACCAAAAATCGGATAGTGGTCTTATTAATAATTTATTGGGTAACTCTTCTCTGAATAAAGATTATAAACCAGCGTGGAAGATTAATATCTTAAGTGGCGAAGCGGAGAGTTTTGAGCAAAAATATACTAAAAATAATAATGATTTAGATATTCCTCAAATTAACTTAAAAAAAGTTCAATATGAGGTGAAAACAATAAAACCAGAAGAAGAAAAAAAGGGTACAGACATCTTTTTTAATGATAAGTCTGCTTTGAGAATAGAAAATACGTATGTTTTACTAGACATTTCCGAGCTTAATGTTGATTTTGAAAAAGAATCATTTGATATGGAGCTTTATGAAGTAAAAGAAGATCAGAATAATGAAGAATTTTTAGAACAAATAAAGTTCAGGAAACCAAAAGAGTATGTTGTTAATAATATCTTATTAGATGAAAGTGAAGTACCGGAAGAAAGAATTGATGAAAATTTAACACTTGCTGATAATTATTTTAACATTTTAGTAGATGATGAAATAAGCCTTGAAGAGTTATCAAAAGAAATTTCATCTATACCTACAAAAACAGTTAAACCACCATTTGGTGAGGATTGTTAATGACAAGTTTAATAAACGAAATATCAACCGCTACTGTTCCACAGTTAACTTATGATAGCTGTGTTATTTCAAAAAAAGTAAATGATGTTTCTTTTGAGGTTGAATCTTTAATAAAACCAGTAAAAGGTTCATCAAACCCCAAAAACATATTAAATTTTAAATTCAAATTCCACTTATTTGACAATTATAAAAAAATACAAAATAGCGGAACATGGTTCAACAATGAAATTTTAAATAAATTTTTAAAATTTAAAACAATTATTTGTTTAGATGAACAAGAGGCAAAAAGATTATCTGAAGACCCTTTATCGGCAGTGGCATTAGAAAACTATAGAACACATACGTTTTCTTTTCAAAACTTTAAAAAAGTGATTGAAGATAAAAAGGCTAACTTAACTAAATTTGTAATTGAATTTGAAAATAATATCTACAAAGAAAAAATTGAAGATATTTTACATTTGTCTGTAGTATTTTTATCGTATTACGATTCTTTAGAAATTTGTAAAGAATACGGTTTAGATCTAAATAATTCTTTGGGCACAGAGGAGTATTTTGTAGGCACCCCAGAAATACAAAGAATTATAAACAATAGAAAAATTGAAAGAGACATTGCAAATACCGTAGTCGATACAACAATTTTAACAAACATCCCAGAATATATTTATGATTCAAATTTATCAGAAACAAAAAAAGCAAATTTAGATTATTTTTCTGATTTTTTTGCTGCATACGACAATGAAAATTTATTATTAAAGAGACGTAAGAAAAGCAAAGAAGTAGAATACTATGAAATTGCAGACCAAGAAGTTTCAAATGTTGTTAAATTTGGATTCTTTTTTGATATAAAAAGATTTTTAAAAGAAAATTCAATAATTGGTAAGTTAGCCGAACTAGCAACTGTTAATAATACAAGCATAACAAATTCTAGCTTTATCCTAAATGCAAAATTATCTAGAATAAATGAAGTTCCAAACAAATATGGCGATTATGAAGAAAAAGTAATTTTAGAGGGAGTTACGGCAAAAGAAGTAAATTATAATCAATTGCACGCAAGCATTATAAATAATGCTCCCGAGCTTGTATTTTTCAGTGGAATGGATACAACATTCAAAAATATTACAAATGGTAGATATAAGTACAAATTTTCAATAGAAATAGTAGATCCTGCATATGCTATTTTACAAAAAATAAATGATTACTTATTAAAAAGTTACAATTATTTAAAAGCTTACCAAAAAATATCATCAATTCCTTATTTGCAAGCAGAAAATGTATATGATGAAAACCCACATATTGATGTTGCAAGTGAATATATTTTTAAAGAAACAAATCTAGCAAACTTAAAAGAGGGCTTTTACATAGCTTCGGAAAACCGTTTTTCTAGTGGCTTGCAAGATATATTTTCTAGCGAAGAAGCAGTTAAAAATATTCTTGGATTTTTAAGAACTTATGTAATTTTTCTAGATACTGATAAAATTAAAAAAGATAAAATAGATTTACAAGAGCATATTGAACGTTTAGCCTCAAGTATTTATTATGGAATAAAGCCAGAAACAGGTAATCCAGAAGGTGTAGAAGGATTTTTAAAACTTTATGAACAATTATTTGAAAATATAAATAAAATTTTATCCACTAAAAGCATAAATCCAAATAATGGTTTATCAGAATTACCAGCATCATATAATTCTTCTAGCCCATCTCTAAATTCTGTACCAAATTTCATACAAACAATTAAAACAGAAGTTGTTTTCAATAATTTTATCGCAGATGCCACAACTACAAATTGCTTTGGACTTGATTTTTTTAATAAAAACCAAAGTAAGAGTTACGGGCTTTCTAGTGTCCTCGATTCAGAGATACAGAATACAAAATTTAATCAATTTTTAAAATATATTACTTACAAAGATTTCAATAAACAACTTTATAAGCTTGATCTACAAAAAATAAACGAATTAGAAGCCGTTAAGCAGTCAAACGAAGTTAAATACTCTGCATACGCTTCTGTTGATTTCTTATTAAGCTTGTACGGTAAAAAAGAATTTGAAGCTTATTTATACAGCTTAAAAGAAGAGAACCTTATTTCTACAAAAGGTGTTGCTGCTCTTAAAAAAATAGCATCAGATTTAACTATTTTACAGCTTAACGATATATCTACAAGCACCTTATTTGATGAATTTTTTATTCAAAACGCTATTGACGAAAAAACAAAAAATCTTTATGGAGAAGACAGAGCAGAAGCTATTTTATCAGAGCTTTTATATTTTATTGATTCTGGTGTGCTTTATAAGCTAACAGCAGGAATTCTAAACGATTCAACTACCATAGGGGATGAGACAAATAAAAGTGTTAAGACAATTTTTGAAGCAAAATTAAGCTATTATTCTAATCAAGAAAATTTTTCTTCTGGTGAAAGTCCGCTGTTTTTACCAGCAAATTCAGAATTTTCTACTATCAATCTAAGGAAAACCAGCAAATTTAAATTAATGTACGAAACTGTTAGAGAAGTTGAGAAAATTTCTTTTAAAAAACATAAAGGCGTTTATATATTAAAAGATCCTGTATATACGAGATTTTCAAACGATGAAAAAAACGGCAATTATCTATGCTTCCTTAGACCATATGTAAATGATAAGGCATTTTTGACTTCGCCAACTTATGGTAATGTGCCCGTACATAATCAGCATTTTATTTATTCACATTCAAAGGGTGCAGTTGTAGACCAGACTACTCCAATTGATATTGTGGCAATAGTAGAAAAGCCAAGTATTACATTTTATGCAGTAGAGCCTTCAAAACCATATCTTGTACCAGTACTCAATACCGCTATAACAAGGAATGTAAAGTTAAATAACTTTTTAAGCTTCACGGGCGTCCCAGAGTACGGACAAATTGCGGACGAAACAAAAGATTCGTCTGGTTACACTCCATCAATGCTTGGTTTGCTTAAACAACAATTTGAAAATGCAATATATCTTACTTTTGAAAAAGACGGAAATATAACAGCCCCATTCCTTGGTACTAAGTTTAAAAAGGGCGATCCATTAGTTTATCTATATTTAGTTCCAACAATGCCACAGTCACAATTGGCAAATGTTGGGGATTTTAGTAAAATTGATTATTTTAAAAATTCTAAAGGAAAACTAGAACCAGGTGCTTGGTTAACAATAAGAGCCGAATCTGATGGGGAAGTGACAGATATATTTACGAACCCAGACAAAATTTTTGAAGAAATTGATATAAGATATGAATTAGGCGATCAAGCAGATCAATACACTGACGCTAGATTTTATAAGGTTCCAAGCGTTTTAGACCGTGTTGGTGTAAAAGGTTTTAGAGGAACACAAAACGAGAATGTATTAATAGTAAGCTATAAAACACAATAAAGAGAAAATAAAATGAAAAAAGTCGGTGATTCAAATTTTTATTTTTTTACAGATGAAGATCAAATTAGAAAATTATACAAGAATGAATGGGTTCAGGGTAATAACAGTATTTCAATTGATTCATCGAATGTAAAAAAATTTTCCAAAGATAAAGACGGCAAGTATTATTTGCTTGTTCCAGATGCTAGCTTGATTCAAGATATTGATTTAACCAAGACATACAAAGATTTTATTTTTGAAATATCATCTCCGTTTGTTATTAAAAATAAAGAGTTGAGCACATTCTCAAATGTAGGTCCAGCATCAAAATTAGAAATAACTAACAAAATTAATTTTTATAATAGTGAATATAATAAATTAGCTAAAGACTATAATGATGAATTAAATTTATTAAACTATTATCTGCTTATTTCTAAAGACATTAGAGACAACCCTGATATTGAAAATATCGTTACAAATGGCTATCAAATTGATGATTTTTTGTTTGATAAAAAAACCATTAATACGTTTTATAGCAATTATGTTAAAACATTTGAAAAATGGAAAGATGTTTTTGATAAAAAATATAAAGATAAATTAAAAACAATTGCTTTTAATCCAAAAGATGTTCCATATAGCGAAGTTACAGCAGAGTTATTTCCAAATTATACATCTGTAGATTTTTATAAATATGCATCTGGTGATTTTATTAGCGCAATTGATGAAACTTATTATGGATTAAATTTCTTATCTAAGATGGTTGAAATTGGTAGTTCTGATTCGTCTCCTGCTTTACCGTTTAATAAATTAAAAAGATACATTCATCCTTATTTTGATGTAGAAAGTGCTACTGGGTCTGTAGATATCGTTGCGTCATTAACAACAAATAATAGCATAAAATACTTTGATTACACAGAATGGCTTGAAAACATATTAAAAAATAGCGCAGATATAAATAATAATAGATATTTTGATTTTAGCCAAAATTCAAATGCATTTTATATAGGAAATAAGACAAACGATTCGCTACCAGCAACTGGAGATAATGTTTTTTTATCTAACTTGCTATCAAGAATATTATTAGGTAAATCTACTTTTATTACTTCTAAAAATACTAGAAATTGGTATGAAATATTGTCCGGTAAAGATTGCTATACGGAAGTTGTAGGTATAAAAATAGAGAAAGAAAAAAAAGGAGTTGGAGTAGTACAAACATACTATTTTGAAAATACAAAAGAGGATTTACTAAAATTTATTGACACGCAAATAATTGACGCTGAGGAGTACCAGTATAACACATATTATTATGTTTTAGCAATAGGAAATCAGTATAAGTATTCCCTAGGCTCTATCGATAACAAAGGTAAAAAACAAAAAAATAATCAAGCTACTTTGCAAGATACAATTAATCCTCCACAAATAGTTATTCAATCTAATAATCAATTACAAACAACTTCACAATTTACGGTAATACAGCAAAATACTAGTCCTTCTTCTTTAGAAACTTTAAAAACTTTAGAGCAAGTTGGCTTAAATAAATTATCTAGATTAGTACCATCAACGGCAAAACAAACACAAGATACTAATTTAGGCATAAAAGCTGCTGCAATACAACCAACAATTTTAGAAGTCACTACAAAACAATTACTTTACGTCTTTGAAATACCAGTACTTGGAGAAGATGATCTTGTAATGAACTCTTTTGTACCGGAGCCAGTAAGACCTCCGACTTCCCCAATTGTAACTCCAATCCCATATAAAGACTTAAAAAATAAAATTAAATTTAATTTCCAACCTACGATTGATTTTTATAAAGATTATTTTGTACCATTATTAGATAGCGATGGAGACACAATTCGATTTGTAGAAGCTAATTCTCTAAGGTTCCCAGACGGACGTATTGAATTTGGCTTTAAGAATTCCATAGATTATAATGGCGATTTAGCAGGTATGCAAAATACAGATCCTACAATTTATAATAAAACGCCATCAGTGTATGAAATATTTAGAATAGATAAAGAACCATATAAATACGAAGATTTTAAAAATCAATTATATACAACAATCCAAGCAGAATCATTTATTGATACTTTAGAATACAATAAAAAATATTATTATATTTTTAGACAAGTTGGCGAAAATAATTTAAAATCAAACCCAACTGTTGTGTACAAAATTGAAATAGTCTATAATAGCGGTGTTTATTATCCAATAATATCTGTACATGAATTCAAAGATGATGCTGGTGTAGTTGGAAGCAAAAGTCTTAAAAAATACCTATATCTAACGCCATCATATACTCAAACTCTACTAAACAAAGTAGAAGATCCATCAACTGCTCCAATTAATCCTTCTTTTGGTGTTGGTCCAACAGTATGGGATAAAAAATATAAAATTCGCTTAACTTCAAAACAAACAGGACGTAAAATAGATATTAATTTTTCTATGAAAATTGGCGCAAGAACTATATTAAATGGCGCAACTGCCGTTTTACCTGACAATGCTGGCAAAAAAGCCGCCAAAGAAACAAGACCTATAGGAAGTGAAGAGACAATATCAGAAAAATTAAACTCTGCTGTTGTTAGAATTGTCAGACGATAATAAGTTTTTTAACAAAATTAAACATGAATACTAGTTATAGTACAAAAAAGAGGATATAAAAATGGCATTTTTAGATAATTCTGGTGATATAATTTTAGATGCAGTATTAACTGACGCTGGCCGTCAACGTCTTGCACGTGGAGATGGTAGTTTTAAGATAACACAATTTGCTCTCGGAGATGATGAGATCAATTATGGTTTATATAACCCTACAAGCTCAAGCGGTAGTGCATATTACGATTTAGATATTTTACAAACACCAGTGTTAGAAGCATTTACAAATAATATTGCTTCATTGAACAGTAAGCTACTTACAATCCCAAGAACAAATTTATTATTTTTACCAGTTATTAAACTAAAAAGCCCAACTTATACAAATGGATCTGATTTTATCAAAAATACATTTGTTATTTTGGTTGATCAGCAAACAGAAGAAGCATTTAACGCAGGATCAACAGTTGTTGATGGCTTAATCCGTGGATATAGCATAAACAATTCTTCTTTTATTGAACTTCACCAAGGTTTAGACACAACTGCTATTAATTTTAACTTTCCAATCGACCAAGACTTAAAAGAAACACAGTATATGGTTGAAATTGATAATCGCCTTGGAACAATTATAACAGTTGATAGCAACCAAAACAATATTTCTGAGGCCGCTAAATCATTTGTTGACGACGATAATATTGCACAATATTACTTCTCACTAACAACAGACCCAGCGTATGTTCTAGATGGACCTGCTATTTCTACTGAAAATAATAAAGCTAGCGTCATTGCTGGTCCAAAAGGTTCAGCAATTAAATTTAGCATTCGTTCATCACTAGAAACACAAACAAGTACTTATTTGTTTGATACCTTTGGTCAACAAGTTAGTATTGGATCTCCAAGCGTTTCATACAAAGTTATAAAAACAATCGTCACTGTCACTGGTGCTACAACAGGTTATTCTGTAAGCGTACCAGTATCTTTCTTAAAGAAACAATAATATAAGGAAACAAAAATGGCTTCTACTTTTAAAAGACTATCATCTGAAGATGTTGCAGTTACTAGAACCCCTCTATACGAGGCTATCCCAATCACTGGTACTTTGGTTAGCAGCTCAGTTTATGGTACAAATAACATTAAAACATACACTCACGGTATGTTCCAGACGGTATATGATTACCCACACCAAAGTTCATCAGCAAACGCTTTATTTGATATAACTGTCGGCAGATCAAGTCAAATCGATGCTGTGTTTCCTTCTGTTATCCAACAAGGAAAGAAAAAAAATATTTATAATCAAATGGCACAACTATTAGTTGGCTATGATGCAACCAGCAGCATTAAACAATTAGATTCAAAAAATACAATTTTTGCAGAACCTATATTTCAAAACTGTTATTTTTTGAATTTTTCTAGATTATTAGTAAAAGATGAGATTAAAAAAGGAACATTCCAAATGGTCCTTGGTGCTGCAAGTAGTTCTGCTACCCCATTTGCATCTACGATTACAATCGATGATAGCGCCGCTGCAAATAGTTATTATGTAGATTCACCAACTGGTGAATATGGTGTTCTTCTAAAAACTGCCGGTGGAGCTGGCAACCCAACGTATACAAACGCTGGTTTGATTTTTTATCAAGCTGGAGTTGTTGTTCTTTCTGCTGGCGTTTTTGAAGGATTTGATGATACTGTGAAAGAGACTGAAAGCTTATATGTTTCAGAAAAAGGACAACTAGCTGATTCAGCAGCCGTGTCTGGAACTAATGGTACTACAATAGTTTCTGGCACAATTCAACAATTGTTTGCTAGTGCTTCAATTGATGGTATTGCCAATGCATTAAGAACTAGAGTACAAAATATTAGCTTTAATAATACAACTGAGCTAAATTCAACAATTTATTTCTGCCGTGCAAATCACAATGAATTTAATTACTCCTCAAACCCAACATATTTGAGCGGTAGCCAGATTGTTGTCAAGAAAACAGCCACAGATGCACCAGTTTCTTATATAACAACAGTAGGTCTTTATTCGGTTGATGAAGAATTATTGGCTGTAGCAAAATTATCAGAGCCGTTAAAGAAGACTCCAGATGATTCTCTCATCTTAAGAGTTAGATTGGATGTATAAAAATGCCAATTAGAAAATTTGAACAAAATGATTATTTTGTAAATGTTATAAAAACAAAACCTCATTGCAAATTTTCTATTTTTAATGGAGATGTTTTTTATAAAACAGACTTTGCCGATACAGTTCCTAAAGGACACGCTGCATTAAATGATTTAAATTTGGGAGAAGGCGTAACACCTTCTACTTGCGAAAATAACCTAGATTTTAGCCAAGATTGTAATTCTCAATATTTACCACTAATATAATGACATGTCAAATTACTACAGATATATTGTTAAAAGTTCAAATTTAGATAGATTTAGTTCTGTAGATTCTGTTGAGGCTAATACATTAGGGTATGGAGGGATATTTCAGCAAGATTACCCTTTAACTTCTTCAATAAGCATTGATTTTTTCCCAAATCAATCAGATGTTTTGGCATCACAATATGGCAATCCATCCAGGATTAGATTAAAAACACTGGAGCCTCTTTTTAGGAGATACTCACGATACAGTGATTTTTATCAATTTTCTTCAAGTTATGCCAATTTTAATACAGATAATATTTGTCTAGTTAGCATACCAAGTATTTTTTACGGAGATACTATTTCTAAGGGTACTGTTAAATTAAGCATATACTCTGATGGAGTATTATTATCAAAAATAGAAGACGTATACCACAATGGAGAATTAATTCAAACAACCGGCTCTACAGTATTAGAATCAAATTTTAAAAATGTTGCTGGTGTTGTGCTATATGATGAAGGTCTTATAGCTTTATTTGATAATACTGCAATTTCTAGCTATCAAGAAAAATTTTATTCAAAAGATTTTGCAGTTACAAATCCAGATTATGTTCGATGGACCAACTGGGGTATTAGCAAAAATTTAATAAAAGATTCTGTTATAAGTTCCAGCTATGATATAGAATTTGATGGTATAAATAAAATTCCACAATTAACCTTACTTGCACATGCACCAAAGGGCGAATTAAACAATTCTACAAATTATACGTTTGTAAAAAGGGAGCAAGATGTTGGCACAACAATTTTTACTGGTAGTAAGTCTTACCAAGAGCCAGCAGACCTGGAATTGAAGAATATTACAAAAAATTTATATCTGTCTCCAACAGCTAGTTTTCATAAAGAAACTTATATAAGTAAAATTTTAATTTACGATGAAGAAAAAAATGTTATTGGAGTTGCTAAATTAGCAAAACCAGTAAGAAAAACAGAGTCAAGAGATTTTACTTTTAAATTAAAATTGGATCTATAATTTAAAATAATAAAAACTATTTATAAAAACAGAGGAATACAAATATGGCATTAACTATAAAAGATGGAGCAGGATCTACTACCAGTTTAAAGACGACAGTAACTGGCAGTGACCATATGCCACATCATATTATTCAAGAAATAAGTGGCGCAAATATTGCATCTATTGTTAGCAAATTAACTGATATCTCAAGCTCTGCTGCTGCCGTACAATCAATTACAGCTTCTTCAACAAATCCAGTTTATATTACTGGTGCTGTAACAATTAGTCAGCCTGTTAATGTTGATTTAGTAGTTGGAGATACTATTACTGCTAGTATAACTGGTGTGGCATCAGTTTCTGTTCAGAACCCATTCTTTGACCATGCGATGGTGGCTATATCGCACTCGTATTATACCAGCGTTGATCCATCTTCAAATTATTTAGGTGTGAAGTTCCCAGAAGAATATAGAAATGTTCTTGGGCCTTATAAATCTCTTTACGTTACAACAACTGCCTCTTCAATTACAATTGATAATTCTGGTTTTGCGCAGATGATCAATTACATCACCGCTTCCACTGATTTAAGCGATAGCCAATACAAAATAAAAGTAAAAATTACGGGTTCTACAGAAGACTCGCCTCAATATGTTACTGGTACTTTGAATACTAATTTGTTTGGTGTTAATAAGTACGGATTACCATCTGGCGGCGCAGCTCTTGTTGTGAAAGTAACTGGTAGCAATAATTCCGATCCAGTTTTTGTTAGCGGCTCTACTGATATCGGAGTTGCAAAATATGGCTTTTCTGAAGGCGCTGCTCTTGTTGTAAAAATAACAGGATCTTCTTCTGACCCTGTATCAGTTACTGGTAATTTTGCTTTAGATTATGCTTCATATGCGTTACCAACTGGATCTGCCTTAGTAGTTAAAGTTACAGCATCAGCGCAAGATCCGTTAACAGTAACAGGTACACTAAACGTTGCAAGCATTTCAAATCCAATATACGTTAGTAATGTTAATTCTATTTCTGGCAGCGTTAACGTTACGTCCTCTAAGGGAAATCCATTATTTGTTATATCAGATACAGACAAACCAGTGTATGTAGCTAACAGCGCATCTAACGCTTTATACATTACATCCTCTGACTCCTTCCCACTACAGGTACAAAAGAGATCAGCTACAATAACGCAAACTCAAAGGTATGTTGCAAATGTATATGGCTTTGACTGGACCGTAAATAGCGGAACGTTCGTCATGGCAACCCCAGATACAGATAGAAAATCTTTAATTATTGCCAATCCGTCCAGCCATGAACTTTATATAGCAATAGGTAGTAGCTCTGACCCTGGATTTGTTAATGGATTTTTGCTACAAACTACAGAGTCAGCGCCAGAGACATATGCGTTTGTAATTTATCCATCGGGTACTTATACAGCAGATGAATACGCCGCTAGTTTATTCCATGCTGGATTCTATATCAGTCAATCCGTCAATAATCAAAAAACTCTTGTAACAAGAATAGGATACTAACATGCCAATTTCATATCCAAGCTATCAAACAAGTAATCAAACAACAACTGTTAATAGAGATCCCGACCTTCCTTTAACTATACCTTTAGTTTATTCTACACTTCCTATTGTAACTTATGGAACCGAGTCGCAGAAGGTTGCAAATATTTTAATACCTCCTTCTGGTAGTTATGGCTTATCTGGTTCTTCCTACAATATTATGGTTATTCTAGAAATAACTGGCGCAGCAGATGCCACCGGATCCATAAATATTCAGCCTATGGACGAAACCTTGCAATTTACTAGCAATATTGGTATGAAATCAGTAGCACAAATTAAATATTATGGTATTGATCCACAGCCATTTTGGAATGAACCAGGGTTTGGGTTAGAATTATATATGTCAGGCAGTGATACTAATCTAACTTGCAGCTTACATAAACTTGAAATGATTTTTTCTTCTTCAGGCAACCAATAATATATGGAAAAAGTAGTCAATACAAGTCCAAGCTCAATTGAAACAATCGACGGTGCATTTTTGCAATACGTCGAGGGCTTGAATTTATTTTGTACTACAATAAATGGATGGGAAAAAATTCCAGTTATCTGGTCATCAGCAGAGCGTGCATACCAAATAAAAAATAATAGAGAGCTTAGAGACAAAAATGGGTCTTTAATACCTCCAATTATATCTATAGAAAGATCATCTACTGCAAAAGAACCAACTAATAAAGGTAGTTTTTTTGGTACTTTGTCACCAAGATTCGATAGATATTTCGTAGCAGAAGAATTAAATCAAGATAAAACTTCTAATTTTGCAAACGCAGACTCTTTACGAACCGCTGGTCAAATCAATTTCGTTACTTCTAAAAAAAATCAAAAAAAGGTCTATAAGTATAAATCAATACCAGTGCCAATCTATGTTACGGTAGAGTATAAGATAAATATAATAACAAATTATCAAGGCCAAATGAATGAAGCAATTCAACCATTTATGGCAAGAACCGCTCAAAATTATTTTATAATAACAAAAGATGAGCATAAATATGAATGTTTTATGAATCCTAGTTTTGAACAAGAAAGTATTTCAAATTTAGGAGAAGAAGAGAGAAAATATAGATCAACAATTACTGTTAAAGTTCTTGGATATTTAATTGGAGAGGGTGACAATCAAGAAAAACCTCAAGAAATAATTCAAGAAAATGCCGTTGAAGTAAAAATTCCAAAAGAAAACCTTGCTTTTATACAAGAAGAGCCAAAAAGACAAAGGGAAGCTCCTTCTTTATTAAGAAATGCTGGCGTTCCTGTTTCAGCCGGTATAGCTGTAAAAAAGACTTACGAAATAGGAAATAACCTTGACTCTGTTTACCAAGTAACGCACAACCTAAATACAAGAGATATGTATGTTTCTATTAGAGAAAATTTTGGTGACTATGCAAGAGTAGAAGTAGCAGTAGGTTTTATGGATTTAAACAATATTTCTATAGACATGGGAGATGTAGTAGACCCAGATAATCTTGGATTAAGATATATTGTTACAATTATTGGTTAAATACAAAAATAATATTCTAATTATATTGACAAGAGGAGTCTTGTCAATTTTTACAGGTCACTTGACCGGGAGAAGTATTTAATGGCAAATCCATTAAAAGTTCTAACAGATCTAATTGTTTCGGGTTCTACAAGCTTATCTGGTGCATTGGATGCTAAATCAACTGCAACATTTGCTGATAAGCTAACAGTTACATACGGTGGTGCTGAAATCACCGGAGCGTTAAAAGCTTCTGATTTAATCAGTGGCGCAGGCGGCTTAAATATCAGCAACGGTGCTTCAACAGTTCAAAAATTGACTGTTTCTGGTCAATTAACCGCATCAAATGGCGCTGAAATTACTGGCGACATGAAAGCTAGCGGTGCAGTAAAGTCAGGTAATGGTTATGTTCAAGGTAGCCCAAGCGGTGTAACAATTACAGACGACGGTAAGATTTTTACCAACAACTTCATGAGCGCAAGCGCAGTTGCTTTGACTGGTAAATTAACAGCCGCTTCAGCAGATATTTCTGGCCAAATGTCAGCTTCAACAGTAGTTGGCGATGGCTCTGGTTTAGTAAACCTAACATACGGAAATATTGCTGGTATCCATTCATCAGTACGTGGCGAACTATCAGCAACAGAAGGCGTTAAATACAACTCAACAACTGGTGAATTTGCTCTAACCGAAAGCGTTGCTGGTGCTGGTCTAGGTTTTGCCGCTGGCGTATTAGGAGTTGGCGCAGGAACAGGTATTACTGTTAATGCAGGTGACGTTCAACTAAAGAATGCTGGTAACTTCTCTGGAAATAAACTATTAAAATGGGATGCATCAAATTCACAATTAGTTGATTCAGACATCAGCGAAGATGGAACTAAGATTTCGCTATCAAAACCAGTTACATCAAGCGCAGGAATTTCAGCAACTGCATTTATTGGTGATGGCGCACAAGTTACAAATCTAACCTATGGTAATATCACTGGCGTTCAAGCAGCAGTTCGTGGTGAATTCTCAGCCTCACAAGGTATCGCTTACTCAAATGGCACTTCATCAATTGATCAAACTGGTCTAAGCATCGATAAAGATTACTTATCAATGTGGGACCACATTAACAAGAAATTTGTTAGCTCAAAACTAGTTCAAGACGGAACAGGTTTAACCACAGTTGAAGGTAACTTCACAATCAATGGTAATCTATACGTTACAGGTGCTACCACAACTGTAGACACTGAAAACTTACTAGTCAAAGATCCAGTTATCTTAGTAGGTAGCGGCTCAAATGCTGCTGGTAAAGATTTAGGTTTGATCTTCGGTTCAACCAGCCAACAAGCATTTATCTGGGACCATGATTCAGCTAGATTCCAAGTAGGTGCAACTTCAGAAACAGGCGCTGACGATGAAATTACATTAACAACTTTTGCTGACTTCCAAGCAAAAGATATCTATGCTGAAAATCTAAGCGCAAGCGCAGCATTAAAAGCTCCAGCAATCACTGCTTCAGTTGGCGCTTCAGTTGGAACATTAAATGCTTCAGGTGCATCAACATTAGCTGCTGTTACAGCTGATTCATTAACTGTAACAAATGCAGCTGCATTCAATGGTGCAGTAATTCTAGGTAACGCATCTGGTGATGCCATCACAGTAAGCGGTGCAATGTCATCGTTAGCTGGTATCTCAATCGATGAAGCAGCCGCTCTAAAACTAGGATCAGTAGAAGCATTAAAATATGCAGAAAAAGAAGTAGCAGCTGGTCCTAACCTTGTTTCATTCACTGGTTCATTACTTAACTATGGAAGCGCCGCTGATGCTTATGTATTGGCTGGTGCGTTTAGTGCAGGACAAGACAGTGGAAACGGTCTTGCTCTTAAGGGTGATGCGGTATTAGTAGACGCTGGACCACTAGGCTTTATGGTTAATTCAGATAGCGTAACACTATCAGCTTCAAACGGAATTGACCTAAAATCAGCAGGACTTGTTAACGTTCAAGCTGATCTACAAGTCAATGGCACTTCAACCCTTTCAGCAGTTAACGTTGACGGAACCATGTCATTGTTCTCAACAGATAACTCTGCAAGCTTTGCAGTTGTTACTGGTTCAACTTGGGGTGCAGGCAACAAGCTAGACGTTGCAAAAGCATTTAAACAATTAGATGCTGCAATTGCAGGCGCAAATGCTGCAACTGTTTCACCAGCTGAATACTACGGCGTTCGTGCATCAGTATCAGCACGCAAGAAAGGCAATGCCGATGATATCGTTATCCAATTCTCAGGCTCAGGCGCAGACGGTGCTGGAAGCACATACAACAAGGCACCAATTACTGGCTTAAGCTCAAGCACTTCAGCAGCTGATCTATTAAACAACGTTATGCCATTTGCTTCATTTGACGTTGCAGTACAATCAGCAGCAGGAGCAATGTGGACAAACGATCTAGTTTCAGTCCAAGTTGAAGCTGTTTCTTCAGGCAGTGTTTGGTATCCTAAGTTCACCATCAGCGCACCAGCATTAGCAGCTGACGGGTATGTTCGCTTAATCGTTGTTAACGAAAAAGCTAACGTAATTGCTTAGTAGAAATTAGAATTAGTCTTGAATAAAGATTAATTGGCGAGGCGGTTTAACGACCGCCTCGCTTTTTTTATACTATTTATATCTTGAGGTTGACAATGAAAAGAAAAGTAACTTATTTATTAAAAGACTTTGATGAAATGATGAAATTTATTCTTACACATACAAAAGATATAAAATCTCAAGCAGAACTTCTAAAGAACCGTCAAGAAATTTATGAAGAAATTGACAAAATGTTAAAAAAATATGATAAAATTATAGATGAAATATCTGTAGAAGGCGAGGAAGAGTATGAAGTATAACTTTAATTTTATTCAGGTGGCTAATTGGGTATATGTAATCAGGGGTAAATTAAAAGATTTCCGTCTTAGATTAGACAAAGAGAAGGTTTCTAAACAGGATGCTCTTGAAAATTTAAACGCTCAAAAGAAGTACCTACAACTAATTAAAGATATATTAGAGAGAAATATTCGCTTGGTTGGCGTTCAAAAAGATTTTATAACCAATCTTAAAGATATCAAGAAACAGTACGGAATTGAGGAGTAATAATGGCGAATAAGCCAGTAAAAGTTTTATCGGATCTGCTAACTAAAAAGCAGATTTTAAAACAAGATCAAGACGGCAATATACTCTTCAAGGTTAGCGGTACTTTAGAAGACGGCGTTGTTATTACGTCTTTGCCATTAACTGCTTCTGCTGGCATTGAAGGCCGACTATATGGTACTGCGTCGTATGCGTTAAATGTACCGGACTATTATTTAAATATTTACACTACTGGTTCTGTTACTGGTAGTGGTATGCTTGAAAATCCAATTGCCTTGAAAGACCCTCTGGTAATTGGCACTATATCTTCTTCTTATCTCTACGTTTCAGAGAGCTTAGTCGCACCAAATATAACTGGTAACTTATTTGGTACAGCGTCTTATGCTGAATACGCTGGCAATGCTAATATAGGCGTAGAGGTTAAAAATGCTCATGCAAGATTAAAATACCAAGAAGTTGGCTATTTTGACATAGATGGATTTAAAACAGTTATGTTGCCAAATTTTGCATATGGAGCAGCTTCTTTTCCTACATCTTCAATAGATTTCTTAAATATAAATGTATATATAAAAGATAATGGCAGATGGACTAACGATTTAGTTGCTGTTGAAAGTTATGTATCTGGTGGTAATATTTTTATTGATATTTCGGCACCAGCCTTAACAAACACGGATGAGTATAAATTATTAGCAAATAATGAAAACCCAGATGATTATGTGATACTATAAAATATTATGATACTTGGATTAGATATAAGCACTTCAATAACTGGCTTTACCGTTCTTAGAGATGACGGAATTATTTTGCATAATGAAGCAATACGTCTTGATTCTAAAAAACTTGAAACAATGTTTCAAAAAGCACAAGTTGTTAAAGACCGGCTACAGCAAATAAAACTTTTATATAACATAAAAGAAGTTTATATTGAACAGTCGCTTAATGCTTTTAGACCCGGACTCAGCAGCGCACAAGTTATCTTGACTCTTGGAAAATTTAATGGTATAGTTAGTTGGATTTGTTGTGAAATTTTTGGTAAAGAACCACAATATATTGGCGCTTCTTCTGCTCGTAAAAAGCTAGATATTAAAGTAGAAAAAGGCCAAAATGCAAAAGAAATAGTCCTCAAGCATATTCTTGCTCTTGAACCGACATTTAAAGTAGAGTATACTGCTCATGGCAACCCCAAGCCTGGGACATATGATCGTGCTGATTCATATGTAATTGCAAAAGCAGGGTACATCCTATGTCAGAAACAAAAAAATTAAATATCTTAAAAGAAATTCTTGGTAATTGTAGCCATGTTGGGAATGAATACTTATTCTTTTGTCCAAAATGTAAGCACCACAAAAAAAAGCTTTCTGTCAATCTTAGCAAAGATAAATTTAAGTGCTGGGTTTGTGATTGGAATGGTTCTACTATTCGCAGAATTGTTGTACGTCTTGGTAATTTTAACCATAATCGTGCATGGAATGAACTTAACGGCGTCGTTGAGATTTCAGATTATGAAAAAATTTTTGATTTTACCGAAGTAGCAGAAGAGAATGAAGAATTGCCAGAGCTTCCAGTAGAGTTTCAAACGCTTTGTAGCCGTGATCCATCTCTCACTTCCTTACCCGCACGTAGATATTTGCGAGAACGTGGCATAACTCAGCAAGACATTCTTTTTTGGAAGATGGGATACGCTGTATCTGGCGAATATGAAAGCAGGGTTATTATCCCATCATTTAATATCCAAGGAAAAGTTAATTATTATATAGGCAGACGTTATGACGGCGGCGGCTGGTCCAAGTATAAAAATCCAGATGTAACTAAAGATTTAGTTTTTAATGAACTTTATATTGATTGGAGTGAAGATGTTACAATCGTTGAAGGTGTTTTTGATGCAATTAAAGCTAAAAATGCAATCCCTATTCTTGGTTCCACAATGCGGGAAAATTCCAGACTCTTTAAAGAGATCATCAAGAACGATCCAGCCGTTTATATTGCATTAGATCCAGATGCAGAGAAAAAGGCGGAACGTCTTATTTTAGATTTAATACAATACGACGCCGAGGTTTATAAAATTGATATTCCATTCGGAATAGACGTAGGAGATATGTCTCACGAACAATTCTTAGAATGTAAATCAAAAGCAAAACTAATTAATGGAAAAGATTATTTTTTATTAAACAAGTTGGTTAATTTATGAAAATTAAAATAAATTACATAAAGCAAATAATAAAAGAAGAAATACAAAACACGCTTTATAGCGATGCTATAAAACGGAAAGTTATTAATTTATTCATAAAAGGAATACAATTAGCAGATGACCCTGCTAATAAAGAAAATATTGTTCAAGATTTGATTAAATCATTTGAAGAAATTGGTGTAAATCCAAGTCTAGCGATCAATATGTTAGACCCAGACAGGGAAGTAGATCAAAATTTTTATATTCGTTGCGCTCAATTACATAATGAAATAGTAAAAATTATTGGTGGTGAAGAAAAAAATATTAATGCATTTGCACATTTTCCACAAATAGATCATAACCCTAACATAGATCAAGATGCAGAATTTTTGCGATCTCCGCAAACAAAAAGCTCTAGAAAAGGTGAGCCAGTGTATCTTTACAAAAAAAACTGGGTTCAAGAGTAGACAAGAAATTTTCTCTGTTGTATACTGACTCTGCTGTTCAAGCCAGCAGAGTCTTTTTTTAGAGGGTTGTATGAAAATAGCGCATCTTGCAGACACGCACATTAAAAACCTAAAGTACCACGACGAATATCGTGAAATCTTTTCAAAAATTTATGATATTTTAAGAGAGCAAAAAGTAGATTATATCGTTCATTGCGGCGACATCGCCCACACAAAAACGCAAATTAGCCCAGAATTTGTTGAAATGGCTAGCGATTTTTTTAAGAATCTAGCCACTATTGCTCCAACATATATTATTCTTGGTAATCATGATGGTAATTTACGTAATGATAGTCGTCAAGATGCAATTACGCCAATTGTAAATGCTCTCAATTTGTCAAATCTTTCTCTACTAAAAAATGCTGGTGAGGTACAAGTCAATGACCAACTAACTTTTAATGTTATGAGTGTTTTTGACGAAGAAAATTGGGTAAAACCAAGCGATCATAACAAAATTAATGTTGCCTTGTTTCACGGTTCGGTTTCTGGTGTCCAAACCGATATTGGCTATGTGATGGAACATGGCGATTATTCTGTAGATATCTTTGAAGGCCATGATTTTGCATTTCTTGGTGACATTCATAAAACAAATCAAACATTAGATGTTGCTGGGCGGGTTCGTTATCCCGGTTCAACAGTTCAGCAGAACTTTGGCGAAACTGACGATAAGGGTTTTTTAATTTGGGATATCGAAAGTAAAGATGAATTTTCTTGTGTACACTACGCAATTCCTAATCCAAGACCATTTTTTACAATTAATCTTGATGAAAATGGAGAAATTCCACAAGTTCAAGTAAAAGATGGCGCAAGAATTCGTATTATTGCAGATAAAAGTATTTCTTTAGAAAAAATCAAGAAGGCTACACAGGTAGTTAAATCAAGATATACGCCAGAAAGCGTTACTTTCCTAAATAAAGCGACTTCTAGTTTTGATACAGAGAGCGTAAGTGAGTTAGTAACACAGTCGGAAAACTTGCGAGATCTTTCTGTTCAAGAAAAATTGATCCGTAATTATCTAAAAGACTTCAAGGCTGAAGAGGAAGTATTAGAAAAGGTTGTTGCACTCAACAAGAAGTTTTCTTCATACCTTGAAGAAAGCGAAGAAGTACTGCGTAACGTTAATTGGAAATTAAAAACATTAGAATGGGATAATCTTTTTAATTACGGCGAAGGTAATAAAATTGATTTTGAAAATTTAAATGGTATCGTTGGTATTTTTGGTAAAAATTACAGCGGTAAAAGCTCTGTAATTGATTCGTTGCTTTATACTATCTATAACACAACAAGCAAAAATAATCGTAAAAATATCAATATTATTAATCAAAACCGTGAAAAAGGTACTGGCAAGGTAGAGGTTGAGATCGACGACGAAACTTATACAATCACGAGAACATCAGAAAAGTATACAAAAAAGCTAAAGGGTGTAACAACAACTGAAGCAAAAACCGATGTTGAGTTTACAACAAGCGGCGAATCATTAAATGGTCTTGCTCGTAACGATACTGACAAGAACATTCGTCGTTTCTTTGGTACAATTGATGACTTTTTCTTGACTTCTATGGCAAGTCAATTTGGATATTTGTCATTTATTGGTGAAGGATCGACAAACCGTAAGCAAATTCTTGCTAAATTCCTTGATCTTGAGAACTTTGAAAAAAAGTATAAGCTTGCAAAAGAAGAATCTGCTGAAGTTAAAAGCCTCCTAAAGAAACTTGAAGGTAATAACTACGATAGAGATATCGCTACAACCGAATTAGAAGTTGTTGCTGCCGAAAATCTTGTCAAAGAAAAGACAGAAAGTGTAGAAAAGCTAAAAAGAGACTTAGCGAGCATCAATGAAAGGCTTTGTACACTCAATAAAGCCCTTACGAGCGTTCCAGCGGAAGTTATTGATTACAATTCTACAACGGCATCAGTTAAAAACCTAAAGACTTCTGTAGCCTCAATGCAGAGCGAGAACGATACTTTAGAAAAAGATAATGAAAGACTCGCAAATATCATTAAAAAAGCGGATGAATTGTTAGCAACGATAGATGTTAAGTCTATTTCTGATGGTCGTATCGAAATAGAAGAGCTTAACAACAAAATTTTACCTCTTGAGAAAGAGATTTCTACTCTCTCATCGCAATTAAGCTCTGCGAAACATAAATTAGAGCTATTAGAAAGCGTTCCATGCGGCGATTCATTCCCAAGTTGCAAGTTTATTAAGGACGCCTTTGGTGTCAAAACACAATATCCGCTACTAAATGCAAAATTTGATGGTAAAAACAACGAATTACAACAATTAAATGATCGATACGATGAATTAGATGCAAAAGTCGCAGAACTTTCTAATAAACAAAGTAAAATTTCTCAAAAGAAAATTGAAAGTGAGAAGCATTTAAGCTTGAATGAGCTAAAAATTGAAAAAAACAATGTCTCAATTGAAAAAACAACTAAACAAATTGGCGAATATGAGCAAAAACTCCAAAATTACATCGATAATAGAGAAGCAATTGAAAATTACGGAACAGTATTTAACGAACGTGAAATTTGCCGCTCTCAGTTTAATTCTACAACAAAAGATATCAAAAACTGTGAAGCAGAAATCATTGACGCTCATAGAAAACATGGATCCGTTACGGAAAAATTAGAAAATTTAAAGAAACAAAAAGTTGATCTTGATAATTTGCGTAAAGAATATGCTGCATATGACCTTTATCAGTCATGTATGCATCCAAGCGGTATTTCTTATGAAATTATTAAACAAAAACTACCAGAAATTAATGGTGAAATTGCTAAAATATTAACAAATATCGTTGAATTTGGAGTTTTCTTAGAAAATGATGATGATAAATTAGACATTATGATTAAACATCCAAAATATGATGCTCGCCCACTAGAAATGGGTAGCGGTGCTGAAAAAACAATCGCATCAACGGCAATAAGATTGGCACTTTTGAGTGTAACAACGCTTCCAAAAGGTGATATCTTCATCCTAGACGAACCAGGGACTGCTCTTGACGAAGAAAATATGGATGGCTTTGTTCGCATTTTAGAACTAATTAAATCATACTTCAAGACTGTTATTCTTATTTCACATCTTGATAGTTTAAAAGATTGTGTTGATATGCAAATTACAATTGATAAAATTAATGGATTTGCACATATTAATCAATAAGGAGATGTAAAATGGCAGAGGGAAGAAGTAAGATAAAATCAGAAGATGCCTCTAACACTGGTATTTTAGGTAGCTTAAAAAAAGAAATTGAGGAAGAAATGGAAAAAGCTCAAAAAGAAGGTGTTGGTTTAATTGATGTTGTGTCTGAAAAAATCTTATCAAGAAAATTACTTGTATGGATTGTATCAACTGCATTCTTAGGCCTTGGAAAAATTACGCCAGACGAATGGATGGCAATATCATTAGGTTATATTGGAGTTCAAGGAGTTACAGATTTAGCCACAAAGTGGAAGGGAGTTGGAAAATAACATGGAAACATTAAAAAAAATGCTAGGAGAGGCTATCATGAAATTTAAATTATTGGTTGGTGTCGTAATTGCTGGCTTGCTTGTTGGTGTTGCAGCTTGGCGTAAGCACGTTCAAGATGAATGGGCAAAGCAAGAGCAAGTTGTAAAAGAAGAAGAAGTAAAAAATGATGCAGCAGCAAAATTAGCTGCCGAAACAGCAAAACTTGAAGCAGAAAAAAAGGCAGCGGAAGCCAAGCTTGAAGAAGAAAAGAAAGAGGCAGAAGCAAAACTTGAAGCTGAAACAAAAGAAAAGGTAGAAAAGTTAAAAAAAGCACCCTCAGAAGAGGTTAAAAAAGAAGCAAAAGCAGTCCTTGGATTAAAGGAAAAAAAGAAAAAGAAGGGACCATCGAAGTAATGGTTTTTTTAAAAAAGTTATTAGCTTTAATTGTGCTGTCTTCTTATTTGACGGCACTACCAGCCATTGCTGAAAATGAAGACGTTGCCGACGACGACAACGATGGAGATTACATAGAGCTTAGACAGGAAGAACCAGCCCCTTACGATGGTTTTTTGCTGCATAAAGACGCTATGGTAAAATTAATAACAGAGCGTGAACAAGAATTAGCTAAATTAAAATTATCTTTTAATACAGAACTAAAGAAGAAAGACCTAGAACTAGAAACTTTAACTAAGAAGAAAGAAATAGAACTAGCTATCAATAAAGATATGTATGAAAGTTTATTAAAAATAAGACAAGATAGAATAGACCAACTATCCTCAGAACAAAAATGGAGTGATGTAAAGTTAGTTGGAGGTTTTATTTTAGGGTTCGCTGCTTCAATAGCTATATTTTATGCAGCAGTGCAGGTCACAAAATGAGAGATTTAAATTTTGTTCAAGCTTTAGAGAAAGCTGTTAAAGAAAAATATGGGGAACAGGCTACATATAACCCAAAACAATTTTGGAATGAAGAAAAAGAAAAGCAATTTATAGAAGACCAAAAACATTTTATAGATAAAAAGTATAAAAATGAACAAAACAAGGAAAAAGTAGAGGTTGACGGAGTTTTATTACCAAAGAAACTAATTAATAAAAATATAGATAAAGAATGTTCTTTATGTAAAAAATATTCTTTTGACAAGCGTGACGATCTATACTTAAATAAATTTAAAACTTGCTATAGATGTTATATGTGCAAGTTAGAGGATAAATAAAAATGGCTAGTATCCTAGAAGTAATCACAGGAATCTCAGAAGCAATTAAATCAAAGCATCATGGTGGTGCAGAATTTGGTCTTAAAAGAGAAACACACGACCTAGTGCAAGGTGTTTCAATTTATGATCCAAGAGTTATGGACGGTTTTGGAGTACAATACCAAGGTGATAGGTTGATCTTGAAATACCATTCAGAAATGCCACTAGTAAAAGTACATGATAAAAATTTTGAAACTGACATTAGAGATACCGTAAAACAAGTAAATAAGCACATCAAAGAAGAATATCGTAAATTAATGAAATCTAGCCTTAATTTAGTTGAAGAAGGAGACATTCAAATTCTTGTTCAATCAGCTAACCGTAGAACTTGTTACGTAAATGCAGTGCAAATTTATAAAATCGGTGGAGTTCAAATAGATCGTGGCGATGTTAAGGTCTACGACTCAGAACAAGAACAATTTGCAGATATTGCCAAAAGATGGCTAATGAATGTAAAGTCTAAATAATAGAAAATAGGTAATGAAATGTCTTATAAATTATCAAAGGAAGAGATCAGAAGCGAAATAATAAAATGTGGACGAGATCCAGCATACTTCCTAGATAATTATGCAAAAATTACTCACCAAGAAAAAGGCATAATTCCTTTTAGAACTTTTAAGTTTCAAAAAGATCTATTGAATGATTTCCACGATCATAGATATAATATAATTTTAAAAGGCCGTCAGCTTGGTATATCTACAATTGTTTCTGGCTATTGCGCTTGGATGATGTTGTTCCACAAAGAAAAAAATATTCTTTGTATGGCAACAAAACAAAAAACAGCTATAGAAATTGTTGATAAAGTTAAAGACATTATTGACTCCATTCCAGAGTTTCTTAAACTAGCTACAGTAGTAACAAATAATAAAACAACATTTGAATTAAATAACGGCTCAAAGATCCAAGGCACTCCAACATCAAAAGATGCTGGTCGTGGTCAGGCTTTGAGCCTTCTTATTATTGACGAAGCCGCATTCGTTGATGATATGGACGAGCTTTGGACTGGCTTATTACCAACCATTTCAACTGGTGGTCGCTGTATAGCCCTATCAACACCAAACGGCGTAGGTAACTGGTTCCACAAGACATACATAGACTCAGAAGCTGGCGGTAATAATTTTAAACCCACAAGACTTCCTTGGACAGTACACCCAGAATATACGCAAGAATGGTTTGCGAATATGACAAAAAATATGTCCAAGAGAGAAATTGCACAAGAATATGAGTGTAATTTTAATGCGTCGGGTGAGACAGTTATCAATCCAGAAGATATTATAAGAATGAAGGTAGATCTATCAGAGGCTAAATATAAAAGCTATGTTGATAGAAATTTACACATATGGAAACCGTATGAAGCCGGTGGTTCTTATATTTTAACTGCTGACGTTGCCCGTGGCGACGGCAAAGATTTTTCAGTATTTCATATTATTGATGTAAAAAATATGGAACAAGTAGCAGAGTACCAAGGTAAACTAGACCCAGATAACTTTGCTAAATTAATTTATGACACTGGTTTAGAATATGGCGGTTGTATGGCTGTTGTTGAAAACAATAATATTGGGTATTCTGTTATTACAAAATTAATAGACATGAGATATCCAAATATTTATTATAGCTCAAAAAGCTCTCATGAATTTATGGATACAACAACCGCTCAATATAGTAGCAACAGCGTCCCAGGGTTTGCAACAACAATGAAAACAAGACCATTAATTGTTGCAAAATTAGATGAGTTTGTTAGAAATAAGATCCTAAAAATTAATTCACAGCGAACAATAAATGAATTAGATACCTTTGTTTGGATTAATGGCCGCCCAGAAGCCCAAAAAGGTTATAATGATGATTTAGTTATGTCATTAGCAATTGGATGTTGGGTTCGTGATACTGCTATTGTTAACAATGAGAGAAATTTAGAGTATTCTAAAGCCTTCTTAGGTGCAATTAGTAACTCAAGATCACATTTAAATACAAGCATTCCTGGTATGCAAACATATGAATATGCTCAAAAAATGAATCAGCAGCAAAATGTTTATAAAGAATTTGCTTGGCTAATAAAAGGTTAAAATAAATGGCTAATAATATAAAAAAGAATACAATAGGATACGGTACAAACAATTTATCAAAAAAGAACCCTAAAAATGAAGAATCGGCATTATATACTGCCTTAACTCGTTTATTTTCTGGCCCTATTGCAAATTATAAACAAGAAGCCCAGCTAAGATTCACAAGACGAGATCTAGACCGCTTTAAATTTACATCAGCTAGCGGTCAAAGCTTTAAAAAGAAGAGTTATAATCCTTTTGAAGCAATTCAAAGTAATATTATGGCTAATCAAAGTCGTGCTGAACGATACAGCGACTTTGATCAAATGGAATTCATGCCAGAGATTGCGTCTGCTATGGATATTTATGCTGATGAAATGACAACAAGTAATCAATTTAGACCTTTATTGTCTATTGACTGTAAAAATGATGAAATAAAACATGTCTTACACAGTCTTTTTTATAAAACTTTAAATATCGAACAAAATTTGTATGGTTGGTGCCGTACAATGTGCAAATTTGGCGATTTTTTCATGTATCTTGATATAGATGAACAATATGGCGTTAAAAGTGTTCTTGGTTTACCTTCGCCTGAAGTAGAAAGACTGGAAGGACAAGATGAAACAAACCCAAATTATGTTCAATTTCAATGGAACACGGCTCAATTAACTTTTGAAAATTGGCAAATTGCTCATTTTCGTATTCTTGGACAAGATAAATATGCTCCATACGGAACCTCAATCCTAGAGCCAGCCAGACGCATCTGGAGACAGCTACAACTACTAGAAGACGCTATGATGGCATACCGCATCGTGCGTGCGCCAGACCGTAGAGTATTTAAAATTGACGTAGGCAATATTGCTCCTCAAGATGTTGAACAATACATGCAAAAAATTATTACGCAGATGAAGCGTAATCAAATTGTTGACCCAAATACTGGTCGTGTTGATCTTCGTTATAATCCAATGAGTATTGATGAAGATTATTTTATCCCAGTTCGTGGTAACCAAAGCGCTACAGCTATTGAAACGCTACCAGGTGCTAACTTTGTTGGCGACATTGACGACGTTAAATACTTAAGAGATAAATTATTTTCTGCTTTAAAGATTCCTCAAGCTTACTTGGCAAGAGGCGAAGGCGCAGCAGAAGATAAGACAATGTTAGCTCAAAAAGACATTCGTTTTGCTCGCACGATCCAAAGATTACAAAGAGTTATTATTTCAGAGCTAGAAAAAATTGGTATGATCCACTTGTACACTCTTGGTTTTAGAAATGACGACTTGTTAAAATTTAATCTAAGACTACACAATCCATCAAAATTGGCAGAGTTACAAGAGTTAGAACATTTAGATAAACAACTTGGCGTTGCTAATAGCGCTAAAGAACAAGGAATTAGCAAGCACTGGATTTTTACAAATATTTTGAAGTTCTCTGACCATGATTTCTTAAAAAATCAAAGAGAGCTTGGTTATGATGCAACTTTCTCTAAATCTTTAGAAGCTATTGGAGCAGAGGGCGCTGAAAGCGGTGGTGGTACTGGTGGAGGCGCTACATTTGGAGGAGACGAAGGAACAGAAACACCAGCAGCCGAGACAACTCCAGAAACAGCCACTCCAGCAGCTACTGGCGATACTGGCAAAGAATCTCCACTATTAGCAGCCCCAGCTAGAAGAGCAGATGGAACTTCTTTGCCTCACGAAACTGAAAAATCCAAAAAGAAAGCTTATACATATAAAGTTGTAGATAAAAGAAAAACAGATGGACCTAGAGAGAGAAGCAACTCTGCTAAGTATTCTTCAAATATAGCCTCTTCCTCACAAAAAAACTTATTTAAAGGTAAAGATGGCTTAGACTCTATAGCAAGAATGACAGAGAACGTAAAAGTAGACCTATATGAAAAAGATGAACAGTTATTAAATGAAGTTCAAGAAAAATTAAAAAGTCTTGACAAGAAATTAAATAAAAAAGAAGTAATTGGAGAAAATAAAAATGAAACATAATAAGAAAAGAAACACCGCTTTTCTTTACGAGGCTCTTTTGAGAGAAGGTACAAGAGCAGCAGTAGAGCAAAATTTAGAGAAGATAAAAATAGTAAGAGATATTTTGTGTGAGCATTTTAATTCTTCGACGGAGCTAAACAAAGAGCTAAAATTATATGAAGCTTTAGAAAGCAATAGTGTAGAAGAGCAATATGCTGAAAAATTTGTTAAAGAAGTTGAAGCGAGATATGAAAAATTAGATAAAAAAACAATTTTTAATGAACAAACAGCTCTTATTAATAAAATTAATAAGAAGTTGGGATTCAATACATACAACTCGTTTGTTCCAAATTATAAAGACCTTGCTACTATTTCGCAAATTTTCAATAACTCAACTCCAATAAAAGAAAAAATCCTGCTAGAGCAAGCAGTCGTAGAAAAAATTAAAATTATTAAAGAAGACAAGTTAAAAGAAACTATGCAACCAATTGATAATCTTCTTTATAAAACATTTAGCAAAAAATTTAATGAAAAATACAGCTCTCTTTTAAACGAACAAAAAAAATTATTAACAAAATATATTGAATCTTTTCAAAATGATGGTTTAGATTTAAAAATTTATTTAAATGAAGAATTAGAAAGATTAAAAGAGCAAGTAGAAAAATCTTTAGAAAAAGAAGAAATAATCAGTAATCCTACCCTAGTTGATAAAACTAAAAAAGCTCTTGATTATTTAAATTCTTTTAAGCAAATTAAAGAATTATCACAAGATAATCTACAAAAAGTTTTAAAAATTCAACAATTTGTTAGTGAGGTGAACAAATAATGTTAAATATCACCATTAAGGATAGACAAACTGGCTTAAAAAAAGAAGTTCAAATTTCAAGAACAATTAATGGAGATTATTTTCTCAGGGAACACCCCGAGATTGATATTATTGTAATGCCAGAAAAAAATAAAATTCTATCTTTACCAAAAGATGATTATAATGATCGTGTATATAATATACAAGATAAATTATTTAATTTTATGTTAAAAGAGGGTACAATATTACCTGATACTGTAACTGGTGGAAATATTTATGGTTCGCTACAAGCAATGTATAATCCAACTCCCCCAGGTGGAGAAAGTGCTTTACAAGTAGCAATTTATACTATTGCAAATTTTATTGAAGACCAACGCCCAGAATTTACATATGAAAAAGAATTTCATGATGCAAAAGAAAAGCAATTATTGGAGCCAAGTATCAAAAATTCTACGGAGCTTGGAGAAGTTCCTCAAGAGCCTTTCAAGGGATCCATTCCAAAATACGGCTTCCCAACACGTGGTATTTATCGTTACAATTATTAATTTTAAGTTTGCAAGAACTACTTATTTATAATCAGTTACAGGAGAAAATAAAAAATGAAAGTAACAAAACAATATTTAGAACAAATAATTAAAGAAGAATTGGAATCAGTAGTACAAGAAAGTCAATTAGAAGAAGGTTTTTTTGATCGTGTTGGGGCTGGTGTTGCTAGCGGCTGGCAGGGATTAAAGGGCGCAGCTAAATCTGCCGCTGTAGGTGGAATTGGCAAAGCCGCTGGAATGGTTGGCGCAAAAGATGTAGCAGCTTCAGCTGAAAAAACTAAAAAAACTATTGGTATGCAAACGCACTCAAAACAAAGAGCTGTAAAACTTCAACAAGTTATTCTTCCAAAAATTAATGATTTGCATAAAGATATGCAAATTGTATTTAAAGGAGAAGAATCAAAACCTTTTTATGCAAAAGTTATGTCTGCTATGACAGATTTAGACAAACTAGTTCACGATCAAATGGTAGGTTCTGGTGCCGCTGGTAAAATGAAGAAAGAAAAGCCAGTGCCAGCGGAAGCATCACCAGAAGCAGCAGAAACCCAACAAGGTAAAGAAGAAGGCACAGAATAATAAATGAATTTATTAATTTTTGTTCTTGCTTGCTATGGAATGACTATGATCTTAGTCTATAGCAAAATTTTTGAAAAAATAAGAATTAAAATTAATTCTTTAAATAATAATTTAATTTCATACATGATTAAATGTACTATGTGTATGGGATTTTGGGTTGGAATTATTAATTGTTTTTTGATAGATGTAAGTTTTAATTGGTTTGTTGCTGGTTGTATTTCATCTGGCACATCGTATCTGTTATCACGTATAGCAGATGACGACGGTTTAACAATAAAAGTGAAAAAACATTAATTTCACTATTTATATTGATTGGAGGTGATCTATTATGCGTACAGAAACTGTATACATCCGTCGTTATATGTTGCAACCCGTTAGACGTTGTTGCAATGGTAGCATAATATAGCCTCCTAGAAAAAAAATCTAGGAGGCTATAACTCAAAATAGGTTATAAAACATGGCACAAGAATTATTAAGAGAATATTATGAATTATGTGAAGGCGGTTTTTGTCAAGATCTTCTAACGGAAGATGAGAAGATTATGATAAAAAATAACGGCGTTGTTTTCTTGACGGGTATAATGCAAAAATGCGATCAAGAAAATGGAAATGGCCGTGTTTATTCTAGAAATATTCTTGAAAGAGAAATTGAAAACTATCAAAGAATAGTGGAAGACCGAAGAGCTTTGGGAGAATTGGACCACCCAGATGACTCTGTTGTTAATTTAAAGAATGCATCCCATATGGTAACAAAAATATGGTGGGACGGCAATAATGTTATGGGCAAAGTTAAGGTATTAGACACTCCTTCTGGTAATATTCTTAAAAATCTAGTTAGAGGTGGAGTAAAACTAGGAATTTCTTCTAGAGGCTTAGGCTCAACAAGAAAAGAAGGCGGAAAAACAATAGTTGAAGATGATTTTCAATTAATTTGTTTTGATTTCGTCCAAGAACCATCAACTCCAGGCGCTTTTATGATGAGTGAAGGCAAAAGAAGAGATATTAATCAAGTTTTTAGCAAGGCAGATAAATTAAATCGTTTACTGAACGATATAGTAGGAAAATAAAATGAGTGATTTTACATATGTCCCAAAAGCAGGTTTAAATAATGTAGGTAATTATCAAGTAAGCGGTATTCCGTGGGTTACATCGTCCTTAACGGCACCAGTGTCTTCTTCTGAACCGCTAGAAGTAACTTTTCCAAGCGTGACTAAAACAATACTTATAAAAAATGTAAATGGTTCTACCAATAAAGTTAGAGTTGGTTTTAGTGCTAATGGCGTAAAAGGAACAAATTATTTCTTATTAGATAAAGACGAATCTTTTGAGGCGGATGTAAAAATAACTAAACTGTACTTGCTCAGTAATACCGCAAGCACAGCAAGTATTTCCGTTATCGCTTCTCTAACAGGTATAGATGCCAATTTATTACCAGGTAGCTGGTCTGGCTCTGTTGGTGTAGGTTAATAAAGGTTTTGCAAGGGGGGGTGTGAAAGATGTTACGTTTTGGACCTAAACCACTACCAGAAGGAGTGCCTAATACTGCGTCTTTACTGATAAACAATGGTATCGGCGCAGGATGGGTTTCGGCTCCTTTAGTAGATTATGTTTTAACTGCATCATACGTTCCTGTTATTGTGACTACTGATGGTATTCAAGGAAATGGCACAGTAGGCAGCCCTGTGCAATTACAGCCAAGTATTTCAATTACGGCTGTAACCGCTTCACTAAAAGGCGATGGTTCACAAGTTACAGGTGTTATTTCTTCTTCTTATTCTATAACATCTTCTTATGCGCTAAATGCTGCTTCTGCTGGTGTTGCCGCATCTAAGGCTGGCAATGTTATTGTTGTTGATGGTGTAAACGGAAATGATAGTACTGGTGTAGTCAATGGTCTTCCATTCAAAACAGTAAATGCAGCTATTAATTATGTTAGTGGCAGTGGTCTATCTTATCCTACAATTTGGGTAATGCCAAATACTTATACTTTAACTTCTGGTTTTACAATGCCAGATAATTGTGCCCTACGTGGTCTATCAACACAAACCACAAAACTTGTTCTAACCGCAAGCAACGGCGATGTAACTATGGTTACTATGGGTAACAATAGCCGTATAGAAGATTTATCATTAACACTTTATTCAACAAGCAGCACCGCTAACTTAATTGGTATTAAATTACCGGGTAGTACAGGAACAAACAGTAAATTACGTACAGCAGTATTGACTGTTGATAATAGTAGTGTTACTGCAAGCGCAAACACGAATGTCTATGGAGTTTACGCCAGTGGTTCAACTGGTATAACACCAAGCGACTTTTCATTTAATTTTACCCGTGGTGTAACAATAAATGTATTTTCAAATGGCGGTGGAAAAAAACGTGGTGTTTATGCTGATACTCCGGTTGTAACAACATTTCGTGATACAAATATTTATGTTAAAGCACCAACTAGCGCACTTTCAACCGGATCATATGTAGGTATACAATCAGATAATGCAAGTTGTTCATTGCAAATGCGTACAACAAGCATTAGCGGTCCAACGACAAGCGGTAGTTATACAGGTAGCGATATCTTACAGACAACTCCAGGTACAGGCTTTATCAATACTGGCATCCAACTTGGCCCCGGCTGTGATCTTATAAATAAAACTGCTGGCGGTAAACCTTTTACCACCTATGTTACTCCAACAACTTTGCTTTATGGTTTACGTGGAAATGTACCTAATGGTACATATTACTATTGGCAGGGCAATCAAACTACTGGCGATGCTACCGAAGTTTATTATCGCTTTCAACAAAAAAGCATTTTACAAGGTATGTCAATTAATTTAAGAACTGCTCCTGGTAATTTAGTTGGTGTCCATACTGTTGTTATCACAATACTAAAAAGCACAACAGGCATACCTGGAAGTGGTGTAGCAACCGCTATGACCGCAAGTATAACCGATGGCGAAACAAAAGCTACAAACTATCTTTGTTCTGTGGATTTCGGCATTGGTGAATATTTGGCTGTTCAAACGACGACCCCCGGTAATCCCGGTTTGGCAGCAGATTTAACTATTGAATTAGACCTATTTTAGGATATTTATATATGAAAATATTAACTACTTTAACAGTTTCTGGTGGTCTTAATATGGCATCCGCCGCCAAGGATGTATTTACTATTGGAACTCCACTAGAAAATAATGATGGAAATGTAGATGATTTGTATGTCTATGCAAATGCCGACTTTAAAAATAATGTAATTCTAGGAAGCAGCGCTGCTGATTTAATAACAGTAAATGCTCCGTTTACGTCCTCTGCTGGTATTTGCTTAAATGATTCTAGTTTGCATATCAATGGAAATGCTACAATTTATTATAATGGCATGGATGTTTTTGCATCTATGGGTGGTAATAACGGTGGTGGTGATAACGGCGGCAATAATGGTGGAGATAATGGCGGTGGAGACAGCGGTAGTTATGCTGATAACTGTATTCAACAAACTACGCAATCATTTGCTGAATTTGGCGGCGGTCAGGATAGCTACTTCTTAGGAACTTCAATCGTAGATGGTCAAGGACAAGGGCAGAACGCTTCTATTGCTATCGGCCATGTATCCGCTAGCAGCTATAATATTAACAGCGACATTATAGAACTTTCTGTCAATCAATCAAAGGTCCGTTTAACAGAAGCTGGTATAGATTTTTCTGTTGGAAATAATACTATATCCATAGAACAAATTGCTGCTGCCGTAAACGGCAATAGCGGTGGTGATAATAATCAAAACTACATAACCGACGTAGTTTCTGCTGGCGAAGTATTAACTTATAGAAGCGGTTCTACTGTTACTCTATCGTTTAATACCGCTTCTTTAGACAGTTATAAATTTTTATATAACACCAGCAGTTATGTTCCACAAGCAGAAGACAAAACAATATATTTCTCCTTTAGTCCACACTATAATAATATAACCTATTCTCCTTGGACTGCTCAAGAGCCAAGATTAAAAGGTGTTGATTATGCCGTTTCCGATATGAGCATGTCAATTAATTTACCGCCAGTTTCGTTAGTGCTTGGTAAGACGTTTACTTTTATTAATGCTACTTATGTAGGAACAACAAGCATAGACCCGGTAGGCTATTCTTCTTCTGATGGGTTATTTACAATAAATGGTAAATACTCGGTCCATAAAATAACATTTAATCCATATTCAAGTGGAGGCTATACAGATTACATTGGTACTGGTAAAATAACTGGTAATAATACATTTCATAGTTATTTAATTACAAATGCAGTAAGAGATTTTTCAAGTATGATTGCACATGCAAATGAGACTGACCAACATAATTTTATAACCTTACAAGCTATATCATCAAGCCAATTTGGATATACTTGGATGATTAGAGATGTAAGTGATTATGAACCATATACTATAACAGCTATTTAGAGGTAATAATGGATAAAAATAATTTAAAAAAAATAATTAAACCGCTAATTAAAGAATGCTTAACTGAGATTCTTTATGAACAAGGTTTAAATAAGCTTATTGAAGAGTCTATTAAGACAAGACAACGTGAAATGGTAAAAGAAAATAAAGAAGAAGAATCTTATGCGGTAAAAGAAGTTAAATTCATGAAACAAACTTCAGAGAATAAACCAAATAAAATTCAAGAAGCAAAAAAGCATTTATTAGAAAAAATTTCAATGGGTGGTTTTGATCCATTTGCTGGATCAACTCCTACAGAAAATGATCCTGAACAAATTGCAGAATCATTAAACCCAGAAGCATCCGTAGTTCCAGGTATTCAAGGAAAGGGCGTAGATATTTCTGCGCTATTGGGACAAAATAAAGAAGTTTGGAAAACTTTTACAACTGCCTTAAATGGAAAAGGCAAGAAAGAATAGGGTATAGCATGGCTAGAGCAGTAAACTTAGAGGTAAAATTACCTCCTCACGTAAGACCAACCGATGAGACTAGTGAACAACTTATCAAAAAATTTCTAAAAGAATGTAGTAAGGATTCTTTATTACAATTTTTAGCTGATAATAGTGCTTTTTCTAGAAGATTCACAAAAAAATCAATTATCACTAGAGAAAAAAAGCTAAGATATAAGAGAAATGCAAAAAAATACAATGATGAATTAAACGGCGACGGTCCCGTTAAAACTAAAAAGAAAAAAGCTTATTCAAAGCAATCACAAGAAACTGTAAAAAAAGAATAAATAGTCCTTTAGTACCATTAAACACTATTTATTTACAAAGTTTCCTTTTCCTGTCTACAGGAGTAAAATTATATGTCAAATTTGTTAGAACAAGCAATAGTAGATGCAGCAGCGCTTCGAGAAATTGCTATAAAAAATGCAGAATCTGCTTTAATTGAAAAATATTCAAAAGAATTTAAACAATCTGTTGAAAAATTATTAGAGCAAGAAGATATGTCTACTGCTGCAATGCAAACAGACCCAATGATGTCACCAGATGCTTCACTTAGTGCTGATGTCCCACAGATGACAGGGGCAGACGATAATAAAGAAAAAGCATTTGAGAAAGTTCCTGCATCATATTTAGATGGCGATGATGATCAAATTATAACTATTAATTTTGATCAATTAAAAAAACAAATATCATCAATGATGGGTGTTGAAAACCCAATTTTAGGATCACCAGAAGAAGAGCCTCTTGAACAATCAACAGAAGAGGAACCATCCCTAGAAACACAGCCTTTAGCTGAAGGCTGGAATGAAGAACAAGAATTGGAAGAAGAGGAATTAGAAGAGCGTGGCGAAGGGCCATCAGACGCAACTCATACAGATGCTTTAGATGGTGGGACTATTAATGAAGAAGAATTAGAAGAAGCTATAAAAATTCATTTAGGTAGCCACGAAGGCGAAATGGAAGAATACGAAGAAGAATTGGAACTCGAACTAGAAGATGAATTGCAAGAACAAGGGGAAGACCCAGCAGTCCAAGTCGCACGTAAAAAAGCTTTGGAAGCAGATGCAATCTACCACGATTTAGCCTCTAAATCAGCTAGAAAAAATTTGTCTGGTGGAAGAATGAGTGCTACATCTATGGAAGAAGATATCCAAATAACAGAAGAAGAATTAGCTGAATTAGCGGAGCGTTTAGAAGTAGATTTAAAGCCAGAAAGTCAATTACGTGGTTATATGGGTACAACAACAATAGAACGTAAATTTGCCGGTGATGTTGAAAAAGCTGCTGCAAGAGATGCCAAAGCAGAAGAAGAAAGAGCAGCACAAGAAGCCGCAATGTCAGACTTAAAGGCCAAATTAGAAGAAAGCAAAAAAGAAAACGAAGAATTAATTGAAAAAATGGTAGAATTCGAAGAAAATTTTGCTACTTTGAAAGAAAATATTGAAAAATTAAGCATTTCAAACGCCAAATTACTATATACTAACAAAGTATTAGGAAATGCCTCGTTGAATGAGCGACAAAAAGAACAAATTGTCGAAAACATTTCCAAATCTACAAGCGTTTTAGAGGCAAAAACCATCTATAACACGCTTCAAAGCACAGTGCAAGGGGCTTTTTCAACGAAAAAGCCAAAAGAATCACTAAGCGAAGCGTTAAACCGTGGTAATTCGCCATTCTTAAATCGCAAACAGCAAGTGGCCGATGAGTCATTTACTGAAAGAATGAAGAAATTAGCAGGAATTACAAACAAAACTTAAAAATTATTCACAGGAGAATAAAAATGGCTAACGTATTAGAAAGACTAACAGAAGGCGTCGTTGAACGCAATATGTTAAAGGAAACCGAAGCAGTTGTTTCCAAGTGGGAAAAATCAGGACTATTAGAAGGTCTAAAATCAGCTCGCCAAAAATCAACAATGGCAGTTCTATTAGAGAACCAAGCCAAAGAACTACTAAAAGAATCAACCACAATGGCTGGTGGTGACGTACAAGGCTTTGCCGCTGTTGCGTTCCCAATCGTCCGTCGTGTATTTGCTGGCTTGATCGCTAACGATCTAGTTTCAGTACAACCAATGTCACTACCAAGCGGTCTAGTATTCTTCATGGACTTCCGCCGTGGTACATCAATTGGTAACGCAGCTGAAGGTGATAACCGTCCTTTCGTAGTTTCATCATCATTCTTTGGTGATCGTTTGGGCGTTCAAATCACTGGTGGTGTACGTGTAGATGGTGTAGAATATGCTGAAAAAGGTTTCTACAACATGGCAAATGGTTATAACACATCACGTTATTACCAATCAATTGCAACAGGAAGCGTAGCAGAACTTGCAGCTTTCGGCGTTGCAGCTGCAACAGATGCACAAAAGAAATTGGTACGCTTTGATGCAGATCTATTAAATGACTCATCAGTTGTATCAGCCTCAGTATTAGAAGTAAGAATAAGCGACCTAGCATTTGGTGGTTTACTAGCTGTTCAAGACGTATTCGCTCTTTCAGCAGTTGCCACAACGGCTTCAGCAGGTTCAGCAGCCGGTGATTACGCTGGTGGTGCTGCATTAGCTGGAACTGGAACAAAACTAATTCGTCGTTTAGCTAAAGTTGTTCAAAGCGGTTCATTAGACGGAACACCAGCTCTACAATTCGTTGTAGCTTCAGGTGGCGATGCTGCTAAAACAGCTATCCTAAGTGGCAAGACCCACTTAGTTCTATCATACCCAATCAAAGACAATTTGTCAACAGTTGGTGACTCAGCATTAGGTGCAATTGTTGGTGCAACTCCTTGGACATTTGAAGGTTCAGCAGCAATTCCAGAAATTGAACTAAAAGTTGATTCATTCTCAATCACTGCTCGTACCCGTAAGCTAAAGGCTGCTTGGACCCCAGAATTAGGCCAAGATCTAAACGCTTACCACAACCTAGACGCTGAAGTTGAATTAACTTCAATGTTGTCAGAACAAATTGGTCTAGAAATTGACCAAGAAATTCTAAACGATCTAGTCAAGGGACAAACTGCTGGCGTTAAGTACTGGTCACGCCGTCCAGGTAAGTTCGTAAACCGTGATACCGGCCTAGATATTGCTGGTAACGTATTAGCTAACTACGCTGCTCCACCAGACTTCACTGGTAACGTAAGCATGTGGTACGAAACCCTAGTTGAAACCATCAACGATGTTTCAGCAAATATCCACCGTAAGACATTACGTGGTGGCGCAAACTTCCTAGTTTGCGGACCAGAAGTTGCAAACATTCTTGAATTCACCAGCGGATTCCGTGCATCAGTAACTGCCGATGCAGAAAAAGGCACAGTTGGTGCAGTAAAGACTGGCGATCTAAACAAGAAGTGGGATGTTATCGTTCACCCATACTTCCACCGTAACGTAATCCTAGTCGGTCGTAAGGGCGGTAGCTTCCTAGAAAGCGGCTACGTCTATGCTCCATACGTACCACTACAATCAACACCAACCATCTTCGATCCAAACACCTTCGTACCACGTAAGGCTGTTATGACTCGTTATGGTAAGGCAATGGTTCGCCCAGACATGTACGGCTTAGTTGTTGTACAAGATCTATTAGGCTAATCTTAGCTAAACAAATTAAAGGTTGAAAAACCGCCCCTCTTGTGAAAACTTGAGGGGTTTTGTTTTTGTTAAAAAACTAAAAAGTTCAGTTTGTAAATCAAACATCTATTTATGTTATAATTTTATTTGAAGGAGAAGTAATATGAAAGTTACAAAACAATTTTTAAGAGAACTTATTAAAGAAGCAATTGAAGAAGTAGATACGTTAGGAACAAAACAAAGACAACAATTAAGACGCTTTAGCCAAAAAACACCAGCTGGGGGAACTCCAGAGCCACAAGATCCAGATAGTGAATTAGATAAAGGTAGATGGCAAATTAGACAATTAAATGTGAATACTGGGACTTTAAACAAGACCGCTCGTACTGCTCACAGAACTGATTTAATGAAAAAAGGTTTTTATGTTGATCACGTTGATTCATTGGGATATAGCGATGCATATGGACCTTTTGAAACAGAGCAAGCAGCTAGAGATTTCGTTAAAGACGCTAGAAAGAAAGCCTCTGCCGAAGTTGGAAAATATATTGATAAGAGCGAAGAATAAAATAAAATCATAATTTATCATCCCCGCCTTTCGAGAGATTGGCGGGGTTTTTATTTGCTTTAAATTTCCGAGAAAACTATTTAATTTATGATTATTAGAGGAAAAAAATAATGTCTCTACCAGCTTTTAGCCCTGTATCACAAATGAGTAAAGTTATATTACCGCCAACTGGTAATGTACAAAATGTAACCCCAAATAATTTACCATTTGCAATTTATTTAAATACAGATTACTGGTCAAACGATCAGATAAGTATGTTTAAATCTGGTGCGGTTGAAGAAGTAGCACACGTATATAAGAAATTAGGCGGTGACGTACTTGATATTGAATTAGTTGAAGGAAACGTTTATGCCGCTTACGAAGAAGCAACTTTAGAATACTCTTATTTAATTAATTTGCATCAAAGTAAAAATGCTTTACCTTTTATTTTAGGACAAACAACTGGCACATTTAATAATGATGGTCAATTATCGGGTTCTGACCAAGATTTAACAAATGCAAATCTTGCATTTCCTAAAATGTCGTTTGTTTATGCTAAAAATATTGCAAATTACGTTGCCAATGAAACACTGACAAATGGCACAGAGCCAGTCTATTCAGCTTCATTTGCGATGATTCCTTCCCAGCAGGACTACGACCTACAAAGTATTATTAGTGGAGCAAGCGAAGCAAATGGATGGAATATTGGTAATAAAAGAATAGCAATAAAAAAAGTTTATTACAAGACTGCTGGTGCTTCATGGAACTTTTATGGCTACTTTGGCGGTCTTAACGTTGTTGGTAACTTAAGCACATATGGTCAATATGCAGATGATAGCACTTTTGAAATTATCCCAGCGTGGCAAAATAAGTTACAAGCTATGGCTTATGAGGATGCAATTAAAACAAGAGTATCTGATTGGTCATTCCAAATAAGAAATAATCAATTACGAATATTTCCAGTACCAAATGCATCAAGCCCACAGCAATTTTGGGTTGAATTTATAGTCCCAACTGACGCTTGGACAGAAAGCACACCAAATTCAACAAGTGGAGTTAATGGAATTAACAACATGAACTCGGTGCCTTTTCAAAATTTACCATATGATAAGATCAACAGCATAGGAAAGCAATGGATTCGCCGTTTTGCACTAGCGCTTTGCAAAGAAATGCTTGGTCAGATACGTAGTAAGTTTGGTTCAATCCCAATTCCAGGCGAAAGTGTAACTTTAAATGGTGATAAACTGATATCAGAAGGTAAAGAAGAACAAAGAGAGCTTCGTGAGGAGCTAAAAACTTTATTAGCTGATATGACTTATGTTAAAATAAATGAAGAAAGCGCTAAAATGATGGAAGATGCCAATAAAACTCAGGCGTATGTTCCAAACTTAATATTTGTAGGATAAAACTAGATGGCTAGAAGAAAAAAAGACGATAATATAGCGCAATTACCGCCTGAATCGCCTCCTCCTCCTCTTTTTCTTGGTGAAAAGGAGAGAAATTTAGTAAAACAAGTAAATGATGAGCTAATTGAAAGAGTTATTGGACAAACAATTGTATACTATCCTATAAGCAGAGAGTTAACGAACTATCATCCAATTTATGGCGAGGCTGTGCAAAAAACATTCCTTGCACCAGTTAAAATAAATGTTTTAGTTGAATGGGAAGGCTCAAAAACATCAACAGAAGCATTTGGTATTGATCGTGTTACTTCAATAACTGTTAAATTTCATCGTAGAAGGCTTATTGAAGATCAAGATTTGTATGTAAGAGAAGGAGATTTTGTTGCATATGGCGATACATTCTACGAAATTGTTACATTAAATGAAAGTAAGAGATTATTTGGTCAAATAGATCATAAATTTGAAATTATTGCCAAGTGCATCAAAGCCAGAGAAAGTGTTTTCAATTCAAAGTAATTTGACATTTCAAAACACAAAATACTACTTATAATAAATATTTTTAAAATATTTGACTAAATTTTGAAAAAAAATTTGCTCCCAAGGAGAAAAATAAATGTCAGTTAACAGCTTTAAGTTCGTGTCTCCAGGCGTTTTCGTAAATGAAATTGATCAATCACAATTACCAAGAGAATTTGAAGAAATCGGTCCAGTTGTTGTTGGTCGTTCACTAAAAGGCCCAATTTTACGTCCAGTAAAAGTACAATCAGTATTAGAATTTGAACAACTATTTGGTAAACCAGTAGCTGGCTCAAAAAATGTAGATGTATGGAGAGAAGGTAATCAAATTGCTCCAACCTATGGCGCTTATGCAGCAGAAGCATATTTAAAAAATGCAGGTCCACTAACCTTCGTTCGTTTGGGCGGATATCAAAATCCAGACGCTTCAGAGTTGGGGTATGCAGGATGGTCTACAACAAATAGCTTAAACGTTACTCAAAACTTAAACGGTGGAGCCTTTGGTTTGTTCCTAGCTCCTGTGAGCGGTACAACAGTTAGTGGTACTGCACAATTAGCAGCAATTATTTATGTAGACGAAGGAAGCGTCGGTCTTTCAGGAAGTGCTTTAGACAATTCAGCAGTAGACGGTAAAGCTGGCACTTGGGTTAAAACAACTTCTACAGACTTACAAGCAAAAGAATTTAAACTAACTTTTAAAAGCAAAAGCAATGTCGCATTGCCTTCAAAAATTGTAAACTTTAATGAAGATTCAAAATTATTCATTAGAAACGTATTAAATACAAGCCCTTCAAAAGTAAATGATGCCCTATCGTCACAACCAGAGATTTATTGGTTGGGTGAAACATTTGAAAACGCAGTTAAATCATATAATGGCGAAGTAGCAGCCATTATCTTAGGTTTAGCTCAAGGTGATAAAAAAGCAAGCAATTTCAAAAAAGATGCTGCAAAATCAGAAAGTGGTTGGATTTTTGCACAACATAAAGGGCAACCAGTAGAGTGGGCTGCAAGCACAGATTTAACAGTTGGCGCACCATCACAGAAACTTTTCAAGTTTCACACTTTATCAGAAGACGAATCAGTACAAAAAAGTGTAAAAATTTCTATCCAAGACATCAAAGTCCCAGCTAGCAAGTACCTTAAATTTGGAAGCTTTGCAGTTGTAATCAGAGATATTAAAGATACTGATGATCAACAAATTGTGCTAGAAAGATTTGATCAAATTTCTCTTGATCCTTCATCGCCAAATTATATCTCAAAGAAGATTGGCGATAAATACACAGAATGGGATTATATAAACAGAAGATTTAAAGAATATGGCACATATGAAAATATGTCAAGATATGTTCGTGTAGAAGTAGATCCAGATGTAGAGGCTGGTATAACTGACCAAGACTTACTACCATTTGGTTTCTACGGTCCAGAAACATATAAGACAGTTGCTAATGTTTCAGCTTCTGCAAATGCCGCAGCTACAAACTTATCAAAATCTGATGGTTCAAGCTACTTAACAACTCAATTTTATGGCGTAGTAAGCTCAAGCGGTCCTACTTGCACAGCCGAATGGACAGCAAGCTTTGCATTCCCACAATTGCCAGCAGTTCTAACAAGTAGCATTGAAGATAACTACATCACAAGACCAGAGAATATTTACTGGGGTATGAAGACAGCAGTAGAAGGTACAAAGTTATTTAATAAAGAAATCCCAGAGTACTTAAGAACTAAACCAGTTGGCGTACCTGAATCAGTTAAACAATACTCATTTGTGTTTTCTTTAGATGATATTTCTGGTTCTTTAAATTCACAAACTGGTAAATACAAGGAAGCCTCATGGACACCAGGAAATAGAGCTTCTGGAAATTCTGTAACTTCAAATATGGGTGGCGATGAACTAGGTACATTCTTAGCTCATTTTAATAAATTCACCTTGCCATTAGCTGGCGGATTTGAAGGTCTAGACATTACAGAAAAAGAACCATTCAACAACTCAGCGGCAGTTCTAGATGCAACAGCCGATGAAACAACAAGCTATGCAATTAATTCATTAAACGTTGCCATTGACGCTGTTTCAGATCCAGAAGTTGTTGAAATGAATACTTTGGCAATCCCAGGAATTAAAAACACAAGTATTCATAAAAAAATGATTGCAGCATGTGAAACACGTGGAGATTCATTGGCAATCATTGACTTACAAGGCGATTACACACCAAGCACAGAAAATAAAGACGCAGAATCTGCTCGTAAACCAAACGTTGCTGACGCTGTATCCTATGTTAAGGACGATTTAACTATTAATAGCTCATATGGATGCGCTTTCTATCCTTGGGTATTAGTCAAGGATGATTATTCAACAAACACTGTTTGGATGCCTCCATCAGTTGTTGCCTTGGGGACTTTTGCAACAACAAGAAGATTCTCAGAAATATGGTTTGCCCCAGCAGGGTTCACCCGTGGCGGACTATCAGAAAATAGCGCTGGCGGTTTGACAGTTACAGCAGTATCACAAAAACTTAATTCAAAAGAACGTGATTTATTATACGAAACAAATATTAACCCAATCGCTTCATTCCCAGCAGAGGGTATCGTTATCTTTGGTCAAAAGACCCTACAAGTAACTGAAAGCGCTCTTGACCGTATTAACGTTCGTAGATTAATGAATTACGTTAAGAAAGAAATTAGTCGTGTTGCTTCAACTGTGCTATTTGATCCAGACGTTCAAGTAACTTGGGAAAGATTCTTGGGTCAAGTTAATCCATTCTTGGCAAGCATTCAAGCAAGATTAGGATTAACAGACTTCAGAGTCATTCTTGACGAAACAACAACAACTCCAGAACTAGTTGATAGAAACATCATGTATGCCAAGATCCTATTGAAGCCAGCACGTGCAATTGAATTTATTGCTCTAGATTTCGTTGTAACAAATAGCGGTGCTTCTTTCAACGATTAAAAAATAGTTTTAACACTATTTAAAACAGAAGTATAATAAAAGAGGAAAAAAAAGATGGCAGGATCATTTTGGAGCGATAGCAGCGTAGAACCAAAGAGACAGTTTAGATGGGTATTTGGTTTATCAAACCATATCCCTTTATGGGTGGTTAAATCAGTCGATAAACCAGTAGCAACTGTTGGCGCACAAGAACACAAGTTCTTTGGACATACCTATAAATATCCAGGTAACGTTACTTGGAATGACATTAATATTACATTGGTAGATCCAGTTCAACCAGACTCAGTAAATATTTTGGCTACAATCTTACGCCAATCTGGTTATAACCCACCAGTTGCTGCACCACAAGGTGTTGGTGTGGAAACAATCTCAAAGAAAAAATCAACAAACACTTTGGGAGAAGTTTATATTAAGCAAGTTGATGCACAAGGTAAGCCAATCGAAGTTTGGAGATTAACAAATCCAATCGTTAAATCAGCAGACTTTGGTGGTTCGCTCTCATATGAAAATGAAGGTTTAATTGAAGTTAAAATGACATTAGCTTATGACTGGGCACAATTATCAACAGTAAACCAAGGCTCACGCCACACAGCTAACGGAATTTCACCTACAAGAAAATACTGGGTAGTAGGAAACTTATCATAACAAAAGAAAAGAGTTTTAGATGAGAAATAATCAAGACCGCTTGACAAGTAATCAATTACACACGCAAGATTCAGATGTAGAAGCAGTAAGAAGTCCGTTTAATTATGTAGTACCAACGCAATTAGTGGATTTACCATCAAAAGGTGCGTATTATCCTCCAGAACATCCTCTTCACGGTAAAGAGTCAGCCGAAATAAAGGAAATGACTGCCCGTGAAGAGGACATTCTCTACAATAAATCATTTTTAGAAAAAGGTATTGTTATGGATCGCCTTTTGCAATCAATTTTGGTTGACAAAAGAATAGACCCAACATCTTTACTTGTTATAGACAAAAATGCTCTATTGTTAGCAGCAAGAATCAGTGGTTATGGGCCAGAATATCCAATAAAAGCGGAATGTTCCTCTTGTGGTAGCTCTTTTGATACTGAAGTAGATTTAAGCACGCTTTTGAAGATAAAAGAGCCTGAATTAAAAGAAGGTTGTAGATTATTAGAAAATGGATTAGTTGAAGTTGTACTACCAGTAACAAAATGGAAAATAGAAGTGAAGCCATTAGATGGATATGAACAAGAAAAACTTCAAAAAATCCTAGAAGGTAGAAAAAAACATAAACTAGAAGAAAATACATTAATTGAAACTGCTAAGACTTTTATTTATTCAATTAATGGAGTTTCTGAGGAAAACATAATCTATCAGGCAATAATGAGTATGCCAGCTAGAGACTCCAAGTTTTTAAGAAATGTTTATGCAGAATGCTTCCCAAATATTACAACCAATACAGTGGTTACTTGTACTGTATGCCAAAACGAAACGGACATGGAGGTGCCGTTTAACGTAAACTTTTTTTGGTCTAAGTAAAGAATATATTGAATCTATATATGAGGAAATGTTTCTTCTTAAGTATTATAACGGCTGGAGTTTAGTTGAAACTTATAATATGCCAATAGGTCTAAGACGGTGGATGCTCAGAAGACTTATTAAGTTAAAGAAAGAGGAAGCAGAAGAAAATAAAAAAGCAAATACTTCCAGATAATTAATCCCAGCCTAATAGCTGGGATTTTTTATTTATCACTATTTATTTGTATATAAAGAGTTTTGAGGAAATTTAAATGGCATATGATCCAAAAGAATTAGAGTCGGCTTTAGAAAACCTTCTTAAAGTTGTAAAAGGTGGCACATCTTCAAGAGCCACAAGAAGAACAGCTACTGACGATAGTGATTCCTCTGATGTTCCTGCTAGTTTGCAAAAGCAAAATGAAGTTTATAAAATTCAAAAAGAATTAATAGAAGAAATTTATTCTGGCGAGCAAAAAAGAGAAGAATTAAGAAGTGAAAAGCAACGTGCATTAAAACAGATGCAACGCACGCTTGAAGACGCCCTCGAAGCCGAAATAAAGGCTGGAAAAAAGAATAGCGAAGAAGCAAAAAGATATATTGCAGACCTAAAAACAATCAATAAAGAATTAAAAGAAGTTGAAAATAATACTTCAAAAGCGTCTGAAGCATTTAAAAAAATTGCTGGTAATATTAAAGATATGGGCATGGAGGCCGGAAAAGCCTACTTTAATATTAAAGGATTATACACTCCTGAAATGGCAATTGGAATGATAAAGCAAATGGACGCAGCACAAGCAAGCTTTGCTAAAACAACAGGAGCTGGTAGAAAATATAAAGAAGAAATGGTAGCCTTGCAGAAAGCTACCGCAGATTTAGGAACTCAACATGAAGACGCAGCTAGGGTTTTTAGTAATCTATCAACTACAATAGTTGGTTTTAATGATACTAGTTTAGAGTTTCGTTCAAGAGCGGCCGAAATGGCAAGAAGCCTTGAACAATTAGGAGTTCCTTCAAAGGAGTTTTCTACTGTTGTTAATACTTTAAATACAAATCTTGGAGTTTCTAAAGAAACAGCAATAGATTTAGAAGAAAATTTAGTGCATTTAGCAAGATCCATAGGAAAAACAGCTTCAGAAGTAAACTCAGATTTAACTTCAAACTTAAATCGTTTAGCAATTTATGGTTCTAACGCTGGAAAACAATTTGAAGGGCTAGAGAGGCAAGCTCATTTAGCTGGAACGCAAGTTAGTACATTAACTGACTTAACGGAAAAGCTATCAACATTTGAAGGTGCAGGAGAGTTTGCCGGTAGATTGAATGCTTTAGCAGGTATGGATCTTTTTGATGTTGGGCAGTTGGTGAATCTAGAAGGCGCAGAAAAAATTCAATATATCGTTGAAAACATTCAAAGAGCGGGTCTAGATTTAAACGATCCAAAAGTAATGAGAGCAGTCACACAAGCTTCTGGTATTGATCCGCAAACATTTAAAGGTTTAGCTAATTTGACAGGAGATAAATTAGCTAAAGCAATTAGAGAACAGGAAGATTTAAAGAAAGAAAAAAGTGTAAGAGATTTAGCTAAAGAAGCAGCAACTGGTGAAGAGCGTGCTGCTGGTAAAACTACTGCTAGAATGACTGAAGCAGTAGGCGGTGCCGGTGCAGTTGACACTTATTTGCAAATGAATGATAAGTTAGACAAAACTTTAGATTCTTTGGGAGGAAAGATACTCTTTCTAGCTGGAACAATTACTGCCCTAGCTGGAGCAGTTGCAGCAAATATGGCTGGTGGATTTTTAAAGGATAAGATTGGTGGTATATTTAAGGGAGGAGGCGCAGGAAATTTACCAGTTCCTGCATCCGCAGGGTCAAAAACAGTAGCAGAAGCTGGCAAAAAATCAATCGGTAATCTAAGCGAAGAAGGTACCAAAATATTTAAAGAGGCCCGTGCGTCTGGAAAAACCGCAAAAGAAGCTTATAAATTAGCAAGCGGTGCAGAAAGAGCTGGTCTAGAAGCCACTGCTGATGTTGGAGGCAAAGTTGCTGCTGGTGGTGCTAAAGCAGCAGCAAAAGGTGCCTTGAAAACTGCTTTAAAATTCCTTGGACCAGCCTTAGACGTGTTTTTCACTTATAAAGATATCAAGGATGCTATTGAAACTGGTACAGCTGGTGGGAAAACGCCAGATGATGGTCTTAAAAAAACTGTTGGCGAGATAGCCGTAAAAGGTGGTGCCAATACTATATTAAATGGTCTTTTAGCTTTTGGAGGACCAATTGGTATTGGTTTAAGTATAGTTAATGGTCTTGCAGGTGCTTTTGGATGGAGTGCTGGTGATGTTTTAGTAAAAGGATTGAATAAACTAGGCATTGCAGAAGATTTTATGAAGGGTGTTGGAGGAGTACTCACGGATAAGATGGCTCCAGATAATAAATCTTCTACAGCATTGAAACCAGATGAAAAAGGAGAGGACGTTCTTTCATCGCCTGGATTACCAGTTATTAAAACCGCTGCTGGCAAACTTATAAGTGGTACACAAAATGATACTGCTATGCTAGTAGATTTTACAAAAGCTGGTCGTAATTCTGGCAATAATGATGATAAAATGTATCAAGCAATGATGGCTTTAGCAAATCGTCCATTAGTCATCCAAGCAAACGGAAGAGAAATAGCAAGATTGGCAAATGCAGAATTAAGACCACAAGCTATATAAGAGGCATAATAAATGGCAAACGATAAAACAAGATATCTTCCATATAATTTTAGAAACGGTGAATCAAGCACCGATTTAACAACAAATAACGATAGATCTTATATTGAAGTTTATCATTTATTGACAAATCAAGCTGTTAGATTTAAAGCTTTTATAACAGAATTTAGTGACGATCACCAGTCAACATGGTCAGATGAATCTGTTTATGGTAGAATGGATGATATTTCTACTTTTCAAAGTACAAAAAGAATAGTGAGCATTGCTTTTGAGGTTCCATCCTATGGAATAGAAGAAGCTATTGAAAATATGCAGAAGATGTCGCTTCTAAAGCAATTTTTATATCCATCTTATAAGCAGGGTGGAAATGCCTTGACAATTTCATCCTCACCTCTTGTTAGATTAAAATTCTCCAATTTCAGCGTTGATTCTAGCACTTTTAATAATGGATTATTAGGTAAAATTAAAAATATAAATTTTTCTCCTAATTTAGAAGCTGGTTTTCACTCGTTTTCTCGAAACGATAAAGATGTTGATTATAACGTTAATGAATTATCAAAAAAAGTCCTAGACACAAATAATATTCCAAGATATTTTGTTCCAAAATTATTTAGTATTAATATATCTGGATTTAACGTAATCCACGAACATTCTGTAGGGTGGATTCAAAATACAAAGCAAGGCGCAGAAAGAACTTATGTTTTTGGATCACGTGATGAACAAGCAAATACAAGCTATTATCCTTACGGCTTCTCAACAACAGAAGGTGTATTAAATAAAGAACAAGCACAAAAAGTAGCAGAAAGCGAAGCGGTAAATGATGCACTACAAAACGCATCAGCAGGTATACTTGAACCTACATAGGAAAATATAAAATGTCAGAAAGATACGAGAGATCAGAGATATTTTCTAATAATAATTTTTTATATGATAAATCTTTGCAAGATAGAAATATAAAAGTAATTAAACAATACGGCACGCAAGAGTTATCATATCCAGACCTAGAACAAATATCGGAGCTTACACTAAGCCAATATGTCTGGAAGCAACACGATAAATTTTGGAGATTATCCGACAAATATTATGGCGATCCAAAATACTGGTGGGTTATTTCTTTTTACAATAAAAAACCAACTGAAGCAGAACTAAAAGCGGGAGATGTAATTATAATACCACAACCGCTAGATAAGATTTTATTTTATATTAAGGGTTAATAAATGGCAGAAGCAACAAAAACAGATTTACCAGATGCAAACCCAACGCCTCCAGACCCAAGTAGTAAAGAGGGTAAGGAGATTTTAAAGAATTTTAGTAAATATGATCAACAATGTATTATGATTAAGGAGTTAAATCAATTCCTTGAGAGACTTAAAATAAGAGATCCAGAAAATGGCTATTATTATGACAATTTATTTTATCTAAAAGCTTTAAATCAAGACGAAATTAGAAGTGCTAATAATATTATTCATGGTTCCAAGTATTTTATGCCATTTATTAATGTTCCAAATCATATTTTATCTGCGCTTGTTCCAAAAATAAGACTTTACAAAAGTTATATTTTGGATGGAGGGCAAAAATTTGATATCGAACTCCCAATGGAGGATAAAATCTCACAAGAAGATATTTTGTCAGAGCATATTGGTAAAGGTTTTGGATATGGTCTTGAAAGTTTTTCATGGGAAAATACCAGTTTTAATGAATTTGATAGAAACATAAGTGCTACACTTATAATGAAGTTCTCAAATTTAGATTCTTTTACAAAAGTAAGAACTGGTATAATCGCAGGTGACCCAAAAAAAGTCCCAGATAAAGATGAATATAAAAAATTTAGCTTTTTGGAACTGATATATCAAGTGCCAGCAAAAGTAAATGCATCGGCACCAGATAAAGATTTACAAGCCGATCAACAGGTAGCTAATCCAAGAAAATTTAAAATAAAAATATCTATTGGATGGGAGTTTGAAGACTCTGTTTTAAATAATCTTCAATATACCGGAAATTTAGAAGCATTAAAAAAAGCTATAAAAGCTAATAACTACGTTCTTTATCTTTATAATAAAGGTCATGATCTTCAAATAGACCAACAAGGTAGAGTAACTGTTAGTATTAACTATCAATCGGCGCAAGAGGCTAGAATTAATGATGAAACACGCTCTAATATTCTTGCTAACACAAAATCATTAGATGAAATACAAACAATACAAAAAAGTATTGAAGAAAAAAGTGATGAACAAAAATTAAGAGCAGATGATAAAGAAATTGCTGCTAAAATTCAAGAATTAGAAAAAGAATTAGAATTAAAAGAATCAAATTTAAATTTTGAAATATATTCTGACTTTTTAGATAAATTCTTTGAAAAAGGTTTAATAAATTTCTGTAAATTAACCGATAAGGACATTTTAAAACTAAAAACTGCCTTATACCCAAGTGTAAAAACACCAAGCTTAGTTAATATAAAATTTTTGAAGATTGACGAAGCTCCTGGCGTTCAGCAAAAATATAGGGATCTTAAAAAAAAGGGTAAAGGAAACGAAACAGATGTTTCTGCTTCTATTGAAGAGCTTAAAAAAACCTTTTTGGGTAATAATGTAACAAAAGATGGCACAACACAGGAATTTGTGATTCCTTATTTTTATTTTGGAGATTTATTAGATTTAATAATTGAAAATATAAATATAACAGCCAAAGACGATAAAGCTAATGAACCTTTGCGTCTTATAACTGGTCCTATAATTTATGAAAGGATAGAAAGTTCCTCAATAAGAGAATTACAGCAAAGAAAAGATTTACCACGTTCGAAAAAAACAAATGTTACTATAAAAACTAATATTGCAGACTTACCAATATCGTTAGAGTTGTTTTTAGATTGGTTTAACAGCGAAATTGTTGCTCAAAGAAGAAGAACTGTAACACTTAGATCATTTCTATCATCAGTTCTAAGCAAATTTATTGTCAACGTTTTAGGGCCATCTTGTTTTGGAAAAAGCTTTGTTAGCGCAAATCCAAAAACAGACATACACATATTAAATGTTGTTGAACAGGGAGGCAAAGACCCATTAAAAAATACAGCAAATAATGGCAATGGTTTAAACGAAGGTAAAATTATTACAGTCAAAGATCTTGAAAGAATCGACCAGTCAATAAAATTCAGTAATTTACAAAATTTAAATATTATCCCTTATTTATATATGCAGATATATTATAGTGATATAGATTATCCATTTATAATTAATGAAAACTTAAATGCTCAACAGGGTACATACCATTTAAAGATGGGTGTTGATAGAGGTCTTGTAAAACAAATAAATTTTGCCAAAGACGATAACCCAGCCATGCCAGTTTTAATTTATTCAAAACAAGGAACTGTAAATTCACAAATTTTAAGAGCACCATATAATGCTGAAGTATCAATGGTTGGAAATACTATATTTAAACCAGGATCTACCGTTTATATAGATGCTGCGTATACATTAAGTATACCAAGCACAAAAGCGGGTACAAGCGAAGCAATACAACAACTTGGCCTAGGTGGATTCTACATTGTTTATAGAACAAAAAATGTAATACAATCTGGCAAGTTTTCCACAGAAATAGGATGTAGATTTACAAATTATGGAATTTTGGGATAAAATATAATGGCTATTTTTTTAAAAGATTCAAATGATTTTGAAGCAAACAATTTAATATTATCAAGAGATAATTTCAAAAACGAAATTTATCCTAAATTTATAGATAGATTTCAAGGAATGCTTTATGATCAAAATTTTGAAAAGCCATTATTTGGTAGAATTGATAAAGAAAATAATTCGATCTTTCCATCTGAAAAATTTTTAAAAGAATTAAATCCAAAAATAAACAATCTTTTATTTGTTCATGATTTTGTTAGGGATGCCTATAACGAACTAGATGTATATTTTAAAAAAGGCGTTGCAACAAAAAAACTTAGAAGTCCTGGTAGCCCTTATTCTGGTATACTTCCTGTTAGATCTTTTATAAGTGTGCATAAACAATATAGCGATTATCTATCTAAATTTAATTTATATTTAATAGACTACGTTAAAACAAGTTACAATAAAAAAGAAATAATTAATTTTAAAGATTATGTCAAAGCTTTTATTAATTTTATTAATTTAGAAAAAGGCACGATCTTTGTGACCAGAACAAAATTTCTTGGTACAAATCTTTCTAATAGCTTTATGTCTGGTTTTTCAATTTCATTATCAAACCAACAATATGATGATGACTATTCAAAACTAGAAATTTATGTTAAAGATAATAATTTTCCATTTTTCCTAGAATCATGCAGAAGACATTCTTTTTTTGTTGACAAGAACGCACCTTGGGTGATACACTTTGATTTTAACTCTGAGGCGGCACAAAAATATTTATCAAAATATAACTTGTCTGACGAGAGCGATGTATACGAAAAAAGATTCTACAAGGCTTTCTATACGGATATAAGTATTTTAAAATCATTCTTGCATCATTCCTATACTTTTTATAGTATTAATGAACCAAGCATAGACACAATTGTTGATATAAATGATTGCCAATCTCCAATAATTAAAAAACAGCAAAGAGAACTTATTAGCGAAAAAAATGTTAGCAACGAGTATTCAGAGTTTGAATGGTTAAAATTATATTTTGACATTCGTTTGGTTGAAGAAAATATTACCTTAAATAAAGCAGTCTATAATAAAGCGGTGCTTGACATGCAAAATGTTTTGAAGTATGGTGTAGTAGCGGGCGACCAGAACAAGTTCCAGTCGTCGCAAAATTTTATAAACAATTTTATAAAATTAAATAAAACACAGGTTGACTACCAGCAACTTTCAAAATATTAGAGGTAAACTTGCTATTCCAGACACTAGATGATAAAAAAGAATGCGTTGGGGTTTATGCGAATGGCAAACTCCATTTTGATAAAATTCCAGAAAATTTAACGGCATCTTGGAGCTATTCGCCCTATTTAAAAGGGCAAAAAATCCAATATGCAAACTTATATTGTGAAGGCAAAACACTTGACGAAGTTTGTCCAGAACATTTAAAAAATGAATGGACAGAAATTAGATCTAGGTTAAAAGCCTTTATGTCTTCTTTTATTGAAGCAAAAGTTTCATTAGAAGAAAATTGTTTTTTTGATTTAACGCCACAAAAATTTCTGGAGCAATATTGTGACATTAAAAATAAAATTACTAGACATGTATTTGACACTTATCCAAAACCAGAGCAGTATGATTTCTTTCGCAGATTTAATGAGTTACTTATTGACATAAAGTATCGACCATTAAATATTGACCTTGAATCATTAAAGAAAAATATCTTAAATGAAAAAGATCTATCTTATTACCATAAGATGCGAGATGTTAGTAAAGTAATTGATTATAATTTGTTTGGTGCTGTTACTGGAAGATTGGCTATGAAAAAGGGAAGTTTTCCTATTCAAAGTTTTCAAAAACAGTTTAGATATGCCTTAAAACCTCATAACGATTGGTTTGTTGCATTTGATATAAATGCAGCCGAGTTAAGAACTTCATTAGCATTATTAAATTGCGTTCAGCCACAGGAAGATTTATATGAATGGATCGGGAGGGATATCATCGGAGGTTTATCAAGAGATAAATCAAAGAAGGTTGTTATCGAGTGGTTATACAACTCAAGCAATCCTACATACCAGCAATATGCTCAAAATCTTGATAATGTCTTCAAAAAAGAAGTTCTCAAATCACTATATTATGTAAATGGTTTTGTGTATACACCATTTGGTAGAAAAATTGAAGCCGATGATCATCATGCAATCCCATACTTAAATCAGTCAACTTTTATTGATTTATTCCACAGGCAAGTCATTAAAGTCGATGATTATTTGTCAGACAAGAAAAGCTTTGTTGCTTTTTTATTACATGACGAATTTGTACTTGATATTACTGATGATGAAAAACAAAATTTGCTAGAAATTGCAAAAATTGTTCAAAACACTCAGTTTGGTAAATTTCTTTGTAACATTAAAGTTGGTCGTGATTATGGTAATATGAAGAAATTAAATCTTAAGGTAGAATAATGTATACAATAATTGGTCTTGGTTCTGCTGGGTGCAATGTTGCTGAAAAATTTGAAGGAGACGCTGCATTTAAAGTTAAACTTATAGATGTTGACATAGAAGGCGAAAATTGTTTTTCTTTAAAAAAACAGAATACGCCAGAGTTGTACGAAGCAAATACCCCAGATCTTTCTGAATATTTCTCAGATGTTACAGAAAAAATTATATTAATTGTTGGTGGATCTGGGAAGGTTTCTGGGTGTTCTCTGAGGGTCTTAAGCGAATTAAAGGGAAAAGAGCTAAATGTTGCTTATATAAGACCAGATACATCGTTGTTAGCAACAACAGGAAAATTGCAAGATAAATTAACATTTAATGTATTTCAAGAATATGCAAGATCTGGTGTGTTTAAAAACACATTTATAGTTAGTAATCAAATGATAGAAAATATAGTTGGAGATATTCCAATTATGGAATATAATGAGACTTTAAATAAAGTTATACATAACTGTTTATCAGGGTATCTGAAGCTTTCATCGCAAGAGGCTATTATTGATAATTCAACGCCTCCAAAAGAAATTAGCAGAATAGTGACTTTTGGAGTTTATGATTTAGAAAATGATATTGAAAAATTATTATATCCTCTTGAATTTATCGACGATAAATGCTATTATTTTGTAATAAATGAAAGCGAATTAAAATCTAATGGAAAACTATTTAGGGTAATAAAAGAAAATATGCGTCAAAAAGTTCTTGACAGCACGAAAATTTCGTATAGAATACATAGCACGCCACAGAATCAGAGCTACTGTTATGTGGTTGCTTATTCAAGAAAGGTTCAAGAATGAAAGCGTATATTGGGTCATTTAAGAAGAAAGATGGAAGCGTCAGGACTATGACTTTTGCAAAACTTAAAGATCTGCCACCACAATTTTTATCTGAAACGTTAAAAGGTGGTAAATCTGCTAAACAATCTCAAGGTTCTGAGGTAGTATATGATTTAGAACTACGTGAATTTCGTGTTTTCAATTGGAATGCCGTCGTAGGTCAGGTCGTAGAAAAAGATATTAATTTTTAGCTTTACTCTCGCCACAGACCGTGGTAGAGTCATAACAGTTCGGTGGGAAGATTTGCCCCCGACAAAGGAGAAATACACATGGGTATCGACGTAAAGAAAATGCAAGCCAAGCTTAATGCACTACAAAACAAGGGTGGAAGCGGAAGCAAGACAAGCTTCTTCTCACCAAAAGAAGGTAATTCTTATTCAGTCCGTGTTGTGCCAACGCCAGACGGCGATCCATTCAAGGAATACTGGTTTCACTATGAGCTAGGCACCCAAGGTGGTTTTCTGTGCCCAAAAAAGAATCACGGCGATGTATGCCCAGCCTGTGATTTTGCAAGCAAGCTATACAAGGAAAAGAACGAAGAATCAGCCAAGATGGCTAAGAAGTTCCTGCCTCGTCAACGCTTCTTCTCACCAGTTGTTGTTCGTGGCGAAGAAAAGGAAGGCGTTAAGGTTTGGGGTTATGGCAAGAACGTTTATCAAGAGCTAATCGGCCTCGTACTAAACCCAGATTATGGCGATATTACAGACCCAGAAGAAGGCCGTGATCTAACTTTGACCACAAGCAAAGCCCCAGGTCAAAGCTTCCCAATGACGAAGGTTGTTGCACGTGTTAAGACAAGTAAGCTATGCCAAGGGACTGGCGACGAATGCAAGCAGCTTCTAGAGTCGATCCCAGATTTTGAGAAGCTACACACTCGTAAAACAACTGAAGAGGTTGCTGCTATCCTAGATGAATATCTAGCTGGCGATCATAGCGAAGAGGAAGTAGAAAAAGAATCAAAAGAAACAACCAAATTTGGTGCAAAGACAGTTGCTAAGACTGCGCCAAAGGCATTCGCAAAGAATGCAGTAGATGCAGCTTTTGATGAATTAATGGACGCTTAACACTAAAAATGTAAAGTAGTATAACAGAGGGACAGGGTAAAACCTGTCCCTCTTTTACTAGGAGATAAAATGAATAAAGATTTTGAAAATTTATTAAATAAGTACCAATGTAAATTAGTTGATGATAGGATCGTCAATAAAAACGGAAATGATACAAAAATAGCTTGGAAATCTTTTGCACAATTGCAAGAAAATTTAAAATCAATAAAATCGAGTAATGAAAACCAAGCTATGGCTAACATTTTATACATTTTTGAAGAAAGCTTAAAAGAACGGAGTGTAATCTAACATGAAGAAAAAAGAAAACACAGGCGCAGGAAAAGTTTCAATCGCAGATATGCGCTCAATGATTAATAAAAAATTAGGTCGTGAAGTTGCATTTGATTTGCACGAAGATAATCCAACCGAAGTCACAGATTGGATTTCAACAGGCTCACGTTGGCTAGATTCAATTATTTGCCGTGGTAAGCTAGCTGGCATTCCAGTTGGCAAAGTTACAGAATTAGCTGGGCTTGAAGGTTCTGGTAAAAGTTATATGGCAGCACAAATTGCTGCTAATGCACAAAAACAAGGCATTTCGGTTGTATACTTTGACTCCGAAAGCGCTATCGATCCAGACTTCCTAGAAAAAGCTGGCTGTGATATCCAAAAACTTCTATATGTTCAAGCCGATTCAGTTGAATTCGTTCTTGAAACAATTGAAGATCTCCTAAAAACAACAGACGAGAAGTTCTTATTTGTTTGGGATTCAATGGCTTTAACGCCAAGCAAAACTGATTTGGAAGGTGACTTTGATCCACAATCATCAATGGCAGTCAAACCACGTATTCTAGCAAAAGGTTTGTCAAAATTGATTCAACCAATTGCTAACAAACAAGCAACCTTATTGATCTTGAACCAATTAAAAACAAACTTAACAGTTCAAAATCCAAAGTATGCAACCGATTCTGAAAAATACTCAACTCCTGGTGGAAAAGCATTAGCTTATTCATACAGCTTGCGTATTTGGTTGACAGGTCGTAAAGCAAAAGATTCCTATGTTGTTGACGAACGTGGTTATCGTGTTGGCTCTGAAGTTAAATGCCGCCTTGAGAAGTCACGCTTTGGTTCACAAGGACGTGAATGCTTCTTCCGTATTATGTGGGCCGATCAAATCGGTGTTCTAGATGAAGAATCAATCTTTGAAGCCGTTAAGCCGTTTATTAAGCAAAGCGGTGCTTGGTATGAACTAGATGTTGGCGGTAAACCAAAGAAGTTCCAAGAAAAGCAATGGGTCGAATTAATGCGAACAGACGCAGAGTTCCAGAAAACGGTTTACGATTTGATGGAAAATGAAGTTGTTGTTAAGTTTGATAATCGTGAAGGTGACGCAAAAGCCTTTTATAACCTAGAAGGTGAAAGCGAAGAAGCGCACGCAGAATAAAAGAGCTTGACATCTCTACCTCACCCTGCTACTATCTAGAGGGTGAGGTTTTTTATGTCTAAACTTGAATGGACTACGCTAGATCTTAAACACGCAGAGAAAGTTAAAATTATTGGCGACAATGGCCCTATCAAAATTATCATTGGTGGCCCAAGGCCCGAAGATGGACTGTATTGGTGGCACGTTAAAGTGGAAGAAAAAGGATATGCTTCCACAATAGAAGAGGCAAGGCAAGCTGCGCTTGATAGCGTAATATATGAAATTGGAGATTTAAAATGAGTCTTGGGTTGTGTTGTCAGTGGATCGAACAGAGAACAAATCGAAACGGCAAGCTACTTAGTGAAAATATTATTGATGAAAAGTCTCTACAATTAGGCGCATACAAAAATGGCAAATATAGCAGAGAGAGAATTCTTGCAACTTATCGTGGAAACGTCAAGGAAATCCTGCAAATCATTCCTCGACTCAACGAACACAATATCAAATCTTTCCGAATTTCAAGTAGCTTGTTCCCACTATTTGAATTCTGTGGAGATATTGCTAGAAACGATGAACAAATTAAAAACGACTTGCAGCTTGCTGGAAAGCGGTTCAAAGCCTCAAATATTAGAGTGACAACACATCCAGGTCAATTTTGTGTCATCAGCAGCGACAGAGATTCTGTTGTCCAGAACAGTATTAAGGAATTGGAATACCATGCTTGGATTTTTGATATGATGAATTTTGATAGAACTCCTTATTATGCAATTAACATTCATGGTGGTAAGGCAAAACGTTCTGAAAAGTTGGTTGAAGTAATTCAGACTCTTCCAGAATCAGTCAAGGGAAGATTAACACTTGAAAATGATGAAAAATGCTATAATGTCCGCCAGCTACTCGATATTAGCAGCCGCACTAATGTCCCTATTGTTTTTGATAGCCACCATTATAACTTTGGTAGTGGCGATCTATTATTTGATGATGCTTTTCGTAGCACTATTGACACTTGGGGCGGTATCAAGCCTCTCCAGCATATCTCAAATACTGAAATCGGCATGGAAAATGCTGCGTTCAACCAAAAGCGAGCGCATTCACAAATGATTCGTTATGTTCCACCCTTGCAACTGGAAGCGATTCGTGGTAACATAATCGATGTTGATGTCGAGGCAAAAATGAAAAATATCGCTCTATTAAAAATGCGCCAAGAATTTGGAATTGAAAATTAATGGATTTTATAAAAAAACATAAATATATATTTGCATTTGTATCATCTCTTCTCTTAGAATTTTGGTTTTCGATGTGTGCTTGGTCGGCAAATCATAACAATTATACAGTTGCAATTCTTGCCAATTTTACTTATCCATTTATTAGTATGTTGCCGATGATCTTATTGGTAGAAGAAGAAGGGTTGATAAACAAATTAAAAATTGCATTTTTTAATGGATTTGGTTACACCGTTGGAACAGTTATCTTTTTATTCCTTAGAGAAAGGTTTTAGTAATGAAAGAAGAATTAGAGAAAAAACTATTTGAAAAATACCCTGAAATATTTGTGCAAAAAGATCTTCCAATGTCACAAACTTGTATGTGTTGGGGAATTGAATGCGGCGATGGATGGTATAATATTATTGATGCTCTTTGCGGCAGAATTATGGGGTATAACCGTAATTTAAATTGGAAGATACAAAGAGATATCGAAGATGGAAAAGCAAAAGAGTCTGATCTTATTCCTGTAATTCAAGCAACACAAGTAAAAGAAAAATTTGGTGGCTTAAGATTTTATACAAATTCAACAGACGAATATATTTATGGCTTAATCAGTATGGCTGAAGGTATGTCGGCCCGCACTTGTGAACATTGCGGTAATCCAGGTAAACAAAATAATGAAGGTTGGATTATAACTCTTTGCGATCCTTGCAGAAAAGAATACGATGCAGTTAGGAGCGCACAATGGGGTACAAACCAAAAGTTGGAGACTTAGTAGAATATACTGATACGTGGAATGGCGATAGAAAAACCATAGCTCTTGTAATGAAAATAAATAAAACAAGCGAACATAATGGCACTGTTAACATCAAATTAATTCTTGATGAAAAAGATAGGAATTATGTATATCCTTGGAATTTAAAACTTCTGTCGAGTGCCTCTTGACAACTGAGCCTCCTAGTGGTAGTATGAGAACACTAGGAGGTTCTACTTTATGGACAACGACGACCCGCAGGAGATTATTGTAGCAAAGAAGGATACAAGCAACAGAGTACGGAGGTATCTTTCAGTTAGCTAAGAAAATGGCAGAATGTTCAACTTATGGTAATTTTCGTCATGGTGCTGTTCTTGTTAGGGGCGGTGCTGTCATTAATCTCGGTATTAATTCTGAAAAGTATTCTTCTGTTGGTGCAAAGTTTCGTCCCGAAGAAAAAGGTGTTTCTACGTATCACGCAGAGGTTAAAGCTCTTCTTAACATTCCTCGCTCGCAAACTAAGGGCGCTATTATGTATGTTGCAAGAGCTTCTAAGGGTAAAAAAGAAGACAGAATGAGCAAGCCTTGCACTATGTGTCATGCATTAATGCAGGAGCGTGGTATCAGGCAGGTTTATTATTCTGTTGATAATGAATTTATTGGAACTTACAAATTTTGAGGATAATATGACTTACGAAGAATTATTGGAAGAAAATAAAAATTTAAAAGCTCAAATAAAAGAAGCCTACGAAGCACTATACCCAGCTGGGCTTGTAACTATTGACGGCAAGGAAATAGAAACAACCCTATTAGATAGGGCTAAAATGGCCGTTACAATAATTGGCTGCGAGGCTGATTTTGCTGACGAAATGCAGAAAGAACGTAATGAAATCCAAGAAGCAATTGCTTGGTACATTCGCTGTCAAGAACATTGGCTCGATGCCGAAGATTATGCTAATGAAATTCTTGATTTAACAGTTGAAGAGATTTATAAGCAATATCCAAGGGGTAAATAATGGATAAGAAAAAAGTTTTAATTATTGATGGAAATAATAACTATTTTCGTGCTTATATAGTTGATCCAAGTGTTTCAACGAATGGTCAGCCAATTGGTGGATTAAAAGGGTTTCTTAAAATTCTACAAAAACTTTGTCGTGAAGTAAACCCCAACCGTGTTGTTATTTGTTGGGATGGCAAAGGCGGATCTGCCAAACGTAAGGCAATGAATAAAAATTACAAAGAAGGCAGAAAACCTATTAGATTAAATAGGAACATACAGAACCTATCAGACAACGAAGAAATTGATAATAAAATCTGGCAAATGACAAGACTTGCAGAGTATATTAATGAAATGCCAGTTATACAACTTTTACTTGATGGAGTAGAAGCCGATGATCTTATTTCTGCCGTTGCTAATCATCATACACTGAAAGAATATAACAAAGTTATAGTATCAAGTGATAAAGATTTTATACAATTGTGTAACGAATCAACTGTACTTTATAGACCAGTGCAACACGAAGTCTTAAATAAAAAAAAGATTGTTGAAGAATACGGTATTCATCCTAACAATTTTTGTTTAGCCCGTGCATTATCGGGCGATAAGTCAGATAATATTGATGGCGTTGATGGTATTGGATTGCCAACTGTAGCAAAACGTTTTCCGATGCTAAAAGAAGAAAAAAGTTACACGATTGATGATATTTTAGAAGTTTGTAAAACAACAGAAGCGGAAGTAAAAGCATATAAGATGGTACTAGAACAACAAAACCGTGTTAGAGATAATTATAAAATAATGCAATTAGGTGTGCCAAATATATCTGTACAAGATAGCCTAAGCATAAACTATGCACTAGAAAATAGTGAATGTACATTTAATAAATTGGAAATTATTCGTATGTCCATTCAAGATGGATTTGGCGAAATGGATTTTTCAGACCTGTTTATGCAGCTCAAAAAGATTCAGCTTGAAAACTGTTAATGTTCTGTTGTATAGTTAGACTTCCAACGGGGTTAAGATGTCATTTGTAAATGAAAAAGCGACTTTTGAAAAATATGGAACAAAGTTCCAAGAAAATTTAGTACAAATTATGTTAGATGACCGTGTATTTTGTGATCAAATTAGTGAAGTACTGGATCCTATTTTTTTTGAATTAAAATATTTACGTCTTTTCGTAGAAAAAGTTTTTGAATATCGTAAGAAATATGGCACGCATCCTTCAAGAGATACGATTACAACTATTTTACGTACAGAGATTGAAAAAGAACCAGAGCTGTTACAGAAGCAAACAAGAGAATTCTTTGCAAGAGTTCAGGCTAATGAATTTTCATTGGACGGCGAGCAACATATTAAGGATGTTTCTCTCGATTTTTGTAGAAAACAAAAATTAAAAGAAGCAATGATTAAATCAGTTGGGTTGATTCAACAATCATCATATGATGAAATTAGCAAGATTATCAATGATGCGTTAAAGCTTGGAACTGATAATAATCATGGTTATGATTTTATTGTTGATTTTGAGAAGCGCTTTGAAGTTATGGCACGTAATCCTCTTTCAACAGATTGGGAACTGATTGATAGCATCACAAAAGGTGGATTAGGTAAAGGTGAACTTGGAGTAGTTATTGCACCAACTGGCGCAGGTAAAAGTATGGCGCTTGTGCATCTTGGAGCAGCTGCATTAAAAGCTGGCAAGAATGTGGTACACTACTCATTGGAATTACAAGACAAAGTTGTGGCACTACGTTATGACTCTTGTATTTCTGGTATTGCTTTATCAGATGTAAAAGACCAAAAAGAGATGGTTTGGGAAAACATTAAGGATATCAAAGGTAAACTTATTGTTAAAGAATACCCAACTAAGTCGGCCACGACAAATACAATTAAAAACCATCTTGAAAAATTAAAACGTAAAGATTTTAAAATTGATATGGTCATTGTAGATTACGGAGATCTAATTAGACCTATCACAGCTCAGAGAGAGAAGCGTAATGAATTGGAGAGCATCTATGAAGAAATGCGGGCTATTGCACAGATCTATGGGTGTCCTGTTTGGACTGCATCTCAGACTAACCGAAGCGGACTCAACGCAGAGGTTATTACGATGGAAAGCATTTCAGAAGCCTTCAATAAATGCTTCGTCGCAGACTTCATTTTCACAATTTCCAGAACAATAAAGGATAAGAACACAAACGAAGGGCGTATTTTTGTTGCCAAGAACAGAAATGGTCCTGATGGATTGGTGTTCCCAATTTTCATGGATACTGCGAACGTTAAAATTAAAGTATTACAACAAAGCACGGAAACCGCAACGGAAATTATGGAAAAAGCAACAAAGAAACAAGAAGAAAACTTAAAACAAAAGTATAAAAATTATAAAAAGGAGCAAAGGGCATCATGAAAAAAATTGTAATGTTTTCCGCAAGTTGGTGTGGGCCATGTAAACAAGCGAAACCCGTATTCCAACAGTTAAAAGAGGCAAGAAGTGACGTACAGTTTGAAGTTGTAGATATTGATGAACAGTCTGATATGGCAAAAGATTTTGATATTAGAGGTGTTCCAACTTTTATGCTTATCGAAGACAATGAAGAAGTTAAGCGTCTAGTTGGAGCACAAAACGTAGTAAGAGTTAAGGAATTCCTAGAGGGTTAATAATGTATACTAAACAACAAGTACAAGAAGCTACAAATAAATACTTTAAGGGCGATGGTCTGGCTGCAAACGTATTCTTTAAATACGCCCTAAAAGATAAGCAAGAGAATTATTACGAACTGACACCAGACGATATGCATAGCCGTCTTGCTAAGGAATTTGCTAGAGTAGAAGCTAAATATCCTAATGCCATGTCAGAGCAAGAGATTCTTGAACTATTCAAGGAATTTAAATGGGTTGTACCACAAGGTTCACCAATGTATGGTATTGGTAACAACTTTGCGCTATCTTCATTAAGCAACTGTGTTGTAGTTGCTAATCCAGAAGATACAGTTACGTCAATTATTGATGCGGGTAAGGATCTAGCAAACCTATTTAAGCGTCGTTGCGGTGTTGGTATTGATATTACCGATCTACGTCCAGAGAATATGCCAGTAAATAATAGTGCTGGTACTACAACTGGTGCTTGGTCATTTGCTGACTTTTATTCATATGTTTGCCGTATGATTGGTCAAAATGGCCGCCGTGGCGCTCTTATGATTTCAATTGACGTTCGCCATCCAGACGTTGAGAAATTTGCAGTAATGAAGCACGATCTCACCAAGGTAACAGGTGCGAACGTATCAATTCGTATTACTGATGATTTCATGAAGGCTGTAGAAGCTGATGAAGATTTTACCCTTCACTTCCCAGTTGGTTCACCAAATCCAAAATTCACTAAGGTTGTAAAAGCCAAGGAAATCTGGAAACTAGTAGTAGAATCAGCTACAAAGACTGCTGAACCTGGTTTGTTGATGTGGGACAATATTGTAAAGAATCTACCAGCTCATAGCTATCCACAATTTAAGACCCTAACAACAAACCCATGCGGAGAGATCCCACTATCTGCTTACGATAGCTGCCGCTTAATCTCAATTAACCTAAAGCACTTTGTAAAGAACGCTTTTACTAAAGAGGCTTATTTTGATTTAACTCATTTTGAGCAAGTAGCTCGTAAAGCTATGCGTCTATCAGATGATTTGATTGACCTTGAGATTGAAAAGCTCACTGCAATTATTAATCTATGTGATACACAAAATGAAAAAGAGCTTTGGACTAAACTATTAAAGGCTTGTGAAGATGGGCGTAGAACTGGTTTAGGCACACACGGTCTAGCTGATGCTATTGCTCGTTGCGGCATTCGCTATGATTCAGAAGAAGGTATTGAACTAATTGACCAAATCTATAAGGTATTACGTGATTCAGCTTATGCCATGAGCGTTAATATGGCTAAAGAGCGTGGCGCATTCCCAATCTTCAACTGGGGTCTAGAGAAAGAAAATGAATTCATCAAACGCCTCCCAGAGCAAATCAAGAAGGAAATGGCAAAACACGGTCGCCGCAACATTGCCTTATTGACCAATGCTCCAACAGGATCAGTTTCTATTGAATCACAAACATCATCTGGTATTGAACCAGTATTCAAGAACTTCTATATTCGTCGTCGTAAACTAGATCAATCAGAGATGAATACAAAGGCTGATTTCGTTGATCAACTTGGTGATCGCTGGATTAACTTCAAGGTTTATCATCATAACGTACTAGAATATCTTGAAATGATGAAAACCGATACGGTTCCAGATTTCTTCGTTGAGAGCGATAATATTAACTGGCAGAATCGTGTTAAGATCCAAGCGACGATTCAGAACTATATTGACCACTCAATTTCATCAACAATTAATCTTCCAAGAGGCACAACACCAGAAGTTGTTGGTGAACTATACCTAAATGGCTGGAAGCTAGGCTTAAAGGGTATTACTGTTTATGTTGATGGTTCACGTGACGGTGTATTAATCACGGCGGAACCAAAGAAGGAAGAAGAATTCCAACAACACAAGGCTCCAAAACGCAAGCAAGCTCTAGACTGCAACATTCATCACTTGACAGTTAAAGGTGAAAAGTGGGTCGTGTTGGTTGGCTTATTTGACGGGAAGCCATATGAAGTCTTTGGTGGACAAGCAAATAAAATTACCATTCCTTCAAGCATCAAATCAGGCAAGGTAATTAAAAAGAAAACAGGTCATTACCAACTAACCTTTGGTGAAGACGGACTAATTGATGATATCAAGGATGCATTCCAAAATACTCAATACGCCGACTTGACTCGTTTGATTTCACTATCACTACGCCACGGTGCTGATGTTAAGTTTATCGTTGAGCAAATTCTCAAGAGCGAAACTGAAAGCATGACAACTTTTAGTAAAGCAGTTGCCCGTGTATTGAAAGAATACATCAAGCAAGGCGAGGAAGTAACTGGTTCAGCATCTACCTGTCCAGATTGTAGTGGCAAACTAGTTTATCAAGATGGCTGCGCTACCTGTAAAGAAGGCTGTGGCTGGAGTAAGTGTTATTAATTAGGCTCTTTACACTCAAACCCCTCTGTGATATAAAAGTCACAGAGGGGTTCTTTTATGAATTATTTATTTGATATTGATGGCACTTTAACATTACCAAGACAGCCGATAGATCCAAAATTTGAAGACTTTTTCTTTAATTGGATGCAAGATAAAAGCGTGTATCTTGTAACTGGTAGTGACATGAAAAAAGTAAAAGAACAACTATCACAAAGAATTATTGATAGTTGTGCTGGTATATTTTGTTCTATGGCGAATGAATTTTATATTAAGGGTAAGTTAGTATATTCAAACGAGCTAGAATTACCAGAAAAAGTTTTAGAATATTTAAATATATTTCTCATGCATTCTGCATACTCACCAAAACGTTCAAACAATTTTGAATATCGCAAAGGAATGTTGAATTTTTCAATTGCTGGCCGCAATTCTTCAAATGAAGAAAGGGAGCAATATTATCTTTATGATTTGAAAAATAATGAACGTAGAACTATTACCAACTTTATTAATTCTAATTTTGATACATTAGAAGCAAGAATTGGTGGTCAAATCAGCATCGACATCCAGAACAAAGGAAATAATAAAAGTCTAGCATCAAAATGGATTCGTAAAAATATTGGTGGAAAGATTTTGTTCTTTGGCGATAGAACGGACAAAAATGGAAATGACTATGATATCGTCAAAGATATAGTTGACATCGGGGATGGAGAGTGGTATAGTATTCAAAGTCCAGGACAATTGCATCTAATTTTGGAGACAAAGTGAAGAAGTTGAATAAAGAATTTTTAGAAAAAGAATTAACAAAGCGGTTAAGCAAAAAAATAGAATTATCTAAAGAAGGCTATTATTCTTCTGAAGAGATGGCGTTATACCGTAAGATCTTTGTAGAAGGTAAGGACACCGGAATTAAATTCGACCTAGATGACTTGACAGAGTACGAACAGCGTGGTATCTTAGACAGACAGCTAGACAAGCTAGCTTCTAAATTAAACGGAGAATAAAATGGGATCAGTGATGGGTGTTAGCGACGAGAAGCCAAAGAGCAAAGAAGAGAGAGTTAAAGATTTCGTAAAATCAATGCGTGCGGTCGAACAAGCTATGGAGCCATTCAAGGATCAACGTAGAGATCTAAAGAAGAACTATGTCGAAAATGGTTGGCTAGATAAGAACGAGATGAGCAATCTAACCAAGGCGATGCGCCTTGTAAAAGATGAAACAGACATGGATGCTCTTCTAGAAATGTACAAGAAAGTTAAAGGTGCATAATGTATTTTTATCCTCGCAACAAGTACCTTCATGTGGAATTGCCAGAAGAAAAAGCAGAGGATAATACTAATACAACATTTAGCGGTTTTGTTCTGCCACCAGAATATAAACGGCAGAGCAGCCCGCTAGCTGTTGTTAAATTAGTTTCCGCTGCAAAAGGTTCAGATTATTCAAAAGATGAGGGTTCATATCTTTTAGTACCCTCTCATAATATTGAAACAGTTGAATTCGATGGACTGAAAGTATCAGTAGTCCCAGAACACGTTGTTTATGGCGTGGTTGTAAAGGTATAATAATGATTGATATATATGGAGATGGGATTGGAAAAGTTGAACTTGTTGACTCTATCGGTTCAGACCTTACTATTGTTAATTCTGCTCGGGTATCATTTGGGGTTCATAAATCTGAACTAGACGACAAGGATCGTAAACTTATTCGTTATCTTATTAAGCATAAGCACACAAGCACGTTAGAGCATTGTTTTGTTACGTTTCGGGTAAAGGTTCCGCTCTTTATCCGTTCGCAGCATCACCGGCATCGTACTTGGTCATACAATGAAATCTCTCGTCGCTATACAGCGGAGAATCTAGAATTTTATGAACCAATGAAGTTCAGAACTCAACATGAAAAAAACCGTCAGGCTAGCAATGAAGATGATTTAATTGATCCAATTGTTTATGAACTTGGAGAAGTTACAGCTTCAAGAGCTATCAGAGATCACCATTTGGCTGCTGTGTTTCTCTACGAAGAAATGATGCGAAAAGGTGTATGCCGTGAACAAGCCCGTGGAATTCTTCCACAAAATATGTACACTGAATATTACGCAAGTGCAAATCTTAACAACATTCTCAAGTTTATTGAATTACGCTCTCACGAAGGAGCGCAACTTGAAATCCAAAAAGTTGCTGAAGCAATGCTAAAAATTCTTGAGGATTTGTTTCCAGAAACAATTAAAGCATATAACGAGGTAAAAAATGGAACTAAATTGTAAAAAATGCAATAAAGCAATTAAAAAATTAAGCGAGAAAGAAGAAGCACTATATAAATCCATCAATCTTAAAACTGATGATCTTTTTATGTTGTGTGGAGATTGCAGCGGTTTTAATAAAAAACGTAATCTACCTTCTTTTTTAAAGGCTTTTGAACTTGAAGAAGTAATTGAAGTAAGGCGTGTATATCGTAGAAAATACCAAGTAAATTGGAAGCGTCTATTTATGAACTTTGTTTATATGTTAATGTTTTGGAAGAGAAAGCCAGGGACAGTTGCTGTAAGAGCTACTGTGGCATCTACTGATATTTACAAAGAAAATCACAATCGCTTTGTTTTTACAAAAGCTCTTGCTGAATGGACAGTTAAAAATACCCCAGTAAGGGATGGTTTTGGCGATGGAGACATTGACAGTAAAGCTAAAGCCGTAAATAATGCCCTAGAAGGAAAATAGTATTTAAAAATGCAGCGAGTCTTAGAATTAGAATACGATGAGATAATCTTCGGTCTAAATCTAGACTCGCTTCGTTTTGCTTATACAAAAAATATACCGTTATTTTATACGATTAGTTCAATTAATTTTCCTCCAAATTATGATTTTGTAGACCCACAGATAAAAAGAAAGGAATACGAGAATTTATATTCTAGAATTTCTTTACTTGGATTATTCCCAACACAAAATGCATATTCTGCAAGACTAGAGGATAACAATAATTTAAAATTAATAACAACACAAAATTTTGTTATTAACATAAAATTCAATAAATTGTGGGTTACAAATGCTGGTGCAATAAATTTAGAAGGAATGCCACCAGAGTATGAAACACATAATCATATAAATCTTGTTGCAGATACAATAAGCGTTCGCTCTGGCCTTTACCATGATTATTGGGAATTAGATACTGATGGCGATAACTTTGTTAAAAAAATAAAGTTTGAATTATCTAGTCGTTTCTTTTATAAGAATACGGATAATAAAAAAGACTGCGTTGCTCTATCATATATAAAGCAAGAGGACATGGAAAGATTCGACTGCTCAGAAATAGCTGCAAGAATGAAAACCGCACATTTCATGGAAAAAGCAGGAATAAAAGGACGATGGGATAAAACAAATGGATACTTCAAGAAAATAAAACTTGAATCAATATGCCGATTTATATATCCTTCCTATACTTTAATCTATAAAGATCTTCCAAACAATATACAATTGCTGTATAATGTTCCTGCACCAACTTTAAAAGAGGAATTATATGGCGAAATACAAAAATTACAAGTACAATCAAATTGACCACTTAGCTGGTATTGTTCCTATTGGTGGAAAAATTTTAGATTTTCGAATGCCTTGGCATGATTCCTTAATGCCAGTGGCACCTGATTATTTAGCGGTAGAACAATCTGTTTATCAATGTGCAATTGCTGGTTGTGAAACAATATGGATAGTGGGTCATAAAGGCATAACTCCACTGGTAAGGCACAGGCTTGGAGATTATGTACTAGACCCAGCAAATGAAGTAGCAAGCGAGACTTATAAATATTCCAGCATAAGAAAACACATACCAATTTTTTATGTTCCAATCCTACCAAAAGATTATGATAGAAGGGATTCTTTAGGATGGAGTGTTTTACACGGTGCAGATTCTGCTTTTAGAGTTTCTTGCTTTATTAGTAAATGGACTGCTCCAACAAGATTTTTTTGCTCGTTTCCTTACGGCATAGTTCCACCAGAGGCAATTAAATCAGAAAGACAAAACTTTTTAAGATCAGAAAAGCAAACTTTTTTTTCTTATGAAAATAAAACCATTAAAGACGGTTTCCATCTCCCATTTACATTCGATGCAAAAGATTATAAAAATTGTAGAGATATAGTTAAGAAAAAAAATATAGAAGATTGGGAAAAAAGAAAAGAAAAGGATGCTAGAGAATTTTCTCTACAAGAAATATTTGAGCCTCTTGACACGGGTAGTAACTCTGTGGTAGAGTTACCTTGGTTCCATGAGATCAGTTCGTGGGAAAAATATTGTAAATATACTTCGAGTCAGCAAGCCTTACAATTAAAAAGACATAAAGAAGTCTTTATTAAAGAAAAAAGAAAAATATTTCCAACTGAAAGAGATATGGATGAGCAAAAACAAGGAAGACTGGAAGAACAAATACGACAATCTGAAGATTAATTTCGATAGACTTGACCGATACAACGATGTATTATACCGTTGTTATTTTGCAGCAAAAAGATTGCGCAACAGTGGATATGATGGTGAATTTATTGGTGAGCCAACGAAAGAGTTGTTTGAAGCAATTAAACTAATTGAAAACTTTGAAAAGGATTTGAAAAATGGCAACTAGTGTTATTAAAAAAGATATTTCGTGGCTATTAGGTAAAGTCCCAGATTTCATGGAGTTTTATGATAGCCAATCAAACTATTTTATTAACGGAGGTTATCTAGCGGGTGGATTTCTACGTAAGGTAATTAAGAATGGTAGTGTTATAGAAACTATCAAAGACGGATTATCAGCAGGAGATATTGATTTCTTTTTCTACTCTGAGCAGCACGCTCAAGAAGCTTTTGAATATTTTACCAAGCACGTTGGAACGTTTATCCCTAGACCCTCTACATTTGCTCCAAACAGCGTAACTGGTTTTGCATATGAGGGAAATGGCGGCTTGAGATTAAACAGCATGAAAAAACCAGCTGTTGTTAAGTTCCAATTTATTGCCAAAAGTACGGGTTCGCCAGAAGAAGTTCTAAATCGTTTTGATATTGCTAATTGTAAAATTGCCACTGATGGTAAATTTATTTGGATGGTCGATGGTTGGGAAGGGTTAGAAGATCAGAAAATTATTCGTGTAGATAATTTATCTGGTAAATATTTTCCTTGGAGATTAAAGAAATATTTAGGAACTGATTATTCTTTATGGCCTTCAAATTATGAACAGGTTTTAGCAAAATTACTAGAATCATGTAATAATAAAAGTACGGATATGAGTAATGTAAAAAGTATTCTTCGTAATAAGAATGCAATTAAAAAAGAAGATATTTTACTTTTTTATGAAAAGCTAGGCATCACTCACGAAAACACCGAACCAGAAGATTACGAGAGCGGCACACTTGGACAACCAGTGGACTATGCAATCCACATGTTTAAAAAAAGAGGTGAAAATGTATGATACATTCACCTTGCAAGAATTTTTATGGCGTGTTAGTATACTTTTCATAGGCAACGTAGCAGCTCATTATTTTATTGAGTGGAGAAAAAATGACAGAGCGTAAGAAACCATCACTAAAATTTACAAATCTTCACGGACACGATACTTTCAGTATTTTTGATGGAATGGGTTTTCCAGACGAACATATTGATTTTGCATATAGCAATGGTCTTGATGGTATGGCTTTTACCAATCATGGTAATATGAATTCATTTTCATATGCAATGATGAAGTCTAAAAAGATGAAGGATGAAGGCAAAACCGATTTCAAGGTTATTTATGGTATTGAAGCTTACATACATCCATCGATTCCAGATTGGAAAAAAGATAAAGAAAAGCACAAGGAAGACGCCAAACTTGCAAAACAAGTTGATGATGACGTTGGACTTGTTGTAGAAGACGAAAGTGAAACAAAGAAGGGTAAACATGGTACGCTCAACCAAAGAAGTCACCTTGTCCTTAACGCAATCAATCAAGAGGGTCTTAACAATCTTTTCAAAATGGTTAGCGACTCCTATCGTGGGGATAATTTTTACCGCTTCCCTAGGATGGATTATGATCTTCTCAAGCGTCATAGCAATGGTATTATTGCATCTTCCGCTTGTATTGGTGGTATTCTTGGGAATGATTATTGGCGCAATCGTGACAATGGCGATAGTGCAGTTCTTGGAGCGATGGCTAAGACAGTCGAAAAAATGATGGATATCTTTGGAGATCGCTTCTATGGCGAACTTCAATGGGCTATGAATCCAGACCAACACAAGATCAATCAATTCATTATTCAACTTTCTAAACAATATGGCTTCCAATTAATCACGACTTGCGATGCCCATTACCCTTCTCCAGACATGTGGAAGGATCGTGAAATCTATAAAATGCTTGGTTGGCTTGGAAAGAACAAGGATGAACTGAGCATTGGCAATCTTCCTGTTTCATTGGATGAAATGGCTTATCAACTTTATCCAAAGAATGGCGATCAACTATATGAATTCTATAAACTTACTTCTAAAAAGCTGGGCTTTGCTTATGACGATCAGCTTATTGCTGACAGCATTGAAAGAACGTCAGAGATTCTAGAAAATCGTATTGAAAATTATACGCCAGATACAACCATCAAACTTCCGTCTTTCGTCGTCCCAGAAGGCGAAACGGCTGATGATACTTTGGTAAAAATTGCTATTGAAAATCTAAAGAAAAACAATCTTCACAAGGATAGCGAATATGTCGCTCGCCTCAAGGAAGAATTGCACACAATTAAGGATCGTGGATTTTCTAAGTATTTCTTGACTATGAAAACAATTGCTGACAAGTCAAAAGAAAAACAATTGTGTGGCGCAGGTCGTGGCTCTGGTGCTGGCTCGCTAGTTTCATATTTGTTAAACATTACAGAAGTTGATCCAATCAAATACAAGCTCCAGTTCTCACGTTTTATTCGTAAGAATGCTAAAGATTACCCAGATATTGACTTCGACGTTTCCGATCCAATGGAAATTAAAGAAGCAATGATTAAAGAATTTGGTGAAAACTGCGTTGTTCCGATTTCAAACTACAACACACTACAAATTCGTTCGCTAATAAAGGATATTTCTAAACTTTATGATATTAACTTCCAAGAAGTGAATGAAGTAACTAGCAAAATGTTAAGTGAAGCAACTCCAATTTGCAAGCAATTACATGGCATTACTGCTGGTGTTTATAATCCAACGTGGGATGAACTCAAACAGCATTCACCATCATTGCTAGGGTTCTTAACAAAATATCCACATGTTGCGACACACGTTGAAAACTTGCAAGGTCAAATTCGTTCAATTTCTCGCCATGCTGGTGGTGTTCTATTTGCCGACAACTTGAATGAAAAAATGCCGCTAATCAACAGCGGCGGCGTTGTTCAAACGCCTTGGACTGAGGGGCAAACAGTTCGTCATTTGGAACCACTTGGTTTTATTAAGTTTGACGTTCTTGGTCTTGCTTCTCTTAGAATGATCGAAACTTGTATCGAGCATATTTTGAAGCGTCATCACGGAGTTAAAGAGCCGACTTTTAAAGATATTAAGAAGTATTACGACAACTTCCTAAGCCCAGAAAAGATCAACCTCAACGATGAAAAAGTTTATGAACATGTATTCCAAGAAGGCAATTTTTGTGGGACGTTCCAGTTCACAAATCATGGAGCCAGAAAATTCTGTATGGATGCAAAACCAAAAAATATTGTAGATATTGCTGCTATTACCTCAATTTATCGACCTGGGCCATTATCTGCGAATGTTCATAACAAATATATTGAAGCTAAAAATGATCCAAGCAATATTCAATATATCCATGATTTAGTCAGAGAAGTAACTGAAGAGACTTATGGATTTATTGTCTTCCAAGAACAATTGTCGCTACTTGCACACAAGCTTGGCAAGGATATTACTCTTGATGAAGGTAACGAATTACGTAAAGTTCTAACTAAAAAAGGCACTGGTAAGGAAGCGCAAGTAAAGGAAAAACTATATGGAAAATTCATTGAAGGATGCAAAGAAAAATCAATTGCAGAAGTCGATGCAATTAATCTCTGGAAAACTATGGAATTCTTCTCGGGATATGGCTTTAATCTTAGCCACGCTGTCTGTTACTCAATTCTATCTTATCAGTGTGCTTACCTCTTCTACCATTTTCCAGCTGAATGGCTTGCGGCATTCCTTGATAAAGAACCAGAAGAGCGCAAGGAAGCGGCAATCGCAACTGCTAAATCTTTTGGATTCACTGTAAGAAACCTTGATATCAATAAATCTGGTGTTAAATGGGAAGTAGACGTAAACGATGCCAAAACACTTATTCAACCGCTGTCGTCAATCAAGGGTTTAGGAGATACGGCGATTGAACAGATTATGAAATACCGTCCGTTCAAAACGGCTGAAGATTTGCTGTTCCACCCAGAAGTTACATATAGCAAGCTTAATAAGAAAGCACTCGATTCACTTACAAGAAGTGAAGCTCTAACATCGCTGGTAGATAAACGTTTTACAGGCTTGAAGCATTTTTGGTCTGCTTGCGTTGTTGACCGGCCAAAGACAAAAAAGAAGCTTGATGAAAATATTGAAAAATATAAACCAGAAGGAGATTTTACATTAGAGGAAAAGATTGATAATCTTACATCCTTGTCTGGTATCTATCCAATCAATCTTGTAATGGATCCGCAAATTCTTAAAAGATTAGAAGAGAAATACATTCCATCAATTGGAGAAAACGAACAGGAACTAGGAGAAGTTGTTTGGTTTATTCCTAGAAATATAATAGAAAAGAAAACTAAAAATGGTAAACTTTATTGGGTTCTTGAAGTTACTGACACAACTAACAAAATTACTAATATTAAGTGTTGGGGTGTTGATCCTAAAAAAGATAAAATTTGGAAAAACAGACCATATCTTGGAAAATTACAAAAAGACGACTGGGGATTTAGCACGAGAAGTATTAAATACAATTTCAAACTATTAGGATAAAAATATGGAAAAAACAGAAAGACCTTGGGGACATTACATTATTTTAGAAGATACCGAAACGCATAAAGTAAAGCGTATTGTAGTTAACCCTGGACAAAAAATTAGTTTGCAAAAGCATCAAAAAAGAAGTGAAATTTGGGTTGTTGTTGCTGGTACAGGGAACGTTCACGTTAATGGAAATGATTGGGAAGTAAAAACAGGGAATACCGTTATTGTACCTGTTGGTTTTATGCACAGAATAGAAAATATTGGTAAAAATAATCTTGAGTTTGTTGAAGTACAAACTGGTACTTATTTTGGTGAGGACGACATACAAAGATTTGATGACATTTATGGGAGAGTTAAATGAAAAAAATAGCAACAAGTGGTTATTTTAACCCACTCCATAAAGGACACGTAGAATACCTAGAAAAAGCAAAACAATTAGGAGATCACTTAGTTGTTATTGTTAATAGCGACCACCAAAGATCTTTAAAAGGCTCTAAAGAATTCATGAAAGAAGACGAGCGTATGGAAATCGTCGCTGCTCTCCGCTGCGTGGACGAAGTTATTCTTTCGATTGACAAGGATGGCACGGTGTGCGATACTTTAGCTCTGGTGAAGCCTAACATTTTTGCCAAGGGGGGCGATAGGTTTTCATCAGAAATACCAGAGGCTAAGATTTGTCAAGAATTAGGAATAGAAATGGTAGACGGGCTAGGAGAAAAAATACAAAGCTCTTCTTGGCTTCTCAAAAAGGGTTAAAATGAAGTGGGAAATTAAACACACAGATATTAAAGCGGTTAATAGTGAAATTCATTCTAAAAGTCACATTATTTTAGAACACAATGGTATTGTCTTAGAATTGATGGCCTGTAAAGAACCTGAATTACACCATCTTGGAGCTAGAAGAGTTTTGGTAGATACGGCAAATATGCTTAAAAACCTTGCCCATGAAATGGAAAACAAGGCAGATAAAATTTTTTAGGAGATAAAATGACAACAATTAATCTAGAAACATGGGAATCTTTAAAAGAAAAAAAGAAAGTATGGGAAAATATGATTTCTGCAACATTGCAGTGGAAACCACTAACACAAACAGCAAAAGGTCCACAAAAAGCACATGCCGAAGATGCGGCTTGGGATCTTTATGCGGATTGCCCAAATGAGCCAATTGTTCTACTTCCAGGTGATACACGAATTGTACCAACTGGTTTAGCTATTATGCCACCAAATGGTTGGTGTTGTGATATCCGTGGTAGAAGCGGCATGAATAGCAAGGGTAAGCTTGTTATCCTTGGTCTTGTAGATAGTTTTTATACTGGTCCTTGGGGTATTGTTCTTCATAATGCTACAACTGAAAGAGTGGTAGTCAACCACCATGATAAGATTGCACAATTTACAGTGCAACGTGTTTGGCAAAGCGAACTTGTGCAAGTGGAAGAATTTTCCACACCAGAGAATAGCCGAGGTTCTGGCGGGTTTGGATCAAGTGGTGCAAAATGAACCGCAAAGAAAGACGTACAGCTGAAAAACTAATGGGAAAAGAGGCATTTAAGAGCGTAAATTTGATGCTTGATATGCCAAACAAATGCTTGACTTGTGACGCAATTTTTGATAAAAAAGACAAGCAGATGGCGATGACTTGGTTCGTAGAGGTGTTCAGCGAACAAAAACGAGTTGATCTTTATTGCCCATCCTGCCAAGAAAAGAGGAAAAATGTTTAAAGAAGCATTAAGTTATGATGATGTATTACTAGTTCCACATTATAGCGAAATCGAAAGTCGGTCACAAGTGACTTTAAAAAGTGGTCTTGGACCAAGTTTAGAGTTTCAAACACCTATCATTGCAAGTCCAATGGACACAGTTAGTGGTTTTGATATGGCTGTAGCGCTATCAAAGCTAGGTGGTGTAGCTATTATTCACCGTTACAACTCAATTGAGGAGCAAGCTGAAATTGTTCGTTCAGTTAAGCGCAATGGCGAACGTGTCGGCGCTGCTGTTGGTAGCACTGGCGATTATATGGAGCGGGTTACTGCCCTGTATAATGCTGGTGTTGATTTTATCTGCATTGACGTTGCTCACGGTCATCACCTCAATGTTTATAATGCTATTCGTAGTATCCGTGACCACTATGGACCATCTATCCATATTATGGCTGGCAATGTAGCTACAGCAGAAGCTTTTGAAGCATTGCAAGCGTGGGGTGCGAATTCTATTCGTGTTGGTATTGGTGGTGGTTCAATTTGTTCCACAAGGATTCAAACAGGTCATGGTGTCCCTAATATTACTGCTATTATGGATTGCGCTAAAGTTGCTACTACCGCTACTCTTATTGCTGACGGTGGTATCAAAAACGCTGGAGATATTATTAAGGCGTTAGCCGCTGGAGCGGATTTTGTAATGTTAGGTTCATTACTAGCAGGAACAGACGAAGCACCAGGTGAAATTACCGAATCACTAATTTATGGCATGAAAATGAAAGCCTATCGTGGCATGGCTTCCCGTGAAGCTCAAGAAGAGTGGCGTGGTAAATCCTCAGCCCCAGAAGGCATTGCTACAACTGTACCGTATAAAGGCCCAGTAGAAAATATTTTTAATGATCTTGTTGGTAATATTAAGAGCGGTTTATCGTATACTGGTGCTATAAATATTGGTGGACTACAAGCTAGGTCGGAGTTTATCCGTCAAACGAGTGCTGGTCAACACGAAAGCTCTACACACATTCTTTCTAGGAACCGTTAATGGAAGGTTGGAAGAAGTATACCTTTTATTTAAGCAATACAGCTCATGCAGATATGAGATTAAAATTTCGTTATGATAATTTACCACAACAAACTTTTTTTAAAATGCTTGTAAAGGCATATGTTGAAGATAATCCTCATATGCGTTCTTTAATAAAAGAACTGAATGAAGAAAGAATAGGTAAAAGATCATTAAAAAAAATGAAAAAAGACGAAAAAGAACAGCAAAAGCAAGAAGAATATTTTATGCTATCCGAAGAGGAAGTAGCTGATATTTACGACCAAATAGAATTGGAAGATAATGATGAGTGATTATAAGTTTAAAACATGTACAGAAGCCTGCAAAACATTAGAAGAATCTTGTCCAAATAAAGAATGCAGAAGCTGGATTGATTTTGAGGAAGACCTTAATTGCGTTCATATAGCAGTAGAAAAGAATGGTAACATGACGTTACGAGATGTTTCTAAAAGAATTGGCTGTAGTTTTGTGCGAGTAAAACAAATAGAAGAAGAAGTATTAGAAAAAATTAAGGATCAAATAGATATTGGAAACTATTTATGATGTTGAATAGTTCCTTTTGTGATGAATGTAACTATTTATTTTAAATTTTGAAACTAAAATCCTTTAGGAGATAAAAAATGAGCAATAAGAAACAGCTATTAACAGAGTCAGAAGTTCGTCGTTTTATGGCACTTGCGGATATTCCAGTCATCAACAGACCAGAAATTAACGAAAATCTGCCAATGGCTGCAAAACCAGAAGATAGACAAGAATATGGTTCACTAGCAAGAAATGAAAACGAAACTGTTCAAGAAGAAGAAATGCTTGATATGGCTGCCGACGAATTAGGCGGCGATCAAGAAGACGCTGGCGAAGAGATGGGCGGTGAAGAAGAAGCTGCTGGTGGCGAAGACAAAGAAGCTAAGTTTCAAGAGCTAGTAACAATGTTAGCTGATCTAGTTGGCGTAGACGTTGAGATGGACGCTAGTGGTGAAGCAGCTGATGAAGAAGAAATGGAAGCACCAGCTGATGAAAAAGAGGAAGAAGAAGGCGAAGAAGATTCTGAAGAATCAGAAGAAGGCGAAGCCGACGAAGAGAACGAAGGCGAAACTCCAATGATGGAAGAGCAAGAAGAAGAAACAGACGAAGCCAAAAAGTATGATCACAAGATGGATGAAGCACTTATCAATACTGTATTGGCACGTGTTACCGCTCGTCTTCTAGAAGAAGCTAAGAAGAAGAAAAAGATGACTGCCGCTGAAAAGAAGAAAGAAGAAATGAAGAAAAAAGCAGCAGCAGCAAAAAAGAAAAAAGCAGATGGCGCAGATGATAAAAAAGAGCTAAAAGAAGCTAATGCCCCTGCTCCAAAATCATCAATGTCAAATGGCAGCAAAGCTGGTGTTGCAAAAGGCCACGGTCCAGGTTCAAGCGTTTTTGGAACAAAAAAACAAGCTGATCAAGAATGGAAGGAAGGCGAAAAGAATTCAAAGGGCGGTCATGAATTACATGCAGCTCCAAGCGAAGGCAAACACACAGTAAGCCACGGTAAAACAAGCCCTGTAACTGGCAAGGGTGGCAACAAGAAATAATCTAAAATAGATAATCTATGTTTAACACCGACATATCCTATAAAGGTGTGTCGGTGTTGGACTATAAGGGATAAAAAAATGCAAATTACAAAAAGCCAGCTAAAGCAAATAATTTCTGAAGAAATGGAAAATATTGCAAACGAAAGTGACCAAGTTGAAACCTTGATTGAAAACTATAGCCTATCTTATGAAATAGATGAGGACACAATTTCCAAGGAAGCAATTATTGACTTCTTAGAAGTTCTACAAGAAACAAAAATACCAAAAATTGCTTTTGAGGCATTCATGAATAACCTTCCAGAAGAAATCGTCGCTCCTTTATTAAAAGAAGTTGTAGAAGAATAAAAACTGTAGTATAGTTATAAATAACAGCCCGCTACTTTAATAAGGTAGCGGGTTTTATTTTATGGGATTTTAAATGGACATTTTTACAACTGTTTTTATTGTTACTGCTTTCATTATTACAGTTTATGCGTTTTATGCAAATGAACAAGCCCATAAAAAAAATCTAAGAGAATTAGAGATAAGATTCCTTTTGGGATCTGCACACTTTATTTCATATAAATATCAGATGCTTGAAATGTTGAAAATTATATATGAAAAAGCAGCAGAAACAGACGAGCAATACGCTAGAGATTATGAAAAAATAGTAGAAACTTTTAATGCTAAATATAGCAAAATTTGTGATGATTGGATTAAAGAGCTAAATAAATCATTAGGTTACGAAACAGAGTATAAAAACTGGGAGGAGGCTACTAAATATATTGATACACTTATGAAGAAAATAAGAGATGAGTCCAGCTAACGAATTTAAAAGAATGATAAAGATATATATGAAGGTAGATGACAATCTCTATCGGGCAGAAAGATTTTTTATGGCAAATTCTGCTCTTTCATGGGCGTTAGAAAATAATAAAGAAGCTAGTGTAATCACTTATTACTTAAAAGAAATAGAAAAACATTTGAACGAAGAGATAACACTTTTTTGGCAGGATGGTAAAATAAAGGTTAAAAAGGGAAAGAAGGACGAAAAATGAAAATGGATGCTTGTGCGTGGCGGAATGAATACACAAATGAGTATGAGTACAAATTGCAGATAAACGAAATTAAACACGGTGATAAAACGACATTTTCAAAACTATTTAAGGAATGGAAGCAATTTGCAGATGGCTGGAACGTAAACAACAAGAATGAAGTAAAAATCTTAATTAAAAAGTTCTCTTCTGAAAAAGAATGGATAGAGTGGGCAAAGAAATGTCCCATAAAAATTGTTGAAGTAAAATATAGAGCAGGTAAGGAAGTACGAATCCAACGTTCTTGTAAAACAAGAAAGAAAAGAGCAAAAAATGCTAAATAAAAAAGAAGATAAGCAAGCAGAAGAAACAACTTCAGTAATCATGCTGCCAAGTGAAGAACCAAAGATTACAATGCGTACTATTGGCCTGATTGGCGATGTTGATGAAGAAAAGGCTGCTGATGTAATTTATGGAATGTTAGCTCTTAAAGAGTATGGAAAACTAGACAATGAACAACATAAAGGAAAAAATAAAAAACAAGCATATGAGCCTTTTGAGTTTTATCTTTCAACTCATGGAGGTTCTGCGTCAGACATGTTTGCGATTTATGATGTAATGCGTCAAGTTCGTAAAGATTGTGAAATTCATACAATTGGTTTAGGAAAAGTGATGAGCGCTGGTGTTTTACTTTTAGCTGCCGGTACAAAAGGCAAGCGCAAAATTGGTAAGCATTGCAGAGTCATGATACACTCAGTATTAGCTGGTAATGAAGGTCCATTACATAATCTTGAAAATGAAATGGCTGAAATTCGCTGGACACAGGAACGATACATTGGTGCATTAATTGAAGAAACAAAAATGACACAAGCAACTATGAATAAATTGTTGCAAAGACATGTGAATGTTTATTTATCAGCAGAAGAAGCAGTAAAATACGGAATAGCTGACGAGGTAATTTAATATTGAAAAAGGCATTTAAAAAACTTCTTTTAGAATTGTCTTCAATTGCTCTTGAAGAAGAATTAGAAAAGCAAGAACAATTAAAAAAACAAGTACAGGATTCATTATCAAAATTAGATTTTGAATCATTAAGTATTATTTCCGTCACTCCATCAAATAAAAGTGACATGGCATTAGTTATACGCTTTGAAGACAAGGAAAATATTGAGAAGGCCAGAAAAAAAGTGGTAAATGCTATAAAATCTGATGGTATTAGTGTAGAAAACCGCTATATACCAAAATATGATTCCTCAATAGAATGTACAGAAGTTTCTTATAAAGATGGCAGCGGTAGAATTTATCTTGTTTATAAATACGATATAGGTTCAAGAGAAGGTCTTGCACTAGAACATGTTGTTGCATTAGTGCTAACTGGTAAAATTACCGATGAATTAAAGAATCGTCTAGATTTACCACCAGAAGCTTCTAAACAAGAAGTAAAAGAAAAATTAAAAGGCGAATATTCTGATGTACTAGACATAGCATTACAAGGCAAAAAGTTAATAGAGGATAAGCTAGGAAAAATTGCTTCTACAAAATCTCTAGGAAGTAAGAACTCTAAAGCTGACTTAATTTTAACTACAGAAAGTGGCAATAGAGAAGGCTTATCCATTAAGCTTGTCACGGAAGAAGGTAGAGAATTAAGGTTTACATATAATAGAAATCTTGGGTATGGAGATGAACAAGAGGAAAATATAGTTAAAAATCCCAATGGTAAACCTTGGTGGATGGTAGGAAGGCAAATATTTGCGAAAAAACTAGGTCGTGTTTACACTCCAAAATCTGAAGATTTTGAACCACCTTCTTGGATGGAAAAAGCAAAAGAAGACCGTTCGGACTTATATAAAGAAGCTATGGAAGAAGTATACGAAAAGGTGCGTGAAGTATTTGTTAGCAATCTAAGGAGCATGAAGCTAAAAGAGCTTGTGAATATGGTTAACGATGCACAACTTGGCGATGAAGATGAGCGTACAAGTTATGATAAACTTTACGTGCTAGTTTCGGATGTTGATGGAATAAGACTAGAGGAAAAAGATAGAAGCAAACCAGATATAGAAAAAATAAGGGCTTCTAACATGGGTAAAAAAGACATAGTTAAAACAGACGGTGCAAAAATTATAATCGACATTCCAGGGCTAGATCCCTTAACTATTCACGGCTTAAAGTTTCACTCAAATATGTTATCATCCAAACGAGATGATCTAAAAATTAAAACCCGATAAGAAAGGTCTGGTGTAAACGTGAAAGTATATGATAATGGTTTATCTTTAAATACAAAAATTTTAACAGGTGTAAATAAATTAGCGGACGCAGTTTCGGCTACTTTAGGACCAAAAGGTAAAAATGTAGTAATCCACTTGAAGGGCCGTAATCCAATTATCACTAAGGATGGTGTAACTGTAGCTCAGGCAGTTGAATTGCAGGATCCATTTGAAAACGTTGGAGCGCAAGTGCTAAAACAAGCTTCTGCGGTTACAGCTACAGAGGCTGGCGACGGTACTACAACAGCTACTGTTTTAGCTAGAGCTATTATGAATGAAGCACAAAAATATATAATTGCTGGTGCGTCCCCAACTGATCTAAAGCGTGGAATGGATGCAGCTGTTGAATATATTGTTAAGAATATAGAAGATAGGTCTGTTACAATTAAAAGCTTGGAAGAGATTGAGCATGTCGCAACAATTTCAGCAAATGGTGATAAAAAGATTGGTAAACTTATTGCTACTGCTGTAGACAAGGTTGGTAAAGACGGCGCTATCACTATTGAGGCAGGAAAAAGCGTAGAAACAAGCTTAGATATCGTTGAAGGTTTCCAAGTTAGTTCTGGTTATCTTTCTCCACAATTTGTTACTGACGAAGCTCGTGCCGCAATGAGGTTTGACGATGTTCGGCTTCTTATTACAGACCACAGCATAGATAATCTTGATGATCTATTCCCTGCTCTAGAAATTATGGCAAGAGAGAAGAAGCCTTTTGTTATCATTGCAGAAAATGTTGAAGGCCAAGCATTGGCAGCACTTATCTTAAATGCTGTTCGTGGCAGTATGAAGATTGGTGTGATTAAGGCTCCAAAGTACGGAGAAGAGCGTAGAAATATTATGAAAGATCTTGCTCTAGCGACTGGTGCTACTTTTATTACACGTGAAAGCGGAAGACCATTACGTGATGTTAAACTGAAGGATCTAGGAACCGCTAAAACAGTTGAATCGCTAAAACTGCATACAACAATTGTGGGCGGTGGCGGCAATTATGAGGAGGTCGAGCGCCATATTGACAGGTTAAAGCAGGAAATTTTGCAGACCGAAGACCTTGCAGAGTGCGAGCGCATCCAAGAAAGAATTACCAGACTCGCTAGCGGGGTCGCCATAATTCGTGTGGGCGGTACGACAGAGGTAGATATGGTCGAGCGCAAGCATCGCATCGAAGATGCTCTAGAGGCTGTTAAATCAGCGCAATTAGAAGGTATTTTACCAGGAGGAGGTTGTGCATTATTAAAATTGTCTAGAGGCTTAGAGCAGAATGTTTCTGTGGATAATCAAGACGAACGGTTTGGAGTAAAAATTCTTCAAAGAGCGTGTGAAGAACCAATACGTAAATTAGCGGAAAATTGTGGGGACAAGCCAGATGTAGTTGTCGAAACTGTATTAAATAAATGCGGTGATGACATCTGGGCTGGTAGGAATTTCGCTACTGGAGAGTACGTAAATATGGATAAAGCTGGAATTATAGACCCAGCAAAGGTAACACGTTGTGCATTACAAAATGCTGTATCTGCGGCGTCCACTTTATTGACTACTTCTCATGCAATTGTTGATACATAATACTAATTATTATTAATCAGCGTGAGGAACAAATATGGCACAATTAGCACCGGAAGAAATAAAGGAATTAAATGAAAATTTAAATGAACTAAAAATAAATACACAAACAATTTGTGTAAAAATGGATCAAATCTATGATTCAATAGAAAAGTTAGAGAAAACTATTGAAACCATTAGTACAGCCGTTAGTTCGCAAGAAAAAAGAATTACTGTTATCGAGCAGACTATACCAAAAAATTTGATCGAAGATTTAGTTCTATTAAAAAATTCACAACAAACCTATAATAAAATACTCTGGCTTGTTGCTTCTGGCGTTGCGATGTCATTATTACAGTCAATATTTAAGATTATACAGTAGCTTTACTTCTTTAAAAACTTGTGCTAGATTAAAGGACGGGTCAAAAACCCGTCCTTTTTTATTGGAGAAATAATGAACGCAAAGATAACAATAACAGTGCCAGTAGAAAGATTGCATTTAACAGTTGCAGGTATTTTAGGCGAAATTTCAAGAGAACTTGAATCCCTTTCAAACGATGTTATTAATACATCAAAAGATGTAGCAGCAAAAAAAGATCTCTTAAACCAAATTGAACTATTAGATGACACTCGACAAAAACTTACGCTGCTTGACTCACGGCTAGAGGACTGCTATAGTATCCTTGGTGGCCTTGTGAGGTACAAAACACAGGAGCCAGAAGAAAAAAATGTTGAGCATACAACCGAATAAAGGAGACGTAGTTAGCTTGCCTCAAGGCGTTATATGCTATAAAGCATGGATGGCTGATGAAGTAAACTCAGAGCTTAGTCTTACATTCTTTCAAGAAATAAAAAAACCATCAGTTGCTATATTTGTAGAAAATTTTAATGATAATGTTTCAAAACTAATTTATGAAGATAAATTTGTTTATGTGTACAATGAATGGATCTATGATTTAGGAGATAAAAATGGCAGTTAAATTAAGCAAAAATGGAAAAAGACTAGGAAGACCACCAAAAGATACAAATAAGTCTGGAGCAGTATTTGTATCTGAAATGCCTAAGAAACAAGAAGAAGTATTTATCGAACCGCCAGAAAATGCAGAGTCTTCAATTGAGTGCGAATTTATTCCTTTGTCACAATATGCGCATATTCCATCCCCAGAATTAAAATCTGGCAGATATATGACAAGTATATACAGCATTAATGGGTTTGGAAAAAATAAATGGGTCGTAGGCGGCTATCTAAAATTGGATTGGAATAAATATAAAATTTTAAGATGGCACGATTCCGAAATTATTAAACGCTGCGTAAATTATTTAAATTCTATTTCTATTAATAAAAAGGGAAAAAAGAAATATGGTAATTTAGAATTACATAGATTCGGTAAAATAAACAAATTTGGTCAAGAGCTAGCTGTTGTTGAATTAATTATTGATGATAGAAAAAATGAAAATTTCTGGGGTGAGGGAGAAAGAGTATAATGCCCCCAGCAAAAAAGAAACCAAAAGTTCAGTACTATACAATTGTATTTGAAAAATATATGGAAATTGTCACGGAAGTTGACAAAACATATTTTATATTGTCTGATAAATTAAAGGATATGATTTCTACAACAAATATTGAAGAATGGTATGAGAGCCCTATACCACAATTTTTAGAAACTTTTCTTTTAGTGGATTCTTATCGTGCTTTCCTAGATGATAAAATAAATAATCCAACAGACCAGGAAGTTGAAATAACTATAAAAAACAACATAAAAGATGTACTCTTCACAAAAGATGAATTGGACGTGATGCAACATTTCTATCTTGCAGTAGAAGCAAGAAAAGAAATGTTACTACAAACGTTTAATTTTAGCTGTTCTCTAAATTAGTTCTTGACAAAAAAATAAAAAGCTTTATCTTATTTTGTGCTGGCGGTGTTCAGCTTAACAAAAAGGAGAAAAAAATGTCACAAGTAGTGTATACACCGTATGAGAGATTATTTAGAGATATTATGAAAGAGTTTGATTATTCAACAATTTCGCATGAAACGTATTTTACATATTCTTCTAAGGATTCATATGTTATAGAGACGCCGCTTATTGGAATTTCTAAAGAAGAACTAAGTGTTAGGGTTGAAGAAAAACGGTTGCTAGTTGAAACTAAACCAACAAAAACATCAAAGTTTGTTAGAGCTTCAAATATTAGTTTTTCATTAAAAGACGATGCAGATGTCTCAAACATCTCAGCAAAATTGGAAAATGGGCTTTTAACAGTTACTATTCCAAGGATTCGGCCAGAAAAGAAATCTGTAAATATTAAAGTAAACTAAAAACATAATTATATGTTAATATAACGGGAGGCAGAAACGCCTCCCGTTTTGTTTTATGTAAACTACTTATAGCATGATTAAAATAAAAATTTTGACTGATGAGTCACGAAACCGCAAACCTATAGAAAAGGTAGACGTTCAACATACCCCAACAAAAATTAGCGGGTTTGGAGCATCTGACGAATACACTAAAACTGCTGGTCACGACCATAATCCTATATCTTTGCCAAGATATGCAATGGAAGATGGCAGCAACCATGAAGAAAAAGTTAAATATTTTGATATATTAGATAGTGACGAAGAAGAAATAGAATTACCTGATGAGACTTTATACGAAAAAAAAGACCGCTGCTATCACTTGGCAAAACGTAAGTACAAAGTATTCCCAAGTGCATATGCTTCTGGCTTTATAGTTCGCTGCCGCAAGGGTAAAGTTGGCCGCAAACGTAAGAAAAAATCAAAAAAAGAAGAATCCTTAGAACTTGATTTAAGCGTGTTAGAAGAGGACACTTTTATTGAAGAAGAAAAAGAAGATTTAAGTGTTTGGTTTGGACGCCGTGGTGAAAAAGGTAAGAAAAAGGGATGGATTGATTGTAACACTTGTCGCAAAGACCCAGAGACTGGTCGAAAAACTTGTAAATCATGTGGTCGTGGAGAGGGCGAAAAGCGTTCAAAGTATCCTGCCTGTAGACCAACTCCAAGTGCTTGCACACGTTCTGGAACGTCCAAAAAGAAAAGTTCAAGCAGAGTTTCATGGAAACCAAAAAAGAAAGAGGAAGAATAAATGAAAATTTTAAAAGAGGAATTGATTAAAATAATTAAAGAGTCCATCGAAGAAACCTTGATTATTGAAGAGTTGGGTGATGATGATGCCGTCCTTGAAGACGGTACACCAGTTTGCGAAGCTTGTTTATATGAAGATTTAACTTGTGGATGCCCAGATAAATTGGAAGAAGCAGAATACCGTGGTCATAAAGTACCACTTGGTAAACCAATGCGTGGTGATGTCAAGAAGTTTAAAGTTTATGTACGTGATCCAAAAACCGGAAACATTAAAAAAGTAAACTTTGGTGATAAAAAGATGCGTATTAAGAAAAGCAATCCAAAGCGCCGCAAATCATTTCGTGCCCGTCATAATTGCTCAAATCCTGGGCCAAGAACCAAAGCTCGTTATTGGTCATGCAGGAAGTGGTAATATGCTTAAAATTAAAATAAAAAGATTCTTAAAAGAAGAAGATAAAAAGGTTGCAGTTACTGCTGGTCAATTATTATCTAATTTTAACAAGTATAAAGAAAATAAAATCTGGATTATATTTGATACAGAAACCACTGGTCTTCTAGCACATAAACGACAAATTACAGAAATTGCAGCTGTCGCTGTAGATCCAGAAAATTTAAATTCTGAAATTTCTCCAGATAACGTTTACCACAAAAAAGTAAATTTAACTGATGAAACAAAGAAAAGAATTGAAGATGAAAAGAACCACCCAGAAATAATTGCTAAAGGTGGTAAATCTATAGAAGAAATATTAAAAATGACTGATTATTGGAAAGATGACGCTGATAGAATTGATGAATCAGATGCAATGCGTGAGTTTAATGATTTTATAAATAAAATCTCTACCGGCAAAGAAGTTGTTTTAGTTGCACATAACGCAACATTTGATAGGAATTTTGTGTCGGTCAGATCTTCTAAATACGGTATAAAAGCTTTAAACCCAAAAACAATGAATAGCCTTGTATTTGCAAGAGAGGTATTTTATCCAATAATTGAAACAGTAAAAGAGCTAGAATTAAAGAAAAAAATAGCACCTAAAGGTATTCCATCGTTTACATTAGGAAGTCTATCAAGGACTTTAGATATAAGCAATAAAAACTGGCACGCTGCGCTAGCAGATGTTCAAACATTGATGCAAGCTATGGATAAAATGACAAAAATCGTAGAAGCGCACAAGAACTTAGATGTAAGAGCTGGCTACGAAAAGGGCATTAAAGCCTCCAGAAGATCAAATGCATTTTCTAAATCTTCATTAGAAAAAGTAAAAAAGAACGAAAAAGACGCAGAAAAAATATTGAGTAAGATAACAGGAAAATGAAATGAATACAAAAAAATTTCATAATTGGCTTCGTGAAGAAGAAGAGACAAGTAAGACATTTTATGTTCTTGTTGGCCCTCCTGCTGTTGGAAAAACAAGCTGGATTAAACATTTTATTGAGGAAAGTGGAGAAACATATACTGTTATAAGCCGTGACCAAATTATAGAAGACCAAATTTTTCCAAAATATAATATAGCAAACAACGAATTATACACATTAGTTCCTCCAAAAGATTCTAAAATTGGTGAAACTATAAGTGGTTTTGAGAAGTATGGTAAAGTTATAGAAGATAGAAGAGGCAAGAAAGCTTTTAAAAATATTCTTGAAGCAAATGAAGAAGTAGAAAAGCAAATTAAAAAACAAATTTTAGCAAGTTTTATCACAAAACCAGATAATATTATCATTGATGCAGTAAATGGAACAAGCGTAGAAAGATCAAAAGCTTTAAATTTAGTTAAAAGTCACCCTGAGTACAGGACAGTTGCTGTTTATTTTGAGTTTGAGCAATATAGAAAAGAAATAGAAAAAAGAGCCTCTGAAAGAGCGGCGCAAATGAAAAAGGAGCTTGGGTCGTCATTTACTAGAGATGTTCCAAGCAAGGTATATGACGTAATGTTTTCTAAAATAACCAAACCGCATAGCTCGGAAGGTTTTGATCAAATCGTGTCATATGACAGCTTTAAAGGAGTTAAAACACCAACTATGCAACCAACAGCAGAATCTCTCACAATAAATTTTAGAAATTTTTTAAAAGAGCAATCAGAAAAAAGTAATTTTGGAGTAGTAAAAGTTGGTAGTGGTTTAAACGTTAATTATGTATTAATTGATATAGATAAACTACTAAATTTTTACAAATCCTTAGATCCACAAAATCCCGACATAAAGAAAAAAGATTTAATTGATAATAATATTGTTGTCAGTGCTATTAAAATTGCAGAAAATACACCAGAACTAAAATCAGAATATGGCACTTGTATGAATGCAAGCCATGTTAAGGTTTCTGCTGTTAACAAAAATTTAAAAGGTAAGGGCCTTGGAAAGTTTTTATATAAAATAGTTATGTCAGACCACCCAGAAGGTCTAACGCCAGACCGTGATTTTGTCAGCCCATCTGCTACAAAAGCATGGGTTGATATGTCATCATCAGGTGTTAAAACTAAAACAGTTAGAGATCCAAAAACTGGTGAAGTGCATGATTCATTTGATGATATTAAAAAACCAAAAACTCCAACAGAAGAAGACGACTGTGTTATACACCCAAGATATGATGGAGATCCATTAAATAAGGCTTATATCTATAGTGGGGAAAACACAGATACTTACCTGATGAAAGCGCATGAAGCCCTTGCTACTTGTGAGGAACTAATACCAAATGGCTGGACTATAGAATCTTTGGAGGATCTACTAGTTGACGCTGGTATGACTCTTTACGATATTGCAATAGGGATCGAATCTTTACAAGAAGCCCGTTTAAGCAAAATTTGGAAAAAGAGAGCAAAAGCTAGAGCTAAAAGACAAGAAAGAGATTATACAAAACAAGATTTAAAATGGGCGCACAAGCGCCAGACTGAAATGCACAAGAAATACCCTGAGCTTGAAGAAGAATATTTAAAAGAAATTGAGGGTGCCAAAACGCTTGCTGATTCCATGAAAAAATATTTACAAAAAATGAAAGAAATTAGAAAACAAAAAATGGAAGCAAAAAGAAAAGACGGGATGCCACCAAAATTTGGACCAGGAACTCCAGAAAAAGATAAAAGCTCTATATCTGTTCCATTAAAACCAGTTCATGGTAAAGGTGTTGCTGGCGGATACAGAGAAAAAGTTAAAAAAATAAAAAGCAAATCTGCCGGTGCGGCAACTGCTGCCCCCGGTGAAAGTTTTGGAGAGTCGGAATAAAATGATTAAACTATTAATAATTGAAAATAAAACATTAGCAAAAAACAATAAAAAAACATTAAACCGTATTGCCGACAAGCATGTTGGTTATATGGAAATAAGTGAGGAAGCAAAAGGTTTCGCCTGTGGCTCATGCCGCAGCCTTAATGAAGAGGATTTCTGCGAGAACTCAGATGTGAAAGCATATGTATCGAGTAAGCACGGTTGCTGCAACTATTTTTACCCAAAGGCAGCAAAAATAATTTTCCCCAAGGAGGAGAAAGGAGATGGAAAATCAAGAAACAGTAGCTAGTATCGCACAACCACAAACGATGGCTGGCGAGTTAGGCCAATTAAAAGAATTAACTGGCGGCAATCCAGTTGTAACAGTTATCCTAGTCGCAGTTGTCGTCTTAGGCTCAGGCGCTGGCTGGAAGTTCTGGCAAAAGAAAAGCGAACAAAAACACGAACTTGAAATGAAAAAATTAGAATTAGAAGCAAAAGCTGCCGAAGCCAAAGCTAAAGCCGATAAGCTAAAAAAGAAAGCAAAGGAAGCCAAGGGTAAAAAATAAGCGGAGGAAACTAAATTGAAACGCTTATTTATAATTTTATTAGCTATTTTATGTTTGAGTTTAAAAAGTGATGGTGAAACAGTAGAAAAAATTAATTGTAATTGGGAAGGTATAGAAATAGATAGTCAAGGATGTGTTCAATTGTTTTGGTATGATTTAGCTACAAAACATAATTGTTCAAATATGCCAAATTGTTTTAAAATACAATATGAAGAGATAAAAGGCAAAAAAGATAAAGAAGAGCAACCAAAGAAAAAAGATTTTTTCGTCAAAGAAGATGCAGAAGAAAAAAAGAAAATAATTCCAATACTTGATAATTCTGCTATAGCATTATTAAAAAATAGTAGCCTTAAGAACATAAAAATTATATTTTATAATAAGTCCGGAAAGTTAAGCAAAGATTTCGCAAAAGAAGCAGAGCAATACATATTAGACAAGGGCGTAAAGAAAGAGCAATTTATCATAGAGATAAGATAACATGGCAGAGCAAAAAGCATTAGTAACCCTAAAAGATGGTACAAAAATAGAGGTAAAAGACCTATCAGAATTATCAAAATATTCTGATCGTCAAGATCTAGACTCTATTTCTTTTTTTGGAGATGATGAATCATCCTTTAAAGCTGAAGAAAAAGTTGATACAGTAAAAACTGTAGCAACGGTGGAACAGGCAAAATCCGACCCAGTTGTAAAAAAGCCAGAACCAGCAGCAGATCATAGCGCTGCTGTTACTGCAATAGTAGGCGCATTGGCAGGTGCGGTTTCATCAGCAGGGATGCCCGCTTTAACAAATTTAGCTAAAAGTTTTATCAAAAATAAATTTAAAGCTAAAAATAATAAAACGCCAGAAGAAGAAAAAGATGAACCAACCGACTGTAAAACACATCAAATAAAAGCTTCTGCAAAGTTTGCTTCTATTTCTGCAAGAGTTGCAGCATTAGAAAATAAAGAATCTAGTTTACTAACGGCTAATAGCAATCCTCTAGAGGACTTAGAGGAACGTATAGAAAAATTAGAAAAACAACTAAAAGCAAAAGGAAAAAAGAAATGAAGATCACAAAAAACTTGTTAAGAGAAATGATTGAGGATGAACTAAAAGTTATTAAATTAGGCGTTGGAACTCCTTTGCAAGCTCATGGCTATATTGGTGGCGCAAAAGGAATGCAAACAGAAGAACCTACTATTCATGGCGACAGACCAAAAGATCCCGATGGATATGAAGGCAGCATGGCAAAAAATAACTTGCGTAACGCAGCAGAGGATGCTATGATGCTGGTGGACATGATACAGGACGACGAGAATTTAGAACCTTGGGTAGAAGAAAAAATTGCGGTTGCATCTTCAATGTTGAATTCAGTAGCCCGTTACATGAAGGGCGGTAGAACAGGATAAAATGATAAAGATAAAGATATCTGGCAGTAAAAAATGTATAAAATTATCTGTTTTTGATTTTGATGGGACTCTGTTTAAAAGCCCAGAGAAACCAGAAGGATATAAAGGTAATTGGTGGATCGAAGCAAAATCTTTAAATCCACCAGCAGTCCCTGAAGCGCCGGATGATTCTTATTGGAACATGGAAGTAGTAGAAGCAGCGAAAAAAGAGCTAAGTGATGCAACGAATTGCGTTATTCTGATGACAGGTAGAGTTGGTAATGTTTTTCACGACCGTATTACTGAATTAGTTGCACAGAAGAACTTAAATTTTAAGCATATTTGGTGTAATGAATTTGGAAGAAGCACTGGAGAATTTAAGTTAGAAAAAATTCATATGTTGTTAAAAGACAACCCAACAATAAAAGAAATTGAAATGTGGGAAGACGAACCAGATAAGGTTGAACTATATACAAAAGAGTTCAAAGATAAATATAAATTTAATATAAACAAAATAGAAGGTAGAAGGAGCTAAAATGGATCCAATTATGATTAATACTTTGATCGGTATAGAACAACAATTAAGAATTTTGCATTGGCAAACAGAAAGTTATGCACAACATAAAGCATTTGGTGATACTTATGCTGCCCTTGGCGATTTAATTGATTCCTTCATGGAAGGAGTTATGGGCAAATATGGAAGATTTGTATTAAAAAATAATTCAATACAAATTATAAATATGAGTCAACTAGATCTATCTGACTTTGTTGAAGGAACATCAGAGTTCCTAACAAGCCTATCAGAACAGTTAGATCCACAGACTGATACCGATTTATTAAATATTCGTGATGAAATGCTTGGAAATATTAGCAAGCTTAAATATTTATTAACACTTAAATAAGTGTCTTTACAGCATAAAAAAAACATGCTATAAGATTTCTATTACCATTAACTTATTGGAGAAAATAAATGTGCTTGATTTGTCGTGGATTAAAAAATCACAAGATGTCAGTTGAAGAAGCCGAAGAACGCTATCAAGAATTTCTTGAATTAGATCTTTTGGATGAAGATCATCAAGAAAAAGTTGAAGAGTTGATAGCCGAAGCAGCTGATGAGCTTGCTTATTGGGATTTAGCTAAAAAAGATGTTCTTCGTGGATCATACGAAGATGAAGTAGACGAAAACGAATTAATCCACGATGAAGTGTCGGAAGACGATTTAGATTATCCGACAGATCCAGAAGACGATTAAAGTATGAAGATAATATATGACCACACGCATGGTTTCGGTAAAATGCGTGATCAATCATATATTTATGTTCCAATTGGTGCCATAGTAGGCGAAGAAGAATATAGCCAAGCCATAGAGGGTGGATGGTGTCCATTAGTTAATAATTTATGGTTTCAAACAAGATCAACAAGAATCAATATTAAAAATTATTTACCAAATAAAAAACTTTTAAGTAAAAGTAAAAAAATAAAAGTCTATTTTGATATTTCTCTCACAGAAAATAAGAAAAAAATATTTGGTGAAATATACAATAAATACATAAAATATAAAAATTTCAAAAGCCAAGATTATACATTAGAAGATATAATAAAAACCTCAAATGGTCATGTTTATTATACTTACGATGGAAAAATAATTGGCTTTTGTTTTTTTAAATTATTGGCAAATAACATATTTGCTGTTGAATTTGCTTGGGATTATGAAGATTCTAAACTATCTCTTGGAAGATTAAATATTCATTACTTATGCTCTTATGCAAAATTAAAAAAATATGATTTTGTTTATTTATCTTCTGGGTATGAAAGCTGTTCAATTTATAAAAGCTATTACGACGGTTTTGAATGGTGGACGGGTATGCGGTGGAGCGCAGATGTTGAACACTACCGTAGGCTGTGCTATAGTGATGATAGAGTCAAGATACAATTTGATTGGGAGAATATATGATTGATTACGCAGATGTTGTAGTAGATTTGGCTTATGGAGATAGCGGCAAGGGCAAAGTAACACACCAATTATGCAAAAGAGAAAATTATACACACGTTGTTCGTTATAACGGTGGTAATAATGCTGGTCATACAATTTATCATCAAGGAAAAAAGTTTGTAACACACAGTATTCCAAGCGGAGTATTTTTTGGTATTAAGAGCATCATTGGACCGGGCTGTGTGGTAAACGTTGAACATTTTTTTAAAGAATTAAAGGAGCTTCAAGATGGTGGTATTAAAACTGATGGCGTTGTTTTCATCGCCCGCAATGCGCACATCATTACTAGCGAACACATTGAAGAAGACCGACAAGATAACACTATCGGAACAACCAAGCGTGGAGTCGGTCAAGCCTATCGTGACAAACATTGGCGTAAGGGCATACGAGCGGAACAGGTAGAAATTTTAAAGCCATATCTAATTGATATGTATGAAGAACTATACACTTCTAGAGAGATTAATAGAATCCTTTTTGAAGGTGCGCAGGGCTTTGGATTGGATATTGACTGGGGAGACTATCCTTATGTTACTTCTAGTGGATGTACTGTTGCTGCTGCAATTGCTAATGGTGTTCCTCCAAGAAGGATCCGTAATGTCTGGGGCGTTGCTAAGGTTTATGAGACTTATGTTGGAATGAAAAAGTTTGAGCCAGAGGATTCAATTTTTAATGAAATCCGTGAAAAAGGTGCAGAATATGGCGCAACAACTGGAAGAGCAAGACAATGTAATTGGATTAATACAAAAAGCCTTTTCAAGGCTATCGATCTAAATGGAGCTAATAAGATTGTATTTAATAAAGCCGATATCCTGAGAGATATTAAGCAATGGAAGATTTATGATGAATCTGGTGCGCTATTAGAATTCAAATCAGAGGATCAGATGAAGGAGTGGTTTGTTAATAAACTCCCAAGATCAACAGAAATTTATTGGTCTGACTCACCAGAGAGGCTATGATGGAAACGATAAAAATAACTCAAGGCAAGTTTGAGGCTAAGATCTCTAAAGACGCTGAGAGAGTAATTATAAGCTTTGATATACCTAGGGAGCAAGATGGTTTTAACGCAGATGATTTTTCTTATCTGATAGAACACATGATGATTCTAGCCATGAACAAGGATGGTAGATATACTGTGGAATTTCAAGGACTTGACACGCCACAGTCCCTGTGATAGAGTGTGTCTATGCTGACGACGCCAAAATATCCCGTGGAATCAACTTATAGCCCATGTCTAATTCGTGGCACAGATAATAAGCAATTGTATGCAGTTGGAGGCGGGCAATGGTTGCCTGTACCAGAAGGCACAACAATAGACAATGTTCATCTTTATATGAGGAAAAAAGAATATGTCACAGAAGCGCCGCTCAAAAAATATGAAGTTAAAAGCAAGGGTAAAACATATAAAGTCGAGGTGTGGAAAAACAAGAGCATTACCTGTGAATGTAGCGGATTCCGCTATCGAAAGACTTGTAAGCACGCTGTTGGAGTTCAAAAGGTGGTAAATAAAATTGCATCATAAACTGGAAGTTGGTCAGCTTGTTAAAATGAGGACCGACCGCAGATATATTCACAACTGGAATAATCCAAATAAAGTAGAAACGTTGCCAGTCGCAGGAATTATATTAGATATCAAAATTGATGATTGGAAACACCCATACTATAATATGTCAAAATACTTTGAAAAAAGTGAAAGCCAAGTAGAAATAGCCACAGTTAAATGGTTTGAATATAATATTCCAGAGTTAGGAGAGTCGGACGAATTTAATCTGCGTGAGTATAATAAAAATTATACAAAGATTCCACTCACGCTGCTGTCTGACTTTAATAAGTACGTCGAGAGTCTGAAAAAGAAAGTTCTTTACAGGTGAGAGAAGGTCTGCTAGAGTAGTTCTATAAGGTGAGCCGAGAGGCCAGCCAAAATAACCGCCCAGAGTGGCAAGGAGAATGAGATGTCAGTTCGTAATTCAACCAACCGTTCAACAAACACAAATTCACGCAGCACCCGCCGTAATGTTCACGATGCTTCACAAGGCATTTACCGTAGCGAGCGTAAGCTAAAGCGTATTGGTATGGGCATCCGCCGTGGTGATACTCGTCATGGTGATTATAGCAATGTAGTCGTTTGGAAGTGGTCAAGCGATAATGAGAAGTCACAACGTTTTGTTATGACACTAGCCGAAGCCCGTGCGTTTAAGAGCTTCCTAGACCGTGAGCTAAATACCCTAGCCCGCTAATTTAGGAATTAGCTAATAACCAAAAGCCCCGCCCTGTTTTTTCAAGGCGGGGCTTTTTATTAGGAGATAATAAAATGAACAATAGAATTGTAACAGTTGTTACAAGAAGAATAGATGGTACTTTTGCTGAAAAGTTTTCGCTAGCGATCAATCCAGAGATTCAAAGCGATTTGCAACAAGTGAAAAACTTTGTAAGTAATTTTGTAATGCATGGTAAGGCAAAATGGTATGAAATTTACGAAGGAACTAATCTTAATTTTGGAGATTTTAGAGCTAAACCATTCTTTAGCACAAGAGAACAATAATTAAATATGAATGAAAAAATATTTAATCCAAGATATGGAGCAGGGATTAAAAAAATTAAAAATTGGCGATTTATTATTTGATCCTTGGTATGGTTTTGGGCTAATAACAGCAGTTGATGAAATGCAATTAGAGTGTCATATAAAATTTTATGATAAAGGAAACGAATTCCCGATTGATAAAGAGGGCGCTTTATTGCTAAAAAACAATGTTTATTTTTTAATAAATGCTGCTGATTTGTCCTTAGATAAAGAGTCTATAAGAAAAAAATACTGGGAGCAGATGTATTGTATTTTTTAATTTACAAGATAAAATATGTTTGGTAGGATATGTAATAGATGAACACCAGTAATATACCACCAGAGTACCCCCAGGGTGGGGGTATCTCCTCTGATGACCTTACAAAGCAAGGTTCTTTCTATGCTGGCGAAAAAGTTTTAATGCGTTCAAGGCGTCTTAGCAAAGAAGAAGTAAAACGTTTTTATGATCTTTATGCAAGCTCCCTGCCATTAGAAGTTTGGTGGAAATATCTTGGAAAAGACTACAATACTCAAATAGAATATTGTAAAGATGCTGATGACGATGGTGGTTTTTATATGTTCCATACAAAATACATTGGAACTGTAAAAGAACGCTTAGACGTTAAAAAGAAAGATATTGATCTTTTCGGTCAGAGAGTGTATATTGTAGAGTGGGAAGCAAGAGAAGGTACGCTATTTCCTGGTGAATCAGCAACAAGGCAACAAGAGCATTACTCAGAAAATTTAATTTCATTTTCTAAGATGACAGTCGTAACAAAAGAAGAGATTGTGCAGGATGTCTTGAACTGGTCAATTCAAAATCACAATTGGGGAACAACACAGTTTTCAAGTATCTAAATTATTATTCTAACAATATTAGTTAGAAATATTTATGTTCTTACCGTATTGTTAAGTAGAAAACAAAACATTTAGATACAAAAAAACTTATTGTTTCCGATACTTACAACACCCAGCGGTAGAATAGACAAAACTCTCTGAGATTTCAGCCACTTAGACACTCTAGCAACGGAATATTCCCGTGTCAACGAGTATATATTCCCAGCGAATAATGACACACTCTAACGCTAGAGTTAAAATATCGCTTGACATGGGACAGCAGCCGTAGTAATATGTTATTGTCGCAGAGTGTTCGATGCCAGCCGCCATTTGTGCTAATTAGCGCAAATACTGGTGCCCAGCCGCCGCAAATCTAATTAACTAACTGCTAAATAAGAAGTTGACTCCCTGCTGCCCCCGTGCTAGACTGTCTATAATTCGGACGGTTCCGATGGAGAAAACACTAAATGCGCTATTGTCGTAACTGTGGTAATACTGGACATAATCGTAGGACTTGCCCTTCACGTTCGCAGGAAGCCAAAAACGCTGACAAGGAATACCATAACAAATATCGACGCAAGTCTCGCCGTTGCAGTTTTTGTTATGAAAATGAACATGATAGGCGTAAGTGTGAAAAACTGAAAAGTGAACGTAATGTTTGGATTACTGAAAATGCGGCATACCGCAGCCGTTTTCTTGAAGATATGAAGAAAGCTGGTATTGGTATTGGTGCTATTGTTAAGCGTATTTCTTGGCAGAGTCAAACTACTTTTTATTTTATTAAAGATATTAGGTGGGATTATATTAATCAGGACGATCATTATTCCTACCCATTTAGGGTGTTGGTAATTGGCGAGGATTGTGTTGAGAGTGGAATTAATGCTCCGTCGTACTTTGGCAGAAATGATAAAGAGCGTGAATACTATATTAACAATGATCGCAACATGGTTGCAGAGAACCCAGCAATGCCTGATTCAATTAAACCGCCTATTGAATGGTTTGATGGCACTACTGTAAATTTTCCTAAGCGACTTAAGTAATGTAAGCAATTCTTAGAAAAAAAGAGTTGACTGGCGCTCTCGCCCGTGATAGACTGTCTCTTGTCGCTGCGCTTGAACGGAAAAACAGCGACGAAAAAATAAGTTGACCGCTGCCGCATGGTGTGGTAGAGTAGTTAAGTAAGGTTGAGCGGCGAATGGTTCGCTGTTCAAAACAAAAACGCAAGACGAAAAAGGGTAGGTAATAAAAATGGCTGTTGATTTCAAGACGTTCGCCAAGGTTGTTCCGCACGTTGTCAAGGTTAAGAAGCCTGTGCTGATTCGTGGTAAGCACGGTATCGGTAAGTCGGAGCAGGTTTACCAGTTTGCTAATGCCGCTGGTTTGCCCGTTGTCGAGCGTCGTGCATCGCAGATGACCGAAGGCGACCTTATCGGTTTGCCGAATATTGAGGCTCGTTCGACCAAGTGGAATCCGCCGGATTGGTTCAAGACCGCTTGTGATACGCCTGTTGTGCTTTTCTTCGATGAGGTTGACCGTGCGGTTCTTGAGGTTCGGCAGGGTCTTTTCGAGCTTACCGATAGCCGTAAGCTGAATGGTTGGCATCTGCATAAGGATACGCTTATCTTTGCCGCTGTAAACGGTGGTAATCACGGTTCGCAGTATCAGGTTGGCGAAATGGACCCTGCGGAGCTTGACCGTTGGACCGTTTTCGACCTTGAGCCTACTGTCGAGGATTTCCTTGATTTCGCTAAGGACAAGGTGAATATGGTTGTTTGGGACTTCCTCAACCAGAATCGCATCCACCTTGAGCATAAGGGCGAGTTTGAGCCTAACAAGGTTTATCCTAGCCGTCGTTCGTGGTTCCGCTTCAATGAGTGCCTGACTTCTGCCGATATGCTTGGTAAGAAGAAGGACGAAACGAAGCAGTTTCTTCCTACCATGTACGAGCTTGGTTGTGCGTTTATTGGTATGGAGGGTGCGGTTGCTTTCCGTGATTTCGTTGAGAAGTATGAGCGTCAGATTTCGATTGACGACATCTTCAACGGTAAGCACGATGCCCTTAAGGGTCTGCCCGTAAACGACCACCTTGCCCTTATCGAGAAGATTCAGGCTTCCGATAAGCTCAAGACCAAGCTTGATGCTGCTTCGCTCAAGAACATTTCGGATTATATCCGAATGATTCCTGCCGAGGCTTCGATGAAGCTGTGGAAGATCGCTGGTAATGCGAACGTGTATAACGCTGTTGAGCTTCACAAGCTTTGCAACGATTACATCGTGTCGATTATGACCGGCGGTTCTAACAAGAAGTAATCCATATAAACAGCATAGGGGGCAAGTGGCAAAACCACTTCCCCCAACTGCTTATTACGGGCTTGACGCCAAAATTAACTTGTGATAGACTGTTCTACAAGGTGGCAATTCCGCCACGGTTTGAGGTATTAAATGGCCAAGAAGAAGAATCCTGCCCCTGTTACCGATAAGGCTGTTGAGGAATCGCAAGCAAAGCTTGATAACGTGAAGGAGCTTTCTAAGAGCGGCAATCTGAACGATGCACTTAGCAAATTTGATATGAATGACCATATCATTTCGCTGCTTGATAATGAACCGTTCTTTGCTGCAATTTCTCGTCATGTCGAAAAGCGTGCAACGCTTTCGGTGCCTACTGCTGGTGTTCGTGTTACCAGCGAAGGTCATTACGAGATGCTTTATAATCCGTATTTCTTTGCAGAGTTTACGCTGAAGGAGCGTTTGGGCGTTCTCAAGCATGAGTTTTATCATCTTATTCTTGAACACGTTTCTGCTCGTTTGCCCGATGCAGAAGATGGTTCTGGCAAGAAGATGAACCGTCTTTGGAATGTTGCTACCGATCTTTCGATCAACACCCATATCCCCGATGAGATTCCTGCGTTTGGTTGTATCCCTGAACGTGGTCCATTTGCTGATTTGCCTCCGCTCAAGACCGCTGAATGGTACTATGCGGAATTGAAGAAGAAGCAGAAGGAAAATGGAGATGGTGAAGGCGATGGTTTTGGTGATTCGCTTGATGACCATGAGGGTTGGGGTGAAGGTGAAATCGACCCTAGCGTGAAGGAAATTGCAAAGCAGCGTCTTAAGGAAATGATGAAGGAGGCTGCGGAGGAAGCCAATAAGAAGTCTTGGGGTAGCGTTTCGTCGGATATGCGTGCCGACATTATGGACCGTATCTCCAATAAGGTGAACTGGCGTAACGTCCTTCGCTATTTCATCAAGACTTCGCAGCGTGCAGATAAGCAGAATACCGTGAAGCGTCTTAACAAGCGTTTCCCGTATATTCACGCTGGACGCAAGGTTGAGCGACGAGCAAATATCGCAATCTCCATTGACCAGTCGGGTTCGGTTTCCGATGAAATGCTCACGAAGTTCTTTGCGGAGCTTAATGGTCTTGCGAAGCTTGCAACTTTCACGGTTGTTCCGTTTGACTGTGAGATTGATGAAAAGCTTATCTATGTTTGGAAGAAGGGTAAGCACGAAAAGGCGAAGCGTGTGAAGTTTGGTGGTACGGATTTCAATAAGCCCACCGAATATGTTAACAAGCATCCCGAGTTTGATGGTCATATCATTCTTACGGATATGTATGCGCCTAAGCCTGTGCCTTCACGTTGCCCCCGTATGTGGATGACTGATAAGCATGGTGCTAATTCGCCTTACTTCCAAACGACTGAGCGAGTTGTTTCGGTCGATTAACCTAAAATGCGGTTGGTTGGCAATCTGGTAATCGGTTGCCAGCCGCCGCAAATCGGTTTGCAAAATGGCAAAAAACAAAAATAAACCAAGGCTTGACCAATATCGAGTGGGGAGTATCCTTCAGTATTGTGTTTATGAAAAAGACGGTGGAGGTTTTTATCAGATCGTCCGTATAGAGAAATTAAAAAATGCACCAATGACTTATGCTGTGCATTTTTGGAAAGTTGGTACTCCCGATCCTGTGAGTATTGATAAAACTAATTGGAATGGAGCGCATCAAGTTAATGAAATGCTGGATAACGGTGGTATGAAAGTCGTATCATATTGATATTCCAGCAAAAATAAGTCTTGACTCCGCTGTGAGTCTGTGATAGACTGGTAATAGATGGAGGGGAAACAGATGAGCAATACGAATTGCGAACACTTCATGCAGTTTAACGGAAGCATCAAAGAGCTTTATTGGGAGGAAGGTGATATCCTCGTTCAGCGTGATGCGGAGAAATGGGTTTGTGATTTTTGCGGTGATACCCAGTATGTATTTGAGGAGAGCGAACGTGAGTTAGTTGATAACCAGTAGAAGAAACCAGTTGACTTTTAACCCTTAACCCTGTAAGATTAAGCAAGACTATTTAACCGCTCCAGAGTGAGCAAAGGAAAAAACCAATATGCCTACTATCAATAACATCGACGTTCTCGCTGCAATTCAGTCGTACATCGAAAAGAATAGCCGTCCCTGCCCGAGTCACTATTTGACCGATAAGTTCGGTGATGATGTTTCGGAGACTATCCTTAGTCTCAAGAAGGATAGCAAGATTCAGGGTTTGCGTGGTCGTAACGGTGGTGTGATTATCGCTGGTATGGTAATTGATCGTAAGAAGAACAGCGATAGCAGCATTACTGCTACGAAGATTTCTGTTGACGATGATACTGCTGATGATAATAGCGACGGTGATTCCGATATTGAGATCGTTGATCTGTCTATCTAATCTTTAAAATCTAACTAAGCCAAAGCCCCTTTGTTGGGGCTTTCGGCGTTAGGAGAGCCATATGATTATGTTTGTAACTTGCGTAGCAACATTACTTATTGGGTTTGTTCTTTCCATTGAGTAATGAGAAAAGCTGGATAATTTTACCTGGAATAAATCAAATGAGTCAAGGCGTAAAATGGCAGCATAAAACTGCAAACGGTAATTACTTAGTTTCAACTAGCGATGTTATATTTTCTGGTTGGGAAACAATGGTATTTAGAATAATTCATGACGAGGTAGAATATAATGAATTAGACTTTGACCGTTATGATGGTGAAGATGAAGCATATTGGGGTCATATCAAGATGTTCCAGAAATGGGATGAGAAGGCATAATGGAAACCAAGTATCACGATTTGCTCAAGAGCGTTTTCAAGGTTTTGACTGATGAAAGTTTAGATAATGGTGCTGCTTGTTGTGAAGCAATTGACTTGATTGTTGATTTTTGTGAGAAGAACAATAGCGATATTAATATTGTGGAGGATGTATAATGGGTGTTCTAAAGTGTTTTGTTTGTGGTTGCTATCTTCACGATGACGAAGTTGTTTGGGTTGAATTAGACGATAACCATTCCGCTGCTCATTGTGTTTCCTGCGCTCCCGAACAAAACGATTATGAAGAAGAAAGTGAGTGATAGATGTATCTACAACAAATTCAAGAAATTAATGCTGTCTTTGATGAAGAAGCAATTCTAAAATTAATTCACAAAGCTATTGAAGCAGAGTTCTACGAAATTAAATACGAGAAGTATGAATTGGTAAATGCTGAATTTGTGAATACCGAAGATGGTAAGCCTTTGGTTAAAGTTAAATATCAAAAGATACTAAAGACGATTGATAAAAATGAGAAAGAAGAAACCGACACTTAGTGAGTATTTTCAAATTGGGCATCTTTATGAATATGAGATGAATAAGTTTTCGCAAGTTATTGAGAATGGTGGGTTTGTAACCAGAACATATCTATTAGTTGAGTTCTACGATGATGAATATTCAGGCGAAAAGAGAATGATTTTTGTAGATATTGAAGGCAAATCGGAAGATCGAACATTCCCCTACAATAAAGATTTACTAGAATTCCTCAAAAAAATCTCTTGACGGGCGGCACCTGCCGTGATAATATGTTCTTAACGCTGGTGGTCAGCGAGGAGAAATGAATTATGCGTTGGGGTTACAATCGTTTTGCGAAACCGAAGGTTGTTGTGCAGAAGGTGGATGATGCGACGATTCCTAATCGTCTTGATCTGCTTATCAACAATCCTGCAATCTCGCTTAATGATAAGGCTTTTTGCGAATCGCTGAAGCAGGGTTGGAATAAGTATAAGTCGCTTACTGCTGGTCAGTATGGCGCTTTGCAGAAGTGTGAACTCCGTTATGATGCAAGCGTGATTGCGACTCGCACGCAAGCGCAAAATGATTGGCTTGCCAATTTTACTCCCGAAATGCGTGCAAGGCTTAATGTGTGCGCCCAATATTATGCACAGACTCCTTATTTTCGTGATATTGCTGTTCGTGTCATTGCCGATCCCTCTTGGACGCCTAGCGAAAAGCAGTATCGTGCTATGTGCGAAAACAAGTATGCCAATCGCATCATGGAGAATCTGGAAACTCCTCCTAAGTTTGAAATTGGTGCAGTTGTTGAGATTCGGCAAACTGCTCGTCATTACGGCACTAATAAGATTTGTGCTGTTCTCTCATACGAAAACGTAGTTGGTCCTGCAAGGGGTTCTCGCCAGTATTCGGTTATGCCTTTTGGTGAAGACCAGAAGATCACCGTTTACGAGAAGGATATTAAGAAGTATCGTCCGAAGGATGAACACGAAAACCCTATCGAGGAGGACAACAATGGGTATCGCTACTAATGATGTAAAGGCTATTTGGCGGGAACAAAAGGGAGTGGAAATTCCAGAATATCAACGTGATGAATGGGCGGTTGAGGGCGTAAAATATCTTGCAGAAGATCCAAATGAATATATCGCATATTCTATTTCTGGTAATAGAATGGTGATCACTCTTAGGGACGATACTGGAATCGAAGTTTTTGATTGCATCATTCAACGAAAGATGAGGTTTTAAAAATGACTGAAAAGAAGTTGACGTTTGAGCAGATGGAATTTATTTATCAGGCTACGCTAGAAACAGCAAACAAAGCTCTCTTTGAAGACCATTTTAGCGAACATGGGTGGACTCAAAAGGAATTTACTGAAACAATGCTTTGGACCATGCAAGCACTTGCAGAAGGCAAATTGCAGAAATGGGTGAATTAAATATGCCAAAGTTTCGTATTCCAGTACGTTGGGAAATGTATGGTGTAAAAGAGATCGAAGCGACAAATATTGATGAAGCTTGCGACATTGCTTGGAATGAGTTAAAACTTGCAGATGTAAAAGCAGATTATGTAGATGGATCATTCGATATTGATGCTGAACTTCTTGAACACTATAACCCTGACTTAACCAAATAATGGAGAGAGTTTCAAACATGAATTCTACTAAGAGCGAAGTTGTTAATATTGATCTTACTGGTGAGGAAGTTCAAAACATTTTGATGGAGTATGTCTATTCAAAGCATCCAGAACTCAAGGATAACGAGAATTGGAATTGGGAAGATTTTTCTTTAGACTTTAATAGCAAGGTTCTAGAGAAGAATTGTCTAAATATTCTCTTTATTCGTCATTCACAATATCGCTCCGAAAATGAGCAAATGGATCTTCCTATCTTCCAAACGAGGGCTGTTGATAATGTCTAATAAGAATATCCATTACAAGCTTGATTTCAAGTATAAGACCAATGAAGGCAAGACCTTAACTTTTAAGGATTTTCGCCGTCGATGGTATTGGCGTGGAAATAGTTATGATGTCGCTATGGCAGCAAATATTGTTGCCGATTACGCTTCAAGAAATAAATTGAAGGATCTTGTTCCTGCAAATTTTGACTTCAAGAGTACGGCAACAAAAGCCGAACTTTCTTTTACGGACGATGAGGTAAAGCAATTTATGCCTTATCTTGAAAAGGGCAGAGAGGTTTGGTATACCGAGTTTAAGGCAGCGTCTGCAAATTATAGTACGCTCCGTGCAGCTTATGGAACTGGCGTTTCATACCAAACTCTTGAAAAGTTTGATTCGATCCTTGCCTATTTGGCAACACAGACGAATGAATTTCAAAAGTATGAGATTGCATTTCAAGAATGGTTTTCAAAGCGCCCCGGCTTGCGTGAAGTGTGGAATGACCACAATAACACAACGGATGTTCCTACCATTGTAGAGTTTGCAATTGCTACAAATGATTCTAGCTTCCGTAATAAACTAGAAAACGCAAGACCTCGTACTTTAAAAATTGGAACTCTTGTCCAATTGCGTGATAAATTGAAGAATAATAGAAATAAAGATCCATTTTATTGGGATATGGAAAATAAGGATGCTCCTCGTCTTGGCATGATTTCTAAGTTTGACGAGAATCATTCTTATGGCTATGGCTCAAGAAGGCTTAAAATCATGTGGATTGCAAATAGCCAAGAGACTATAATGATGGAGCGTGATCTTAAAATTCTTAGTGAGTAACTGACTAATATCATCTTGACTCGGACGGGAACCTATGGTATCCTGTCCTTGTTAATTGATCACAGACACGGAGGACAGGTAATGAGTTACGGTTATAAGCCTTTGCGGGAAAGAAATTATACCGAATCAGACACATACAAGAAGTATAAGTCCTATGTAGGTAAGCTGGTTTCAGTTCACGAATGGACTGGATATGAATATAATCTAGAAACCAAAAAGCAGGTTTCAAAATATGAACAATTGCTTTATCTTGTGATTGGTATTTATCCTCAGCGTTATTATCGTAACCGTTATGCGTTTAAACTTTCTGCGGTTGGGCAGCATAGCGATACTGAAATTGGTGCAGCAGACCTGATGAAGAAATTGAACACGGGAAAGATTAATGAATATGGTTGGAAGGTGCTTAGTGATGGTTGATCCATATGAGTTACCAGCCGCCGCAAATGATATTGCGGAGGAGCCAACAAAAACATTTGTCTGCATCAAGTGTAAGGGGGAGATGGAGTACGATGAATTCTTTAAACACGATGACCCCACTTTTGATTATGGTTTTTACGTCTTAGCTGGAAGCGGATATGCTGTTGGTGTTGAGATTGTAAAGGGTATTGATCTTTGTGAGTGGTGTGTTCCCAATATGTATCATGCAAAGGAGAAGAAAGATGACTAAGGAAAAGTTTTACGATACTGCGATGGTTGCAATTGGCTGTTTTATCGGTCTTACCGTTATTGCTACTGGCGCTATGATGATTAGTACCGCAAAGACTGAACGGCAACTAGAAGAAATGCAGAAGGGTGACTTCTATTCAAAGTGCGCTGCTGCCTGTTCGCCTAATGCTGTTTACTCTACCAATTATAATCGTTGCGAGTGCAACGCTATTGTTACCGTTCGGGAGATTAAGTAATGGAATTTAATGAGATGGAACATTCAATTGATCGTCTTTGGTTGCATATTAACAAACTTGAGAGTAGGCTTAATTCTGCCTTGGATAGACTTGAAAAAGTTATTGATAAGCAGCCAATTAGCAAGGATTTGAAAGCAAGGGATGTTCCACTTGGAACTAAAGTCATTTCAGGACACTACCCAGATTCTGAATTAGAGATTATTGCTTATTCTAAACAGGGAGATCAGGTTGTTGTCGTTGAAGATGAAGAAGGAGAAATCTTTACCGAAAACATCAATGATTTGGAGATTCTGTCTTGATTGACAATATCCGCAATATTGCAATTACCGTTGCAATCCTTTGGGCTTTGTTCCTTGGAGTGAATATCGAAGGCAAACATTACGGTCTATCATTTGGGAAGAATGGTGTGACTGTGCATTTTGGTGAGTAGATGCCATACTGTAAGAAAGTCCATGCCCACAATACAATCGAAGGTGTCAAGCGTTGTGATTTGAAATACGCTGATAAGATAATTGCTAGGATTGTTAACCGTGGACCGACGAGATATAGAAAGATAGTTTACAATCCACCAAAGGTAATAGATAAACAAGGAATAAAGATTGTTATATTCCAAACTGCTGAACCAATATGAGTATAGACAAAGATGATGAAATCCCTAAACACAGGTCAAAGAAGAATACTAGGAAATGGTGCAAAGGTAAAGAAGGCAAAATGCATCAGCCTATCTGGGAAAAGAACGATAAATATTCTTGGTCACAAAGTATTTGGCTTATTTACCATTGTAAAGAATGTGGCAAATGGTTAGACTCTTATTACGAAGGTAAGTTCTTAGGCAAGATGGAAAAGTATGAACGTCCAGAAATCGGTTCATCTGAACCTCTTAAATTAAAGGATAAACCAAATGAAGATTGAAGATAAGCGGAAGTGTAAGAACATGGAAGAAATTGGCGAAATGGACTTTGGAACCGTATTCAAAAATGCTGGTACGTATTATGTTATTACTGACGATGGCTTAAATTACGGAGATGACTTTAACCAGGATTGCGATACTGTGCTTTGCGTTAACCTAGAAAATGGTTGTTTGAGTCGTTTTAAGGTTGAAGATAGGTTTGAGAAGGTTAAGGCAAAAGTTGTTATCGAATAAGGAGATTGTGTAATGGGTCTTGATATGTATATCAATGATGAATATGGTAATGAGGTTGCATACTGGCGAAAGTTCAATGCACTTCATGCTTGGTTTGTGAAGAACTGCCAAAATGGTATTGATAATTGCGAACCATCCAGAGCTTTGACAACTGAGGATCTTGAAAACCTTATTTACATTATGAAGGCTATTAAGCAAGCCCCATTAACTGCAAAGGTATTACTACCAACAAGTGATGGATTCTTCTTTGGTTCAACGGACTATGATCAGTATTTCATGCAAGACGTAACAGAATCAATAAAGAAGTTTGAGGAATTGCTGGAAGATGTAAAAGCAGGATCAAAACTAGTTTACCATTCAAGTTGGTAATAAAAAGGTAGATTCTAAAACTGGATACTATTTAGGGTTATATTATGGACAACCTAACTACAAAACTTAAAAAGTTTCCAAGCGATGCAACATCGCTTGAGAGTTATTGCTTGCCCCTTTTCTCTCAACCTACACAGATTAGAAGTTTACGTCATAATTGGCGCTAAAACTAAGGTGATCTGGTAGAATTGGTTGAGAGACAACCCCTAAATATAAATTCTGGTTCTAACCAGAATCACCTTGCAAGGCAAAAGAAGGCAAAATGCGTAAGCGATTCAAGCCATTTGATATTGTGCAATTCTGCTATGGTGCAGATCCAGATTTGCATAGAATTAAACATCCGTACACAAGAACTGTATTGCTAATTGAAAAGATGTTTGAAAATAAAGATGATGTTAAATGGAAAGGCGTGTTGATAAACGATTCAGTAGGAAATCAAACGGACAATGGGATTTTCTATATTGATGACAGCGCACAACTGATTTACCGCAAAAAAAGTAAAAGAAGCCGCTTGACAACGTGAGCGGCGCATGATAGACTGTTCTTCACGGTGGCGATGAAAGCAAGGCGCACCGACGAAAAAAAGAGCGAGAGGGTGCTTGACAAGTCCTCGACGCTCTGCTAGAATGGTTCTTGTCGCTGCGATGAAAGAGAACGCAGCGCAGAACGAAAGAAAAAAAAGAGTGCTTGACACGCTCGACGCTCTGTGATAGACTGGTTCTTGTCGGTGGTTGGACGAAAGCCACGACAGCGAAACAAAAAAGTTCTTTAACAATTGAATAATACCGTGTTATTGTTAGTTATATCGGCCTGTGCATCGGATTGCGAGAGCGACTTATAATCGCTTTGCGGTAGATGACCGCCTAGACTAGGTTCGACTCCTAGCAGGCCGACCAACTTTTCGGGGGTATGGTGAAATAGGTAAACACAGCAGACTTAAAATCTGCCGACTTAACGGTCTTGTCGGTTCGATTCCGACTTCCCCCACCAATGTTCTTAGGTGTATGTGCCTAAGATAACAAGTGCTTTACCGATTGTGCCAACTGAAACAATCGGTGTTTATTTTAACATCTTTTTCGAACCATGATACTATTTATTATAGTAGGAGATAATAAATATGAGTCAAAGTTCGGATAAGGTAAAACAATGGAGACTTAAAACAAAGTTGAGATTGTTGGAAGCTATGGGCGGAAAATGTGTAATATGTAATTATTCTAAATGTGAAGGCGCTTTAGATTTTCATCACATTGATCCATCTACTAAAGAGTTTGCATTAGGAGCAGCAAGAGGTAATATAAAAAGCTGGTCAAGACTCGTTTCTGAAGTCAAAAAATGTGTTATCCTATGCTGTCGGTGCCATAGAGAATACCATGAAGGTTTGGTTGAAATACCAAATAATTTGCCAACCTTCAATCCAATCTTTGAAAATTATAGAGAAACTGAAAGATTGGATAAAATGAATGAGTGCCCTGTTTGTGGCAAGAAAAAAAATAGAAATAATGTAACTTGTTCGGAAAAGTGCGCTCATATAAAGAACAGAAAAGTTAATTGGGATAGTGTTGATCTAAAGAGTTTATTAGATTCGCATAGCATGGTAGCAATAGGAAAAATGCTGGGCGTATCGGATAATGCAATAAGAAAGAGAGCAAAAGTATTAGGTTTAGTTGGCGAATAGCTCAGTAGGCAGAGCAGATGGCTGTAAACAAAATAGCAGCGTTTGATGGTAACATCAAAATGAAAAGACTGTAAATTCAAGGAACCCTCTGCTTAAAGTATTAAGCGTGGCAATCTTGAGCGAAGCCTGAGAAATCAGGAACGTGCAGAGACTATAATCAGTCCATCCCAAGCGGATGATGGAATAGTCCAGACCACAAACCAGAAATGGGTAGTGAAAACTATAGTGGTATGTAACCATCGGGTCGTAGGTTCGAATCCTACTTCGCCAGCCAATTTTCTTAACAAGAGAGAGTGAAACGGATACATAATCACAGCAAGGGGGCACCCTTGTAATAATAGGTTCGACTCCTGTTCTCTTTAGTTACAGTACTTTTCGGGGAAGTAACTCAATGGTTAGAGTAGCGGCCTTTTAAGCCGTTAGTTGTGGGTTCGAGTCCCACCTTCCTCACCAATTTGGCCCTATCGTCTAACGGTTAGGACACAGCCCTTTCAAGGCTGTTACAGCGGTTCAAATCCGCTTAGGGTCACCAATTCGTAATGCCGCTTTAGCAGATGTGGTCATTGCATCGGTCTGAAGAACCGACAAACTTGGTTCGATCCCAAGGGGCGGCACCAGCAATTTGATGCTGAATCCTCGTTCGTCTAACGGCAAGATAACGAGGGATCGTTCATATGGGTTCAAGTCCCATACGAGGGTTCAACATCATTCACAGGGAATTAGTGAAATGGTATCATAAGAGTCTCCAAAACTCCTGTCGTGGGTTCGATTCCTACATTCCCTGCCAACAATTTAAAGACTATGCGGGCTAATTATTATTGGTGTTCAACTCTGCTGCGAACACCCAGTCGGGTTTGGTGCATTGAACACCAATTGCCTTGAGACAAAATTATGGAAGCGCAGATAGTCGTTGGGTCGAGAAACCAACCCCGCATAATGTTTTTTTACCCATTGTAAGGTTGGTGCGATATGATTCTTGGATCACTTAAATCAATAAGTATTGTGTCGCCAGTAGAAAGTTTGTATACTTTTGCAATACCGTCTTCTGAAGATAAAAACATATAGATTGCTTCGGATTCGCCCCCAGCATCTATGGCACCTCTCAGAAGTAATCTAGTGCGGATAACTATTAGTTGTCCTTGTGTGTAAGTCATACTATAAATAGTTTTTATTCGGGATTCGTCTAAGGGCAGGACGGCAGACTTTGAATCTGCCTATGGTGGTTCAAATCCATCATCCCGAACCAATTTTGAAATAACGGTCCCGTAGCTCAATTGGATAGAGCAACGAGCTTCTACCTCGTAGGTTATAGGTTCGACTCCTATCGGGATCGCCAATTATGGAAAGGTGTGTGAGCGGCTTAAACAGTCAGTCTTGAAAACTGATGAACCTTAACGGGTTCCGAAGGTTCAAATCCTTCTCTTTCCTCCAATGGTATTCATGCTCAACAAACTAAAGAAATGGATAAGGCGCAAACAAATGTTTGACAGAATTGACATTAGGCTAACTGAGCCTGTTTGTAATTGCTGTGATGGTGATTACGAAGAAGCAAATATGCAATGGGGTATTGCAATTCTTGATGGTGGAACAGGTCTACAGATTAATTGTAAAGAATGTAAAACAACTATTACTGTTCCAAACAAGAAGTTTGTTGCTAGGTTTATTTATCTGAATCCTTCGCCTAATCCAAAGCAAAAAGACAAAAAGAAGAAATCAGAAAATAAGGATAACGTAATTCAGTTTAGTCCAAAGGGTGATTAGACCGTTAA